TCATTGATGCGATATAAGAGGTATAATATTTGTTGTCCCTTCCTCTTCCCTAATTAAGTGTAGAAATTGATCGGCATACTCTAATATAGTTTTACTATGGGTAGCAATTAAACATAGCTTGTTTTCAGATTTTACCCACTTTTTGAGATAAGCCAAAATAGAAGCTAATGAGTCCACATCTATATTCTCCAGCCCCTCATCAAATATGATAATGTCCCTGTTTGTCATCATATAGACAATAAATACAACTTTTTGCCGGGTCCCTTTGGAAAGGTTTTTAATATATTCCTTCAATACTTTTTCTTTTTGAATGTTGGCAACTTGAACAAGCAAATCAAATTTTTCTTGATCAAACTCCTCCCCGTAAAGCAATAAAAAATATTGGGTCACTTCCAAAGTGGTTAAATATTCAAGCCCTGTGAAGTCATCCGTTTGGAAAAAAATGAAAGGATTATAACCGGGAACTAACGATTTGTTGTGATAATGTATCTGTAATGTGGATGCAATGTTTCCAGCCAGTAAATTTACAAAGGTAGATTTCCCAATTCCATTTTCACCTATAATACCTACGATATTCCCTTTCGCAACAGAAACCTCTTGCTTGACAAAAATAGGCTGCTTCCCGAAAGCAAAATGATCCAGATATAAATTTAAACTATTCATACATCAATCCCCATTATCATCAAGAATAAACTAGCCAGAGAGCCCACCAGTGTTGCCAAGGACAGAAAGAAAATTAAATAATTCATAGATTTTCCTTTTTTCAAATTAACAATTTCCTTTAACAACAAATGAACGGAATACAGTAGGAGAAAGATTGAAAAATATTTAATCATTCACAAAAGCCTCCTTTTTATTGATTTTCGAACGACTCCCATATGTGTAAGAGTCTTTATAACGGATATTGCCCCACTAATAACAACAAGAGTACCTAGTAGATAAACATTAAATTCAACAAGAAGTAACTTTCTTAGAACTTCTGCTTGATGATCAAAATAGATAATGACAAGTAAATGAACTGAAAAAAATAATATAAACAAAAAGAAAGCTTCTATAAAACTCAAATATTTTTTTAAATCTTCCGGATACTGTGCAATCTCAGCTTTGTTCTTATCGACAAAAATATTAGCGGATACAAAAAGCGGTAACATGAACAGGTGAATGAAAAACATCAAACCAATCTTTGCAAGGTCTCCATTCATTTTTAGGAGCAAGTTCAAATAGCATAAGCCCCAAAAAATGTTAAACACATTGAAAACAAGTAAAACCGTAATTTTTCTAAAATAACTGAAAACAGGATTAGTCGCATACAATTCGATTTTGGTTGCCGAAAAATAGAAGCAATCATCTAAAAGAAGGACAGAGGTTTTGGTATAAATAAAGTAAATGCCAACATATAAAACCAAAGATAATGAAACCAGCATATCTTTACTGATAGAAAATTGGGCAAAAAATGATGGAAACATGTCTAGAACCCAGAACAGGAAAACATACAAAAGGATGTGAGGTGGAAAAAGAAAGCGAATGAAAGTTATTTTGTTTTCAACCAATCTTCTGCTAAGACGTTGAATATCTACATATAAAAGAAACAACTTTTTTCTTTTTCCCTTTATATTTATATTTCTTTTTTTACTTTTATGCATATAGAAATAAAGGGCAAGACAAGTAGCACAGTATCCAGCAAGAATGAAAAAAACAACTAGATATGTATTTTGAAAATAAAAAACAGGAGTTATAAACAGTGTCAAGTATAAAAGTAATAGAAAAGCTTTTAAGATAGCTTTGGCGTAAATGCTTTTCAAGGTTTGGATGAAAAAAAGAAGTAGTAGAATAAAAAAGACTTTTATATCTAGCAATATGACCAAGCTGATTAAAATCATAGTTACTCCATTCAATTCAAATAATGCATCTTTAATGAATACTTTATGCATCCACGTTCTAATGGGTAAGATTTTAAATTCTTTCACTTTATAAAGATAGGAGCTGAATAAAATGAGAAGAAGGACATATTTCAAGTAAAGTGGGTATAAAAAAATGGTTAGGGGAAACACACATTTCAAAAAAACTTCTGTAAAAGTTAAACATGTGCTTAATATTCTGCAAATGTTGGTATGTAAATAAGTAAACTCGTCATTGAAAAATCTCATTTTTTTTGAAAACTGAAATCGATAATGCTTTTTTATAAAAAGAATCAGGTATTGCAAAATAACAAAAAAGCTATTTTTGAACATCATACGACCTCCAAAACTTGTGAATCTATATGCATTGAAACTGGTGGAAATTGGGATAAAACAAGGGATTATCATGAAAATTGACATTCCCTTGTTTTATGATAAATTACCACTTAATAATCGTATCTTTGCCAGCCCATTTTATCATCCACTTGATTCCATTAGATAAAACGAATGCCGCAGTACCTACAAACCCAGTATAAAGAGATACGGCCGCAGCAATAGACATACCGTTATAAATTGCATTTACTATTGCGCCTGCATCTCCTACAGCGAGTCCACTAGCTACTAATTCAAACATGCTCTCACCTCCTCGTAGATTAATATGATTTATAGACAAGGAATAAATCCTCGGCTACCATACAAACATGTTTTTCGGGAAGATGCATCACCCCTTAGCAAGATCGTCACCATTGCATTGAGAGACCATCCCTTGAAAAGTTTCTTCTACAAGTGTGACGATCATAAAGGGTGCAGTACTAAAACACTGATTCTACGAAACTATCGTACAGTAGAACAGCTCGTATTGTAAGATGCCTTTCAAATAAATAATATTAATAGACACCCAGTAATTACTTGAAACATTATTTCTTTTTTTGGTCGTTCTGAAATATTGTTTTGTTTATTAGTAAAAAAATAAATAACGTATAGGATAATTGCACATGAACTTGTTAATATAAAATTCCATGATGTTGTTGAAAATAAAGTCACAATTGCTATTGTTGAGAAAATAAGTTTTGACCCAACAGAAACAAAATATATTTCATTTATTAATTTTTTATCTTCCTTTTTAAATACAATTTTAGACATTAGTATCAATAATAGTCTCGCTAAAATTAGAAATATTGAAAGGAGTAATACTGTAAATATTGAACTTACCACAGCTAGAACAGTCACTTGATTATGAGTCAAACTGATACCTTTATTAATTGCCTCATTAAAAATTTCTGATTTTCTTACTGTAGAGTTCATAACTATGGAAGCTAAAATGTATAAAAAAAGAATGAAGAAGAACGCTAACTTATGCTTTTTCATTTTCATTAACTCCTCTCAAAAATAGCAAATTTTCAAAGCTTCAATTAAAGAAGCAAAAATCAAAAACACATTAGAAACAAGATAGGTTTTTAAAATCTTTTTTTTGTTTTTTAGAATGGATTCATTTTTAAATACTATTTTTAATATTTTAGTCGAAATAACAAATGCTATTGAGAGTAATAATATAGTGGAAAGTGTTTCTGGAATGAAATGTGGATATGTACTTATTGCGGTAATAAGTCCTTTTTCCTTTAAAATAACCGCAAAGCTTTCTCCAAAAACAAAATATGTGGCTATTACAGGAATTGCAGATACAACATAGAAGAAGATAGAGCAAAATATAATAATCAAACCAATGAAAAAATTGTGAAAAAAAATTTTGAAAAATGTTTCAATGAAATTTAATCCATCAAAACTTTTAATTTTGATTTGACTTATATCTTCAAGAAAATATCCGTAAAAAAACCCTACTGAAATACTTAGACCAATTAAGAAGATGGCTACTTTATGTTCAACAGAAATATAAGCTTTCATATTCACCTCACCAAGAATCTTTTTTTCATGGTTGCTTCTATGTAAGTAGGATGAAATCTTTAATCACACATACCAAATCGTTGAACTTATTCGCGGTTAGAGACAAAAATTTGGAATATTCATATGACACATATATGGATTTATACCATATATATACATTTGTAGTCAACACTTTACATGAAAATACACTTTTCCTAAGCTTCCCTGTTGGATAGTATCTGCTTGTGATGTGATATTTGAGCAAATTCCAACAGGTTAGCTTAACCATTTTAAGATGTGTAAAATATTCCAAAATATGGTCTTAGAGGAAGTAGTTTATGATACTCTAAAAGGTAAGTGTCTAATTCTTGACTTAATGTAACAACAGTTCTGTCTGTGAAGGGTTTTTTCTCGTTTACTGCTTGTACTAGTTGCTGCCGAACAGATTCAATTTTTTCAATTAAGCAGGTATGTTTATCACTAAAAAGAGCTGTAATGATCAAAACACCCCTTTCATGATTTTTACAGTTACGATGGTTGGTACCACCATCTATAAACTGCTTCTGATACAATCATAACAGAGGTTGTTCAGAATCATATCATATTGTTTTTTTGTGCAACCCTTATCTCTATATACAAGCGAAATGACGCCAAATGGCGTCAAGTGATTTTTGAATCTTTATCATGAATGGAGCTCTTCGGCTTATTGCAGAAATGTTTTTACTTCCCATGGAACATTATCAAAAAGTTTTAAAGCAACAAGCAATGTTAAAAGTAGAGTTGCCTTTAATTTGATTTTTTTCATGATTACCATCTCCCCTATTTATTTAGAATTTAAAAAATCCATTAATGAATTAGCTTTTTGGACAATTTCGTGGTTTATCTTATTGTCATTAAACATAGTTTGTGAAATCAACAATAATGAAATAGAAGCTTCTTTATAATGACCAATCTTGATGTATTCTGATGCACTCTTTAAATAGCTATCAATTGCTAAGCTTACTTGATTTTTGCTTTTTAGCAATTTTCCTTTAAGTCGGAAATAGTAAGCGAATTTGGACTTTATATAAGGAGTAGCGTAGTCCTTTTGGGTTGTTTCCGTCATCAGATCTTCGTATTGGAAAAGCCATCCCACATCTAGATCTTTTTTGTAAAGATACAAGTCTAATAATTCAGTAACAGCACTAGTGAGAGTGTAAGCGCATGGTTGCTGCAAATAGCTATTTAATTCTGAAATAGCCAAGTCAATATTCCCCGTTTTTCCATTAATAAAAGCAATCATTAATTTAACATTGTTAGGAACAAACGGATATGTAAACTGACTGTACTTCTTTAGATACAATTGACACATGTCATATTGTTTTTGGTGATAATAAGCACTACAAACATTGTATATAGCATGTGCTTGGTATTCCCCTTTACCGTGTTCTGCTACGTACAAGCCTAGCTCAATCGCACTACAATAATCCATAAGACTATAGGCGTGTACACTGAGTGCATAATTAAGCTTTATTTGGTCGTTAATATCCAAAAAATTTGAGTAATCCAACACTTTTTTCCCAAACTGATATGTCTGATCTAATTTAGTAAAATCATTTCGTTCGATCATGTACTTTTTGTACAGAGCTTTTGCAAATGTAGGCATAATGCCATGATTGCGCGAGTATTCAATGATTAGACCATATAGAGATAGTTTAATATCTGTATTCTCTACGGAATCTGCTACTTTTTGGAGTTTCCCTACTAAATCTAAAGTATCTTCTTTAGGTGATTCAAGATATTTGGTAGCAATTTTGGTTATTAAAGAAAGTTTACTGAATGTTTCAATTGCCTTCAGAAGTAAAGAAAAAATGGCATCTGCTTTGTGGCCGATCTCGATATACTTCTCTATGATGTCATCAGAGGGGATTTCCAACACAATTCCTATGGATTCGATAATTTTAAAATCAGGACGCTTCACTTCACCCTTTTCAATCCTTGATAAGTTGCCCTTATCAATGCCAACGAGTTCTTGCAGCTTTGACAAACTGATTTTTTTTCTTTGGCGATAATACTGGATAAGATCACCTAATGTTGTAGGCTTCTCAGTAACGGTGTGCACAATTTCACCTGCCTTTTTTTAAATTTCAATAACTATATATTACCATTTAGATAAAAAAATGTAAACCAAATAGATCAACTTTCACAAGCAAAGAAAAAGCCTAATTCCTGCGACTTAAGATTGTAAAGATATTTGAGAATACTGGAAGATTTCATATCAAGGACAAGTAAAATGGTGGATAAAGATAAAGAACAAGGAATAAAGGGGCGATTTATCAATGAGGATGAAGACAGGAGTAGATGGTTCAATCAAGTAGCATCAAAACAGCGATACTTTTTCTGTCTTGCTGAATTCCTCGTATTTTGCTACAATATGTAAAAAATAAACATTTATGGTATTATGGGATTAGAAAGGAGTTGAAAAAATGGATAACCGGATTGCTTTGCGAATTGAACTTGAAAAAGCCATAGCAGAAACTGGATGTACGTTATCAAGTATTGCAGAATACGGCGGACTATCTATCGGTAACTTAAGTGCCAGCCTGCAACATAAGGAAAAACTTCAACCTATCACCATGAAACAATTAGATACGTTAACAGAAGCCTTAGGCTTACCCGAAGGACATTACTATGAATATTACCTTGCTGAGGTTTTTTCTCATAACAACAAAGTTTCCATTCCCAGAATGAAATCCTTTTTAATTCGCTGTGCCCAACTGGGGAAAACCGACTTGATTATGAATGCGATCCATATCTTGGTGGAACATCCTAAGTACACCGAACTGCTTTTTTCTGTAGCAGAGGAATTGTATTTGAATGGTCTTGTTGAAGAGTCGCTTCTTTTTTACGAAGAAATCATTCAGGAAGAAAAGTACAATCACTCTGATCGTTTGACCATCAGTCATTATCGAATATTTAGAGCCAGTATTGGGTCAGATGCTGAAGAAAACTACAAAGCAGTGATTCTTTTGAAGACTTCCGCAAAAACCTCCCTGAAAATTTTCAGTTGGATGCTTTGTTAAAGCTATCCAAAGTTTGCCTCTCCCTTAAAAAATGGAATTTAACTGAGCAATTTGCCGATGAATTAAGAATACTTTCTACGATCAGGTACCAAGAAGAACTGCTGCTAATGAAAGAGGGCAAAACAGAACCATTGATAACAGAACGCCCTCTTGTTGTGTATTATGGTCAATCCTATCTAATAAAAAGTATTGCCCTATTTAAACAAGGTCATTATGAGAGAGCTAAGCAATATATAGAAGGATACGAAGATCTTAGTTGGTTTGAGATTTTAGATGAACAAGGTAAGAAAGAAGTAGACAAGTTTCGTTTGTGGGCAAAAGCGAATAAATATAGTGTAGAACTACTTTTAGGAAATGTCAGCGTGCTTGATGAGTATACAAATTATCTTACCGAACACCCTAACGAAATTTCCCTTGGTCTGCTGGTGATTATACAATCTGCAAATGCATATGGATTTAGCATAGATCATATCTTAGAACGATTCCCTGAGCCTTCGCAAGAGGATAATAATGTTGTGAAGATTGAACGATATTTTAGATTTCATTACCAGAAATCGATTTATATGTTTAATCAGCAACGTTTTGCAGAAGGGCTAGAAAGTATTTTATACTGTCTGTCTTTGGCTATTTCTAACAAGGAATATTTTGAAACTGTATTATGTACAGCACAGTTTCAGCATTATCTGAACTATGCTTCGGATTCCCAGAAAGAACAATTCGCGAATATCATGAAAGAGGTGTTGAAAAGGTGAAAATTAAGAATTGGATTCTATGTATTGCAATAGCGATTACGTTGATGAGTGGATCTGCTTTTAGTGCAACGACCCAAAAAGCAGAAACGAAAAATCCTGTTATGGTTTTTATTGAACATGGAGCTGATGATTAAAAAATGTCCAGAACATGAGATTCAACTTTGTTCCATGAAGCTAAAAGACTGCTTTCCTTATCATCAAGGGGAGCAGTCTTTTTAACGATTTGGATGAAACGCGTGTTTGTTCTAGTAGTCGCAAAAGATTGTCGAGAGTTATTACTTTAATTTTGAGAATGCGCTAGGCTTGCGGGTTATTTTTTTATTTACACATTTCCATATCCTGTGTTATTATGGAGACACCAACGCAGGGCGTATTGAAATTTATTCATTTGCTTAAACTTTGACCGTAACGCATGGCGTTTTGAAATATGCGTCTTGTGCTTTGTAAAAACCCTACCTTATGGTAGGTTTTTTCCTTTTTACATCATATTGACTTTCAAAACTCTTGTACCACATCCAAAAGATGTGCTATAATTCAATTGTCGCACCCCACTTGGTGGTGCGTGGTTTGAAATAAATTTACTTTTATGAGGAAACCTATCTTTATAAAGATAGGTTTCCTCTTTTAAAGAACCCCACCTAAATGGTAGGGTTTTTGCTTACCATAGATGGTTTATATCGTAGGTCTGAGACTCCTCGCCGTCCCATTCACTTATGTATTCCTCTATTGTATTGCGCACGTGTTCCCCTGCTTTTCGATACGACATCCCAATATGATCAGCTTCTCCATACACATGGCTCTTGAGGCAGCCCATATCAAAAAATATGTGCGGCTTGTCAAGTACCACTAAACAGCAAGCCTTGATGATTAGTGTGGGTAAATGCGTACCCTTCTTGATTTACATAAAGAATAGTCCCCCAGTCGAACGACTGAGTAAATGCTTTCTTTAGTTCATCCTTATACTTTACTTTCCTCCTTAAGATTCAAATATCTTTTATGGTAGTATTGCTGACATTCTGAGCAATACTCAGGGTTTTCTTTGTTCCCGTGTGGGGATGATGGAAAGTCCATCTGTCCGCCGCATTGAGGACATAACCCTTTCTCTGTACGTTCTTCTCTAATTCTCCTTTGCCTGGTTCTCTCAAAGCACTTTCGAGAGCAGTCTACTGCCCGAGGATGTTTGGAAACAAAAGATTTTTGACAATCGGGAGCTATACACTTTTTCATTCATCTCAATCCTTCTATGTCCATGATAAAATATGAGGTCATCTCATCCACATATTTCTTTTTTGATGTTTGTATTCGGCGGGAAGCTCCATACATTTTCTTTCCTTCACAATATACATTGGAGGATGAGGATATTATTATTTCGCTTATTTCACTTGACATATCCCAAGTGAAATAATAGTATCTTCCATATGTACCGCCTGAGACCCTGTCATACAATTCCGCTGCCCTTTCTTGAAATTCTTTTATTAGCTCCATTTCAATCACCTCTGATAATTGTAATAATCATGTTCATCGTAGCATGGAATTAAAGTTGTAATTTAGTACCTATTAAGGAATTGAAACATGGATTTGTATTTTATCTGTTATGAAATACCTATAAGGAATTGAAACAACTAATCCAATGTTTCTTTAGAAGAACCCATTATTTTTTGGGGCGACCGCCCTCAGAGCCATTCTACGTCGTACCGTTCTTCGACGCGATCAATCACTTCGGATGTCTTTTCCTCTATGATTTCATCAAGTGCGATTTCTTCCCATTTTAAAATAATTTCTTCTGCTTTTTCGGGCAACAACTCGGAAAACGTTGCCCACTTGTACAGATTATCTTCGATATATCCGTCGTAACGCCCTTCGGCGTTTTTACGTAAGATCTCCCTGTATTCCTCCAAAAGGGATGAATCTCCGTCTAGTTCGTTTTTAAGTTCGTCGTCCATATGCAAATGGTCGATGGGGTAGAACCATTTTTGCGTTGTAATCCCAATAATGTTCTCTCCCTCTAGCCAGTTGTTATGGCCCGCGAAAACCTCGGTGAAGAACTCTGTTGCTTCTTCACCATTGTGCCTAGCGTAAAGTTGGACCTCGCCACCGCGTTTTCTGTACTCAGCGGCTTTCTTAATACACTTTTCTACCGCTATTTTACACTTTTCTAAATCAATTTTAATTTTCATATATACATTACCTCCTGAATTTAATTTTATTTTCCATTTCTTTCTTACTGTTACTTATAAATCTACACGAACGTGAAGATTTTGTCAACACGTTCGTGTAGATTTATTTGAATTTATTTCGTAGAATAGGTATGAGGTGGTAATTATGCTGAGCTTTGATCCTCTACGTGAGTGGTTTAACAAAACGGGAAGACAACGCACTGATATGTATATAGACTGCGGATTCGCTCCGCAAACAGTCGCGAAAGTATGGGGAGATCGGTTTCCGATACGAACCGATGTGATAGAGAAAATCTGCGAAACATATGGCCTGCGGATCGAGCAGGTACTTGTTTGGAAAAACGAGGAGGATAAGTAGAAATGGATATTCAAATGTTTGACCCGAAAAAGGGAGTGCCAGCCACGGAGAATGAGCGAACCTATTTCCGGAATGGCTACGGAGTGGGGATCGGTGTAATCTATCTGCCGTCGAAAAACATGCCGGAGATGTTTACGCAAAATTGGCCGACAATGGAGGTGCGTGGCGAAACGGTGCATGCTGCGCCAGAATTTCGCGTTTTTGAAACGAAGAAATCGGCCGTGAGAATATTCCAGTACAATCCGGTACAGTTCCACTTAAAAGAACACGTTTTTAACGGCATCCAACTGTTCCATTTGCTTATTGCGTGCTTAGACGGTAATCCCGAACCATTTTCCGGGGAAACAACGCTGAATCCAGGTGATCCGTTGGCAGCTCGTTTTTTAGAAGTTATGGCGGAATCTCCGTACTTCGTGATTAATACATATGCCAAATTTGAGTACTTCCAAACGTTCTTTGCGGACAACCCGTTCAAAGAGGCGGTAAGATCGTTCCAATACACTGATAAGCCGCAGCCTAAGGATGTTTTTATGTGGGCAAAGGCGGAGTTAGAACGAACGGTACCGTTTAAGTATCGGGAGTTTGACTGGGAACCGCCCCAGAAGACGTTACGTGTTAATTTCGTGTAAACAGGAAAGAGCAGGAGGAACAAAAAACCTCACTGCTCTTCTTGGAGGGGACTACATGAAGCGTAACTGGGTATTAGACGAGTTGATTGAGCATTTTACCTTTCTTCCAAATGAGGGGCACACTATCACGTATCATCGGACCCAAATCAGAGAGTTTTTAACGAGATTTAAAGACGACTCTTCTTTTTGTTTTTCAATTCTTTTCTTACGGTTTTTTGCCAGTGCATTCTTTTTTCTTTAATAAAGTAGGTTAGTCCAATAGAAAAAGCATCTGATTCATCTTCATTTGAAAAATTGATATCAGGATATTTCAAAAGAAGGGTATTTTGTATCTGTTTTTTTGTAGCATTTCCATGCAATATAGTTGCTTTACATGTCTTTGGCATGTAACAATATTGTTTCTTGTCTTTAAACATCCATCTTATTAAACCTTGTGCCATACATAAAACCTTGCTTGAATTGTTGTGTCTAATAAAGACATCTTCTAAAACAACAACAGATGCGGGAAGTTCTTGCAAATGTTTTGATACACCTTTAAAGATTATATTTAATCTTTTACCATAAGATAAACCTTCTTTTGTAGGGAATGATGTAATTACTACAGGATCAAAAGTATTTAAATTAAATATTACGAGTCCAGTCCTAGATAGACTTATATCAAATGCATATAGGAATTCTTTCAAATGATCACCTTTACTATATATAAATTTAGTTATATTTCTTCAAATTGATTCTAATTTATTTACTTTATAGGAAATTTCAAATTATAATTAATCATAAAATCTGGAAGTCTCTCTTTTGTTTTGAATGCTTTGCCAGTTTGATTTACAATCCCAATAGCTTCTGTTGAAAGCATGTCACATATTTCATTACCAAAAATTCCAGAATGCCCTTTAACCTTAATAAAGTTTATATTAGGAAACTTTTTGAAAAGCTCTAATAATTTAATCCACAAATCTTTATTTTCTACTGGTTTTCCATTAGAATTTTTCCATCTGTTATCCCTTTTCCATTTCTTGTACCATTTATCATTAATACAGTTAACTATATATGCTGAATCCGAAAAAACATTTATTTTCTTGTCGGTAGGTTTTAATTTCCTTAAACCATATATAACAGATGATAATTCCATTCTATTGTTAGTTGTATTAATAAAACCAGATTGAAACATCTTTTTTGTATTGCCGTACTCTATAAACACTCCATAGCCACCAATCTTAGTTGTATGGTTTCTGGCTCCACCATCACACCATACATTAATTTCTTTTTCTTTATCAAATGTCATGTCATTAATCTCTAAACCACCAAATTGAATTTGAAAAAATAAAATCAACTACTTCATACCTGTCTTCCTCATATTGTTCTAAATCTTCTTTGTCAAGATAACAAGGTGGATTAAATCCATTTGGATTTTCTGATTTTATCAGCACATTGCCACCATCTAAATATTTAGTTATTATTGCTGGTTGTTCTTTCCAAAATATTTTTCGATTTTCAATTTCATTGAGGAAATCCATAGAAAAGAAATTGATAGGAAAACCTTCTAATTTATAGATAATACTTCTTGCTTCATTCAAACAATAATCTAATGTATTTCCTAAAACATTAAAGAATTTTTCACCGTTTCTAGTAATATAACAGTTACATGTTTCTCCTACTTCCGTCTCATCCCATTTCGTTTTAATGTAATTAGTTTCGTCTATTACAATCCCCATCTGACTACATGTCCACTAAATTGTATTAAATTCTCATATACTGGAGTCTCATTTCTAGGACAACACCAATAGCAATTTTCTCCCCATTTTCCACCGATACTATGGTTATATCCTTCTAGCCGATATACTTTCATTGGGGCACCTTTAACAACCACATCCCAATCTAAAGGATGAAGTTTCGATAAATCTGTTTCTTTGTTGATTAATTTGATTTCTGTCATAAGCCCTCCTAATTTTTCTATAAAATGATTGTTTTATATAAAATTTATTATATTTAATGTTTATTGTTCTTATAAACAATTGAACATTTTTCTAAGTAATATTGCATTTCAGGTTGCTTAACATATTCACCATCAATAAACTTGACTTTATTTTTCTTTGAAGTTTTCTTAATTTCAATAATGTCACCAATGTTAAATGCTTCGATATCTTCCCTTCCATAAAACTTATCCTTTCTAATTTTGATTGACTTCTCTTTTCCTGAGTTTAAGATTATACATTTTACTGTAGGTGTATACTTTAGATCAATTTCCATTATCAATGCAAATGATTTAGGCATGTTTGGGTAAGATGTTTTGATAAAACCATAAATATCTTTTTCAAAAAAAGCTAACTCTGATGGATTAACATCTGGAAAATTGTCGAGTAGATTTTTTTCAAATTCGATTAAAACAGTCTGTCTTTTCTTTTTAGTTTTATCTTTATGTTGTTTATTATATCTATTCTTACCGTTTGTTAATTCGTTATAAATAGTTAATAATTTTTCCATATTTCCAAATTCAGAGAAGTATCCTAGCCTTATTAAGATATCAAGTTGTTTAGAATTAATTGATGTTTTTTCTTTCATATCTATCAAGAGATTAACGAAGTCCTCATATTTATTTGCTGCTAACATTTGAAGTTCCTCAGCAATTTGTCTATTACAATGTTTTAGTAAGGAGATACCATAAGTGATTGCCCCATCTTCAACCTTACATAAAGGTTGAGCGTTTCTAAATGTTGGTTTGCTTAATTTGATTTTAAGCCTTTTTAACTCTTTGTGTGCTACATCTAATTTATCATGGTGTGCTTCTAATGAATTGAACCAAGCACAAATGAATTCTAATGGATGATAGGTTTTTAAAAATGCACATATAAAAGCAATCATGGCATATGCCTGAGAATGAGCTTTGTTAAATGAATATTTCGCGAAGTCAAGCATAGTTTGCCATAATTCATCTATTTGTGATTCTGTCCATCCTCTGGATTTTAAACCTTTTCTTAGTTCAGGTTCTACCCTTTTTAGTTTTTTTGCATCCTTTTTTCCAGTTGCCTGTCTCAATAAATCTGGGTTTCTGAGACCAGCGTATCGACCAATTGAAATCAGCTGTTCTTGGAATACAATAATGCCATAGGTAACCCCTAGTATTTCCTCAAGATCTGGATGTAAGTACTCGATTTTTTCTTTACCATGCATTCTATTAATATAAGTATCAATGTACTTTTTACTTCCGGGACGATATAGTGCATTTACTGCTGAAAGATCGTTTAATCCATGTGGTTGCATTTTTTTCATTGTTGTCTTCATACCGTCTGATTCAAATTGAAATACACCGTCAGTCCAACCTTTTCTAAATACTTTTAATACATTTTCGTCTTTATAATTAAGGTTTCTAATGTAATTTGTATCTTTTCCAATCATATCTAAAGTATCGTAAATTACTGAAATTGTTCTCAATCCGAGAAGATCAACTTTAACCAACCCCAAAGCTTCAGCATCTTTCATGTCTATATGCAACACATATTCTTCATCTTTTACAGATATAGCTGTATATTTCTGAATATCTTGGGTACTAATCACTTTACCACAGGGATGAACACCATAAGAGCGCGGTAGTCCTGCAAGTTTAATGGCATAATCAAAAAGTTTAGGATATTTTTTAAGAAAGGGATTTAAAAGATTTTTACTGATAGCTTCTTGAATTGTTAAATCATCCATTGTTTTTGTAATTTGATTTGTTATATCAAAAGGGATATTAAGAACTCTTCCAACATCTTTAATTGCTGATTTATCCCATATATAAGAAAATTGACATAGGGCAGCTACCTTATTTTGTCCGTGATCTTTAACAATACTTGCAAGTACTTGTTCGCGTTCTGTTGTACCAAAATCTAAATCAAAATCAGGTATTTTTAATTCTTCTTTTTTTATTTTTCCATTACGTAACAAATCTAATTGTGCCACATCAATAAATCTCTCGAAATAAAGTCCATGTTCAATTGGGTCTATGTCAACAATATTAAGTAAGTAAGCAATAAGACTTCCACCACCAGAACCTCTAGCGATACCTCTGCGTTTGACAGAATTTGCGTATCCTTCAACAAGTAAGTAATATCCACTAAACCCCATCTCTTTAATAGCTTTATATTCGTATTGTAGCCTTTTTTTATACTCAATCTGTTTTTCTTTGCTTTTTTTGTGTATATTTCTAAATTTCCAGCCAGTTCGGCAAAGATGTTTAAGATAATCGTCTTGATTTTCAAATCCTTTAGGAATTGTTACTTTTGGGATGATGGCAGATGATAATGGCAATGGAGAATTGCATTTATCTAATATGACCTGTGTTGTACGGATAGCTGATATTTTTTCTTCGTCAGACAAAGAAATAAGTCTATCCCAAACCTCTTTTTCACTTTGTATTTGTGTATCTAAATAAGTTTCGTCAGCTTCATAACTATCTTTTTTTCTGTTGATGGCAATAAAAATTTTATGAAGTTCATGATCTTCTTCATTAATAAAATGGCTATCAGCTGTTGCAACATACTTAATACTAAGCTCTTTAGCAATATCAATTATTACTCGATTAAGTTGCTGTTGTCTTGGATCTCTATGAGCTTGCACTTCTAAATAATAATCAGAACCAAACACTTTTTGATATTTTCGGGCAATCTCTTTGGCTTTCTCTATATTTCCTGAAGTGATATTTATATCTTCAATTCCAATTTTTCCTCCAGCTAACGACTGTTGTAATTCTGACGCCATACAACCTGACATAACAATTAGTCCTTGAGAATGTTGACTTAGTAATTCAAAATCAATACGTGGTTTAAAATAAAATCCCTCAATATAACCAAGAGAAACAAGTTTGTTGATATTTTGCCTGCCTTTTTCATTCTTTGCTAGTACAGTTAAATGGTAATATTTATTGTTCTTATCCCTTTCAAAACGGTTTTGGCAAATATAAAATTCACATCCATACACAAACTTTAAACTATTTTCTTTTGCCATTTTAAATAATTTAACACTAGAATGGACATTGCCATGCTCTGTAACAGCAAACCCTCTCTGTTTTAGCGATTTAACTTTACTAACAACATCTTCTGGTCTACCCATTCCATCAAGTAGTGAATAAGCAGTGTGCAAATGAAGATTAACAAAACCATCAGAGCTACTTACTTGACATTCTACATCATTACACATAGTGGTCACCCTTCTTTTTGTCTACTGGCTGTATACCTACAACATAAGTATTCAGCTTTCAGAATGACTATTTCTTATCTTAATATATGAAATTTCTTAAATTAATTTTACTAACAATATTATTATGAAATTCTTCGTCTTGTGTGTGATTCAGTACATAGTGGTCCTTTAAATTTCCTTCTCTATTTGAGAAACTTTGTAAGTATTTTTAGTTTAAATGGGAAAGTTATATATTTCAGAACCGTTAAAGCATTGCCTGAATCCGAATTAATACTGACGTACTTAACTTGGTTTTCCAGCACTAGAGTTATTGAATTCAAGTCTACTTGAAATTAAAAATTTTGTATGGGCTGAAGTTCCATCAGCCCATACTGTTCTCTTTCTGATTTTTATCGAATACTCATTATTCATTATATTTAATATCTATTATAATTAGATCATATTCACTCATTTTTTACTCCTTTATACAACCTATCTGATACTTAAACTTACTTTATCGTTGACTAGTTTAGCACCCTCAATAGCTTGATTATTTTTTAAAGCTTTTTTTAGTTCATCTTTCATAATTTTATCTGGTTGAGGTTTTTTAAATTGAAGTGGTATTTTTTCTACATCAATAATTTCAACGCTTGCAGGACTTTTTCTAAAGGAAACCTTAAATGTTCCTGCTTGCAACTCTTTAATCTTAGCATGTTGTAACATACTACTTAAATAATTCTTTAATGATTCAATCTTATTTTCTCTATACTTTCTTTGTTTACTTAAACGGCCCTCTTCAGATTTGTAAGCGAGAACTTCAGCTTCAAGATTCTTAATAAAACGAATAATATTATCGGTCTTTTTCTCAATTGAATCATTAATTCCATCTAAAATAGAAATCCAAAGTTCTAAATCATCTTCATTTTCAATTTGTCCATTATCAAAAGCTTCCTCAGCAAGTTCAGATAGTTTTCTATATTGTTCTGATAATTCATACAATTTCACACAAATCATTCCCTTAATATATTTTGAAATTAGTAACTTTGAGAAGAAAGAAATTTTTAGGATAACTATTATGAATTTTTCATATAGTGAATAATTCAAGTGTTACGATCTGTTCCATCCTCAGCCCGCCGTGGTCAGTATCGACAACCTCCTAATCGTCATATCTGCCTATGATCCACCTAAATAAAAACGGTAACGTCGTAAAGACAACGACAAAAGGGATGCTATTAGTCAACTACGGAGAATCCGGTATACCCAACGCCAATGCTGCACAATAACCAACGTAACTAAGAAAAAACAAAACTACGGTCCAAGTTGCGCTACCTACAAACCAGATGACGAAATCCCGTTTGTCCATTCACTTATCCCTCCAAACGTTATTTTTTATGAACGGATTTTCGCTTTTGGTCGTTTATACTGGTCACAATATTGGACTTTTTGAGCAACATTTGGTGTTCATAAATGTTGCTGTGACGAAGCGAATTGTTCATCTGTAATCTCATATTGTTCATAATCTATTATATTTATCATTTGCTAGTGCTATCTAAACTTCCTGTTCCTCTTTTAGAGGGAATTTTCATTAGTTTTTCATATGGAATTTCCTTTACCTTTAAATTTGGAACGAAGTCAATGGTTCCTTGGCAAATTGCTTTATTGTAAGGATAGTAAATAGTATCATTGTCTTCATAAGCTTTTTCATATTTCTTACTAATAACAACATCTTTATATAATGGTGTCATATTGAGAAAAATTTCGCCACGATAGGATGAATCAATAACCCCTGAAAGCATACACATTCCAAGCAATCCAGTTGATCCTCTTTCGTGTTTAACATTGAAATAGTAGTTTGGAAGCAAGGAAATTGCAATGCCCGTTGGTACAATAGTTGGTTTAAATTTAGGAATATATAATTCTTCCTCGTCGAAGCATGCATAAATATCATATCCTGCGTTTTCATCATCCTTTGTTGGAAGAATAGCACTTTCTCGAATTTTCGCCATTAGCAAAGTATCAACTTTAGAGGATTTATCCTTATTTCCGGATCTGTGTTTTTTAATGCGATATTTATCAATATTCATAAATTTAATAGCTTTTTTTGTTGCTTCATTTTCATTATTTAAATAAGTTACTTCTGCCTGCAAATTAGGAATATCCAATGAAATAATTCTTCCAATTGTTTTTTGCTTCTTCAGCCACACCTTCTCATTTAGTTTGTAATATCTTTTTTTCTTACGTTCGTTTTTTTGCATATTCAATCTCCTCTATTTTTGTAATTTCATTTTCATATATTATATTATTATATTTTATATTTGTCAATGATTAAATGATACTTCTCAATCTTAAGTCTTTTCCTCCAACTTCCACTAACCTATTTATTAGCTAACTGCTACAATAAATATAGGTGATTTTTATGCTAAGCAAACGATTTAATGCACCTTAATATGGAGGGTGTTGCCTAATGTTGAACCAGCCATTAAAACCTATGCTTCTACATCCATTGCAGCCGAACCAGATAAAGAAGAACTGGAAATCCAGCTTGAAATGGGATGGCTTTAGATCGTTGATTCACTATGACAATGGAAAGGTTAGAGCATTTACAAGACAAGGTACGGAGATTACATCAAGGTTTCCGGAATTGACGAATATAAGACTTCCTGTTAAGACAGCAATCTTAGATGGTGAGTGTATCGTATTTGACTTAACACAGCCTAGAGATCAACCCCAAAAATATTGGTGGGACGATGCAATGACCAGATTCAATACAAAAAATGAGGCAGCTGTAAAGCGAATAGCCGCTACATTAAGGGCGCATTTTCCTCTTTGGGATATATTGTATTTAGATGGTATTCCTATGCTGGATAAGAGCTTTATGGAACGCCGAGAGACACTATCAGCGATAGTTCAACGTTCTGAGACTCTATCAGTAACTCCTTTATATGATGACGGCCAAGCACTCTTCCTGAAAGCAAAAGAACTTGGGTTAGAGGGAATCTGTCAATATAATCCAGATTCTCCCTTGCAATTAGATACTCGCTCTAAAAACATGGTGAAAGTTAAGGCATATCAGTACATCACTTGCCAAATATCGTCTATGAGGCTCAAAGGAGGGTTTGGTTGGGGATTAACCGTAAATGGCAAGTATATAGGTGTGATAGAGTTTCCGCCCAGTTCTGAGGTGATCCGTTCATTCAATCAGATATCCAGGCAACTCGTTCGTGGGGAAAATAAAGATTGGCGTTTTCTTGAACCGATAATAAGTTGCAAAGTAAAATTTCAATGTTTCACAAAAGACGGTAAATTACGGTCCCCAAAATTCGAGAGTTTCTGTACAACTATTTCTGTAGGTGATTGAAAAGGGGTTAATAATTCCCCTCTTCAATCACCTTAACCAGTGTTGAAATGTCCGTTATAACAAGGTAAACTGCTTCCTCGTTATCTTGACTGCTTAAGAATAATCAAACAATCTAAATAGATTATTTCTTTACTGCAAAGATCACTGAAAATTAAAATCAAAATCTTCATCCTTTAGAGGTTCAACGTTAGTTGCTTTTGTATATGAATTTCCTTTAACCGAAAAGAAATCATGCTGTTTTGTTTCAGTTCTAATGCCGTTAAGTACAATTGGATTTATCTCTTCTTCAGTAAAATACTGCTCATATCCAATATTCATTAATGCTTTGTTTGCATTGTATCTGATGTATTTCTTTACATCTTCATTTAGTCCAATTGTTGAATAAAGCTCATCAGTATATAGCAACTCGTTTGCATATAGTTCTTCTAAAAGTTTTATAACCTCTTCTTGAAGTTTTCGCTGCTCGGCTTTTTTAAAGTTCCTAAAAATTTCTTGAGCAAGCAATCCTACAAAAACTCCATGAATTGATTCGTCTCGAATGATAAGGGAAATAATTTCCCCACTAGCAGTCATCTTACCTTGTCCTGAAAGCAATAGAGGATAGTAAAAACCACTGTAGAACAAGAAACTTTCCAAAAATACACTTGCAACTAATGCAATATACAAATCTCTTTCTGCTACAATTGATGTGTAATATTTATCAATAATGTTCGCTTTTTTTTGCAGATACTTGTTTTCCCTTACCCAAGAAAAAATTTCATCGATTTCTTCATTGGTCGCCAGCGTTGTAAAAATTGTTGAATAGCTTTTTGCATGAATAGCTTCCATATTAGCAAACAAAGTCAATACTGCTCTTTTATGCTGATTAGTCACTTTTTCAGCTATTTTAGGCATGCCAACAAGAGACTGTTCTGTATCTAACAACGTTAAACCTCCCAGCACGCGCTTATATACTTCTCGTTCATGAGGCTCCATCTCAATCCATGTCATTTTATCGCTAGATACAGGAATTTCTTTGTCCAGCCAATACTGTTGCTGTTGCTGATCCCAAAAAGCTAATACATAATCGTCTTTTAGTGCATTCCAATTAATTGCCTCAAATACTTTAGTCATCTCCAACATCCTTATTATTTATTATATATAATATTGATTTAAACAGAACAAGCTGTACACTCTTCAACACTAAGTAGTTTAGTTCTGATATAATATAGACTTTTTAACTTCTTGTGTGCAGCATATACATATAATCGCGCCAATTCTCTAGTAGTTGTATTTGTGTCAATAAATAAGATAGTACTAATTCCTTGGTCAACATGTCTTTGCATTTCTGCAATTAAATCAATGATCTTATACTGATTCATGTTATACGCTGATTTATAATAAAAGAAATTACCACGTTCCAAGTATGGCATTGGATAATACGTTGTTGATTTCGCGTATGTCCTAGTTTCTATTGCATCAACAATTGGCATGACACTTGCAGTTGAATTCTGAAGGTATCCAATTGATTGAGTAGGAGCAGTGGCAAGCCTATAAGCATTATAAAGTCCATGTTTTTGCACTTTTTCTTTTAAATTTTTCCAATCTTCCTGTTTCGGAATGTGAATGCCTTCAAACAAATTTTTAATTTTGTCTGTTTGAGGATTAAAGTCCTCATTTAGATACATGTCAAAATAGGTACCTTTAGCATATTCCGACTTTTCAAAATCCTTAAAAGTTCCTTTTTCCTTAGCTATTAACATACTTTTTTCTAAAGAGTAAAAGTTCATCATCATAAAAAATGTTCTTACAAAATCAATAGCTTCTTTACTTTCGTACATGATTCTATTTTTCGCAAAATATCCATGCAGATTCATTGCTCCAAGACCAACAGCATGCAATTCTTCGTTAGCCTTTTTTACAGTTGGAACATTTTTAATATCTGTCATATCTGAAACATTGGTTAATGCTTCAATAGCTAAGTGAATGGTATCTCTAATCTTCTTAGTTTCCATAACATTTACTATGTTAACTGATCCAAGATTGCAATTAATATCCCTGTTAATTTCATCTTTTTCTCCGTAGTTATTGATTATACTTTCTTCTTGTAACTGCATAATCTCCGTACACAAATTAGAAATTTTAATCTCACCAATGTCCTTCAGGGCATGATGCTCATTTGCATTTGTCTTGAAAAAAAGATACGGATAACCTGATTCCATTTGAGTTGATGCAATCATTGTTAGCATATCTCTTGCATTCATAGATTTTTTAATTATATTTTTATTTTTAACTAATTTATCATACATTAAAGACATATCCATATCACAAAACTGGATACCGTACTCTTTAAATACAGAGTTTGGTGCAAACATATAAAATTCTTTATTTTCTTTAGCCAGTTCAAAAAATTTATTTTCTACAATTAGACCAACTGACAATGATTGAATACGACTTTTTTCGTCTACATTAATTTTTTTAGTTTGTAAGAATTCTATAACATCATAATGAAAAATGTTTAAATAAACTGCTCCAGCACCCTTTCTTTGGCCCATCTGGTCTGCATAAGAAAAAGCATCTTCAAGAAGTTTCATGACAGGTAGAACACCTTTAGCTGCACCCTGAACATCTTTAATTGATTCTCCCCTTGCTCTTAGTCTGGAGAGATCAATTGCCACTCCTCCACCAAGTTTTGATAGTTGCATAGCTGAGGACAAATTAAAATTAATTGAATTAAGATTGTCACCCATGTTAAGTAGAAAGCAGCTTACCATCTCCCCCCTTTTTTTCTTCCCAGCGTTCAAAAAGGTTGGAGTTGCTGGTTGATATCGTTGTTCCATCATACCTCTAACCAATTGTACAGCATATTCATAATCGCCCTTTGCTAAATAGAGAGCAACAATAGCAACTCTGTCTTCATACGTTTCTAAGTATTTCTTCTTATCGTTTGTCTTTAGGGCGTATTCGTTATAGAACTTTGAAATTGCCATAAAAGATTGAAATTTAAACTCATATGAGTATGCAATTTTGAAAATTTCGTTAATTTGATTATTAGTATACTGTTCATAAACATTGTAATAAAAATGATTTTCCATCAGATATTTAAGTCTTTCTTCAATTGAATTAAACTTTACCAATTTTCTTTTAACTTCTCTTTGAAACTCTTTGACTGCTTCAATATCTTTTTCTAATTGAAAGAATCTATCTTTCCGTATTGTAACTTGATTATTAAGTTCAAAATATTTCAAGTTCTTTCACCCTTCTTTTAAAATATTCAACATCTTGTTTTGTTCCAGATAGTTCGAATTTCGAAATAATTGGAACATCATAATTCAATGAAATTACATCTGCACTTTTAGCGTAGTTTTTTCCCCAATTCTTGTTTCCACTTGATGAAACTCCCTTTAAAAAAGGATAATTTTTATTTAAAAATTTTTTAGTAATTTCCGGTACACAACCAAATCCTGTTGTATATGTAACACATATAAACTCTTCCTTTGCAATTGTTTCATCAATTATTTTCATTGCATTCATATTCAATTTAGATATAAATCTTTCTACGTTTCCAGTCATGGAATCATAATAGATTTTCATACTTCTCTTTCACCTGTCTTTGTATTCATGAGAAAAAAATAAGAAGGAGACATAAATATATGTCAACCTTCTTATTTTATTATATAGTATATTTATAATTTAGTCAATTTGTCTTTCTTCTCAGTAGAAGGAGGAAGTTGAACAATTGGCATGCTCGAACCTGAAACCTGAGATTGAACTCCATCCCATTTTTTCACCCATTCCATTTGAACAAGTTCACTTGTAATTGACTGTTTAAGCAATTCGTTTGCCTGCTGCTAATTTAATTTTATTCATTTTTGTCTCCTTATTATTTATTTTTTGCTTATTTTATCTTCTACTTCTTCAAAGTTTTGCTTAAATTTTGTTGAAGACTTCTTAAACTTTTCATAAACCTTTAAATATATTTGTAGAATTACTTCCAAAAAAGCAAACCATAATAAAAACAAAACAAGAAAAAATAATACAAACAAAACAAATAGAGTATTCATTATATTCCATCTCTCTTTATAAAACTTTATAATCTGACAGAACTACTTGTGGTGTAACCTCAATTTGACCTCTCCACTTTTTCCATATATTATTTTTAAGTTGCCCTATCACTTCTAGACGCGATAATTCTTCGATATCACTTCCCCATTTTTCATTGACTTTAAATTTGATTGCTACAACATCTTCACAGGAAATCTTAACTGTATCACGATTTGATCCTAATATTTTTTTATCTTCAACTATAAGATCATTAATCAAAAAAGTTGCAGCTGGAAAACCTACTCCAGTTAAAAAATCGAATTTTTCAACTTGATTAACAAAATTAATACTAATTTGATCTGCACTAATCGATAGATCATAATAAATTTCTGTATTGAAATCATTCTCAGAAAGTAGATGATTAGAAATATTCAAAAAATCGTTTAAATTATCCTTATTAAGTGCAATACCACCAGCAAATTCATGACCAACAGCGTACTTTAGTAATTTTCGTACTTTTTTCTGATTGAGAAAAGTCCGCAAAGGAAAATTTGCTATTGATCTAAAACTTCCGACCAACTCGTCATTATAGTCTCTCATCACTAATGAAGGTTTTTTATATTCCTGTGCAAGTTTGTTTGCAACTAGTCCATTAAACCCTTTACTAGCATTAGAATCTATAGCAACAAGAATTTTATCGTTGTGATTTACTTTTTTAGAATATGAGTTAAAAAGATCAGTTTCTTTTTTCTTTCTTTGATTGTTTAATTCTGTCATAATCTCAACTAACTCTAGACATCTATCAAAATCATCACAGAGCAATAATTCAATTGCTAACTCAATTTTCTCTAATCTAGCAACACCATTTAATAAAGGTCCTATAGTAAATCCAAGAGTTTGTGAATTTATGTTGTTTGGGTCTATTTTATTGTATTCTAAAATCGATTTTAATCCAGTATTTCTTATATTATCCATTCCTTTGATGATAATATATCTATTTTCTAATATATCAACTGGCATCATATCTGCATACATTCCACAGCTGACCATGTCAATAAAATGATCTATATTTCCTGTTTGTAATGTATCATCTATAACTTGTAGGGTTTTATATACAACACCAGTTCCACTTAAATTTTTATTTGGATAATTATCAAGCTTTGGATTTACAATCACTGCATAAGAGTTACTTTTCTCATAATCATGGTGATCTATGATAACTATTTCTATACCTTTTTCTTTTAGCTCTTTACAGGCATCAATAGAATTTGTGGATGAATCTAGAATAATTATGAGATCAGTATCGTCAGTAATCATGTCCATTTGATGTTCTACCCCATGCCCCATGTTTCTTTGGTTGTAAGATATATAGATATTATCGCTAAAATTAGACAAATACCTTTTCATAATAGCTGTAGACAATATCCCATCACTATCGGGGTCCATACTAATGCATATTTTTGATTTATTCATTACATGTTTAATAATGATATTTGAAGCATTTTCAATATTACTTAGTAAATAAGGATCGTAAAGAACTGAAGCATTGGGATGAAGAAATTCTTCTACATTTTCAATACCCCTTATTTTTAATAGTTTAGTTAAAATATCATCATCATACTCATATTCAATAATTGGTTTTTTTTCTCTCCAAACGCCCATTTCTACCTCCTTTTATAGACCATCTTTAATTCTCTATGCTTCGAATAAACTCATTGATATCTTTATATCTTTTAGATTCTTCTATAAAATTAACATCGTCACTGATGACACAAACATATGGCTCTTTTGTTTTTTGTCGGATTATTTTATGCACTTTTTTATGAGGATTCAGTTCAACTTTTATTTTTCCCATTCCAACAAGGCCACTATCTGTATAATAGATATAATTCAACATTACTGCTCCTTAGTTCTGGTTGTTATTCATATTACTATTATCTATAAAATAAGGATTTTATTTATTTTTGATGACTACTTTTTGTTTAAAAAATCGGTATTTTTTATCTATTATAGATTGCTATAATTTCAATGTTTTGAAGTCCAAAAAACTCTAGAATACGTACTCATCAAGAGCACCCGCCTCATGTGAGTCATCAATTATTCGTCTTCCCCTTGCATAGTCTATATCTAGATACATACGACTAGCACTATACCATGAGCCGCGATCTACCACCTCGGCTGCGTATGCTAGTGGTATTGACGGATGGGTATACCCAACGATATCCCCTTCACGTATTTCCGTAGGATTCGGCACGCTCAGATACTCCGCAGGCACCTTCAGCCCCAGCGCACGCCTGAACGCAATTGCCCGACCGATATGCGAATTAAAGACGTCGCCGGGTGCGCATTTTGCGATACCTCTTTTGTAAATCTCCTTTTTAGCGGCACTGCGAAGCAGGCACACTACCGTTTTCTTTTTGCGATTAACAATATACTCTGCGGATGAAGCGCCTGTGCCATTTATTTTATAAAACGAACTGAGGTTGCTCGTAATACGTCTAATAAAATCTTCAAGCCCCTTGAGATCAGCCTTCGCTTTTTCCACGATCTCATCACGGATTTCTTGTGGCGACTTCTCGGTTTGCTGCTTCGGTCCTTCCAGCTTTGATACGCGGAGGGCCAACGTTGCCAGTTCGCCTGTAAGTCGTTCCATTTCGCTCTTGATGGCGGAGATTTCGTCGGGTTCTTCGGATTCGTCGATTGGCTCAAGGACTACGTATTCACTACTCCAGAGAGTGTACAACCGCCCCTCCTCGTCCTCGTCCTCGTCGCCGATACGCCTACACAAGACACCATTAGCACAAGTTTTAATAACTTCAAACTCATCCCCATTCTCGTAGTAACGCCCCCAGTACGGCTCCGCATCAACTGCCCGAATCTTTTCTCCTACCTTAGCATCTCGTTTAACCTCACGGTATTTTACATTTCCCATACCCGATTCCTCCCTTGATTTTGGTATAGACTTGCGATATCGCAATTACCGTTCTTCCCAGTTAATTATTCGTACACTTGTTACATATTGACAGATGTCGTCATCGTGTTCAATTTCCAACAGGTCCCCATTTGAGTCGAAAAGTTTTAGGCATTTTACATACCCCTCACCGTCTAGCTCGATGTGTTTTTTATTTTCCGGAAACCCCATATTCAGCGGCTCACCTGTCTCTAGATCGCCTACTGCGAACCGGAGAATGTCCCAACCAAGGCAATTCCCCCGAGTTGATAGATAACGACTGCCTTATACTCCCCGTGTTGCAGGACAACCTCAACAATGTGAACAGTATCTTTTGGATAAGACCACTCTCCTACGTATGCCTCTACGGTGTGCCCGATCAACTCAACGTTCAATTTAACGCCCCCTTAAGCTTTCCTCTATAAAACGACCTCATATCGTCTTTCTCGATGATCGCTGGCGAATATGGGTCATTTTCTATTAGCATCCTTGCTTTCTTCCAAGGGTCTTCACTATGGGTTAAAGCTTCTAACACTTTTGCATCAAGCCGCCCATACTTTTTCCAAACTTGCTTTAATACATGTAGTCCGTTGTCATCAAAAATTGAGTCTTGAAAGCTTTTTGTATCTTCTTTAATCGGGCTCCAACCAAATTCCCTGTAATCAAGATAAAGTTTGTAGTTTACTGGGCCGTGAACCCAAGCTTCAAATTCATCATCAAACATAGGTGCCTGATAGAAAGCCAGATGCCATGCTTGTGCATAGTAACATAGTTTCTGCAATTTAAGATGACTTAAAGGCTCATTCCGTGAGTTTGCACATTTGATGAAGTACTTTGCTACCTCGTATATGGTTACCATACTTCCTCCCCTACAGGCTCACCGAAATCAATCTCCTCATGGCGGTTTCCATCATTGACACTTGCGCATAGTTCTTCGAGTCTAGGTGCCGATTTACGCCTAAGTAGCTGTAACATATCCTCGCCAGTTAACCCGATAACCACATAATCCTCACGGTTTCGCTTAAACCGGTTGCTCCAGTAAGACAGTGCCCATTTTGCAGTCCCTTCGGTGCGGTATGCAGACTTGCCCGCTGCCATACAACCACCAGTCTTTCGATTTACGATAACCCAGATATTCCAATCTTCCCCGCGTGTATACGTAAATTTCAAATTAAGCGTCCTCCTTCCTCATATCCTCGATAACGGACTTCATATCGTTGATAATTTGCAGTTTAAGTTCGTCCCGATCAATCTTCCTTCCGTGTTCAAACAGAGTGCCTTTAGTTTATGGTCGAGACTCATTCTTCGTCCTCCTCGTTTTCGTGTACAATTTCGAGTGGCTCTCCGTTCTTGCCAGCCTCGTACGCCTGTTTGATCCAGCCTTCGATGCTATATACGAAGCTTAAATTACGCTCTAACATCGCATCTTCCGGGTCCCCACTCAAGCATCCGATGTCAAAACCACCCCTTCCATCGATGTCCATTTCGAGTCTTGCGCACTCATTCCAATCTTCTCCGTGCGTAAAGGTAATTTTCATATTAAGACTCCTCCGTATATTTTTTATATTGGTACGCTGCACGCTGGGCCTCTCTTGTACCACTAATCGGAGCCCCCACGCGCAGGGCCTCTTTGACAAAATCTTCGTCTCCGTCCCCACACGGTAGGCCTTGCGTAAACTGATACCAATGTACAAGCTCGTGTAATAAAGCATCGAGAACACCAGATCTCGGCATTTTTGCGTTTACCTTCCTACTGAACCGGAGCACAATCGTGCCGTCATTGTAGGCGGTGAAATAACCAATGCGACGTTTCCAGTCTCGGTTAACCAGTTCGATTTTCCCCGTATACTCGGTCGACCAGTGTTTACGGCACAGTCTATTTGCATGATCGTAAAGCTCTTGGAGAGTCATATCGCCAGTGTCCGGCATCTATTCGGCCTCCCAACGGCCAATTCTAGTTAAGTCTTTCGTAAAACGTTCCGTATCCATTGCAATTGACGCTATATGCGTAATACCAAAGCTACTACGAAGTAAATGTTTTCCTTTCAACCCGATCACTGACCCGATATGATAGATATAACCACTATTCTTCCAATCACCCTCGCCTACGAGCATCAGCCCATATAATTTAAAATGATCACGCAAACGAAAGATGAATTCATCCCAGTCCTTTTCGGCAAAGGACACCCTTCCGTTTTTGTACCAAGCCACCGCTCTATAATCTGTACTATCTTCCGGGTCAGATGTGCATGGGCGTTCTCCGGTTTCACGCTCCAATTGCTGCTCGTAAGTCAGCAAGGCTTCATGATAGATAGTAACGTGATAGTAGTATCCCTTATCTTCTGTTCTAGGATTGTATTTCACTCTCTTCCGCCTCCTCCCTACCTGTCCGCAATCATCATGGCTACATTAGCAACGTCGGCAGCTTGATATATAGACCAAGGATCATCACTTTTAGCAACACTATCCCATATAATGGCATTCTGTAATTTACGGCACTCTTCTACCAGCCTCACAAAGAGAGAATCTACTGAGAGATCTATCCAGCCGACTTTATAATCATTTTTCCGACGTAATTTAATCTCCTCATTAAATCCAGTAGATTTCATTGCACACCTCCTCCTCATTGTGGTATAGTTGGTGTGATAATGTTTAAATTCGAACGGTTGTCGGCCAGGACAGCCGTTCTATTTTTGTGGGCTTCTTCGAGTTCTTTTTCAAGTTGTTCGATTTCGCCACAATTACCCAATCCCAAGTGCCATCTTTTTCATGGTGTTTTTTGTTGCGACGATACATGAATTTGAGCTCTTCGATACGCTGGCGAGCTGATTTAAAGTCGTACATGTTGTTCACCTCCTTCTAATATTTCTTCCGTAATGTAAGTTTCATATATGTGTTCCACCTTAGTGCTGCTGTTCGTTTTGGAAGCTATTTCTGCTAGAATATCAATGGCCGCATCTTCTTTATAATCTTTATCAACCTTACTCTCGCTATATGAATCCGTGTAAATTAACCATACTTTCAAACCTTCTCACCTCTTTATCAGAATTTAAAGGATAACCACTCTCCTTTGTCGAAAGTTGGAAGTTGTAGACTACCAAATTAAAGGAGTGAATTTCAATGGCAATTAGTAAAAACCTAAAGGCTGTTTTAGAGCATCTGGGTAACCAATACACAGTGAAAACTATTGACCTTGAAGAATGTGCCTACCGTAAATTGAATGACCGTTATGATATCGAGATATCCGGTTGCCGCAAAAAGAATGGTCCTTATCACGTTTATGTTTGGGACATTACCCGCGGGACAAGCGTTGCTGCTCAAATTGTTGAACAGTTTAGCGATATAAAAGGACTACCTCAATTAAAAGCAACACTTAAACATATCGAAACAAAATATGGAACGAATTAACGCTTTTGCGCCTGGAGTCTCGCTCGTGCTTCTTCATCGATTGCAGAAATCAGGCGCGAACGTCTAATTTCACCTTTTGTCACTTCCCCTGATTGAATCTCTCTCACCCTTCGAGTGATAGCCTTCTCAAATTCCACCTTTAATTTATCCAACTCTCTCGCCTCACTTCGTTCTGTATGGAATGGAAAATTTTCTTCTGCTTCTTTTATTTTTTGCTTGATAATGGCTTCGAGTTCTTCCATTGATAATTTCATTAATTTTTCAACCAAATTACTCATGTTTCACACTCCCATACACCTTCATATGATGTGTTCTTCCAGAAGACCCCAACCCTTTTGGACATATTGGAAAGCTTTTTTTTCATGGTCTGCCGTAATATAGATGGTCCGCGAAATGAATGGGTATTTCTTACTCTCAGAATCTACTAGCGTACCGTTCTCAACCTTCACACGGAAGATAAAATATCTCTCCTGAGAATGCCGCTTGCCAACATTGGGGCGCTTTTCTATAACAGTTTACCGGAAGGCCCCCACATCCTTCAGAAAGACCGGAGCAACAATACTCGGGTTCGGGAATTTCCATTACACCCTACACCCCCGATGTCCGAATCCGCCATCTCTGCTTTATTTGTTTTTTCGTCATTAAATTTTCTGTTTTTTTATTTATCTATTTTTTGATAAATACTCCTGATAACTTAGCCAAATATTCTCAATATGGCGTCTGGAACGATCTGATGGTTTCATTTGATATTGTCGATTACTAAACTCCATTTCCTTTTCATAGTTTTTCAGAAACTCTTTCTCGTATTGAAAAAGCTTCTTTCCCATAAATTTTTCAGTAAATTCGATAATACCTAATTTCATCTTTGACACCCGCCTATTCATTATATTTATCATTTAAAATAAATTTCTGGAACTTCTTTATTAAACATTCTAAATAATGCAATTGCTTTTCCAATAACTTCACTAAAAGAATCAGTTTCCATGCATTTAGCTATTCCAACATAAGATTTAGTAGGCAATATATCTGTTGTTATTTTATAAGTTGCTTTAATAACTCCCTTTTTCTCATCGTATTCATATTTAATTTGATTTTTATTGATAGGTTGATACATATATGATACTGTTCTATCATATTTGTTAATTGGTACTATCACTTTAAGTTGAAATTCAGAAAGTAGATTCTGAATATCTTTTTCTGCACGTAATTCAAGATCGCTATTTACTTTTTTTGTTTCAATATTATCTTTATTATTATTTTTATCATTATATTCTAATCTAACTTTGCAAGTTTTTTTCTCTAGTTTTTGATTAATACTCTTTATTACACTAAGCATCTCTTCAGCCAACCTCTTTTGTTCATTATACATATCCATCATATTCATGGTCAATTTCCTCCAAATTTTATTATTTAGACATATATTCTTTTTTATTTTTTAAAAGATATTTGAAGACTTTCTTCCCTTTATCGACTGGTGAATCTTTATCTCCTAATAAATTCCATCTATCTAAGGTATAATAAACCTTCCGTCCAATAAACTTTTTACACTGTTCTTTAATATCTTTTTCCTTTTTATCTTTATCATAACAAAGCATAATATCTATATCTAAACCAAAACTCTTAATTAAATTGACTTGCTCTAAAGAAATGTCATCCCCCTCAAAGCTAGAGACATTTTTAATGCCATACTGCCAGCTTTTGAAAATACTTTTATATCCTTCAAAAAGAATAATCTGTTTTTCTTTTGAAATAAATGGCAATGTTTTGTGTAAACCAAACAATTCAATACTCTTATTTAGATTATATAAATACAAATATTTAAATTCATTGTCATCCATAGCTCTTCCTTTAATACCAAGCAATTCACCGTTAATGTTTCTAATTGGTGTGATAACTCTATGAGTTGACCAGTCGTAACCTACTTCCCACTCTTTTTGTGTATTTATATTTATTCCTTCATCTACCCATTTTTTATATGGAATAAATAAATAACTTTTTAATATATCTTCATCAATAACTTTATTGGGTTTTGTATCAATAGTATTTCTACTTTTCTTCCTCTTTTTTTTAATTTCTCTTAACCACTCGTTTAGATTGTTTTTATTTTGAATTTCCTCATCACTATAAAGCAATTCCTGATATTTTAAGAGTGAAACAATCCACATTTTAGAATCATGAAGACTACTTCTCATTTCTTCCTGAGTAAAAGAATTAAATTTTATATAAGATACAATATTAAAAATATCTCCTTTAACACCTTTTGATCTAATTCTAGAATACAGATGTTCATTGTTTCTTACTTGTACTGATCTTTTGTTATCACCGTCAGGAAGGGCTGCAACAATTAATTCTCCACCTTGTTCGTAATGGATGTTGTGACAATCAAGAGCGTCAAGTATATATTCAATCTTCTCATCTTTGAATATTTTATTCTTTATGACTTCTAAATCGCCCATGATTTTACCTCATTTGACCATTAATTTATTATATTTTTCCTTTTAGTATTGTAATCGATCCTCCCGCGTATAAGTCACCTTTTACATTGTAACAAGTTACTGATCCTCTACAATTAACATCCCCAGAAATATTGCCACAATTAATTGATCCATTTGCATCTACATTTCCATTAATGTCCCCGTTAACAATGATGCTTCCTTTAGAATTTAAGTTTGCTAAAACGCCATCAAATTTAATTGTAACTTCACCAGATAAATTTTTCTCAATGAGTTTTCCATTTACATATACGTTATTATTCTCAACTACAATATTTGAGCCGTTAACATTATAGCTTCTTCCGTTAATAATAATTGTACTCATCTTTTCACTTCCTTAATAATTTCTATCGTCTTGCACATAGCAAAAACCGACTTCTTTCCATGTATTATTGTTTAAATTCACCTTAAAAATAAGAATTTCTTGTCCATTTTTATTATCCTTACCTCGTCTATTCTTTGGAGTAAAGAGTAAATAATATTGATTTATAAATTCATTTCCTTCATCATCTATTTCAACTCTCTTCAACTTAAATTTTTTTTTCACATAACCTTTATCTCCATTTTTTGATTTCACCCATCTCCATGCCTCTATTTCATTGTCTCCGCCTTCGTATTCATCATCCCATAATGATCTTCCCATAAATACAACATCAGCTTCGTTTTTGATTTTTTTTGATTCTCCAAAAGCATGTTCATTCAAGAATCTTCTTGTTAATGCCATATCAGATAATTGAACATTTACCCACATTCGTAGATTCAAACCATTACCATTTGCTCTCGCTAATTTATATAGCTCTTTAAAATCATCAGTAATTATTTCCCATCTTGGTTTATTTCCAACATTTTCCGATGGCTTTCCTGTATCAATTAAAACACTTCTGTATCCACGATTAGCATATCTTTTTACAATTTTCTTTACATCCTTCATTACATAGTCTTCCATAAATACAAAAGCTATAAGTTTACTATTCCCTTCAGATATTTCTTCAACCCACTCTATCGCCTTCTTTAATTTTCCTTCTTCATTAGATGTAAAATTTCCTTCGTTTAATCTTTGTCTTTTAAGAATCTCCTTTGTTCCAACTCCTAAAGCAGTAACCAGAAGCAATTTTTTAAAATCTTTAACTGACTGTTCATTTGCAATTACAAGAAGCTTTTCTTTGTTTTCAATACACGACATAATAAATTTGTTGAAAACAAAAGAGGTTTTTCCACTTCCTCCAAAACCACCATATATCGTAAGTGTACCTAAATCAATACCCGTAGTTATATTTGTCATATGTTTACTTTTATAATATGGCAATCCTATATCTGGGTTTTTATCCCACTCTTTGATGTCTTGATGGAGATTTTCAAGAAGATAGTATTCATCATAATTACTATCACTATCAAGTCCAATTTGATTTACTATATCGCTCCAATATATAAATAGCTGTTCCTTTGTCATTTTGCGGTAGTTGTATTTCTCGGTTTCCTTTAAAACTCTTTCGCCAAAAAGTTTATAAAGTTTTTGAAGGATAGCGTATTTTTTTACATCAGAGTAATATCCCTCTAAATTATCTTGTAAATTTTCAACTTCATCCATAACTTCTGTTATCGTCTCAAATCCACCATATCTATCAAATCTTTTTTCAAACCCAAGCTCTTTAACATGTTTAATGACTGATATATCATCGAAAACCGTAATTCCTTTTTCGTACATATATCTTCCCAAATCAAAGAAGAAGCCCCACTCTTTATTTAAAAAGGTTTTATCATTTATTTTTTCTTTGTCGTACATATTGTAATTGTCAGGAAAGCACCAAAATAATGCTGTTAAATACGCTTCTGATATTTTTACCTCTTTTCTTTGTTTCTCTAGACCGTCAGGTTTTTTCTTATTAACTGCCATTCAACCACCCTAATCCAAAAATTCGCTAATATCATTGGTGACTTTTTTCTTTTTGTACTCTATTGATCTATTATTAAAATCAATATCCTCCATACTTTGGCTTAAGTTGGCCTTTTTATCAGTTAGTTCTTTATTTTTTCTTGACTTCTCATTTCTTTTTTTAACAATGTAAATTTTATCTACGACGATAGCAAAACAATATTTTAACTCGTTTAATGTACCCTCAAATTTCTTTTTTTTAGCTGCTCTAATTACTTTTTCGCAGTATTTATATGTTTCTTCAATAAGATTATAATTAAATCCAGCTTTATATAGTGCTTTTTTCCTATTTTGTTTGAAGTTTCCGTTTCTCAAAGGTTGTAAATAATCTCTAAAAAAGACATGAGGAACTGAATCAATTTCATGGATTCTTTTTATTGTATCATTAAGACTATCTAGTTCGTTACGCTCCTTTAATAAAAATTCTTTTTCTTGAACTGATTTTTCCCAACACTCACCATGATGATAATATTTTCTGTATTTATTTCCACTATCAGATATTGTCTCATCACATTTCATTTCGTTTATAGGAGACTTTTTCAAACATGTTCTGCAAATTACTTGTCTAGGCATACATAATCACCTTATCACATTATTGAATGAACTTTTCCAATTCTTTTTGAAGTGCATTATTCATTCTTATTTTTTCATCTACAGTATCACATCTAAGTGTAATTACATTAATTTTATGTCTTAAATTTTCAACTTGAGTAGTTAATTCCTCAATATTCCTATATGCTTCCTCTCTAGCAATCTCTAATGATTTATTTGCTTGATTTAATACTTCCTTAGCCTTATAAATCATGTTAAAAGCATTTCCTTCTTCTTCAGTTATTTTTTCAATCTTATCGAATAAAGTGCCATTTGATTTTACTTTAAAAATCCGTTTAAAGATCATTCTTTTTTACTCCCTTTCATTTATAATTTAATTTTTAATTTATTCTTTTTTATAACCTCTGCCAATATAATATTTTCTGTTAAATCATTGATTGATTCAGCAAAAGCATACGGTGTAATTTCTCCAGTAATTTTCAATAAAGCATATCCATCATCGTTAGGAACAACAAAGTACATTTTATTATAAATATCTAATATCATATCTCCAACTTCGATTGAAGACAACATAGAGAAAGTTTTCATTTTTCACCTTCGCTTTTTATTATATATTACATTAGTATTAATAACCTGTCAAGAATAACTTTTTAACTTCCATCCATTTATCAATAAATTCTTTTTCTCGTTCATCAGGTAACCTATTATATCTACCTTTTACCTGTTTAATATCTCTATTTTTAATTTCGACAGTTAACAATGATTGCTCTTTATTTTCATACTGTCTAATAAAATATATTTGTCTTCTCTTTTCAATTACATCGTCAACATAACTAGCTACACAATGGGAAAGCATGCTTCCTTCATTAATTATATCCTCTGCATCTTTTGGTGAAATTACTATATACTTCATTATTTTATTTTCATATTCATAACTTTTATACTCATCAGTACCTACAATTTCAGTTACTTTTCTGTTTTTTATTTCACTTTTAGCAGCATTATAATTCATTAATGCTATGTCATGCATCTTTTTTAGAGAAGAAGGATACTTTTCCCCTTCTTTTTCCATTTGCGAACACATTCTCCTATAATCTTTCAATAGTGTTAAAGCTTCGATTGGATTAGTTAGTCCTTGTTGGAATTTCACATCTCGGGTGATATATAAGGCCAATTTTCTCATATCTTTGTACTTATAGGTTTTTATTAGATATATAAGATCATTAACACATCTTGAAAATGATCTTATATCACTTTCTTCTATAAAACTTTCAAATAGGTTTTTATAGTTATTTCCGTTTATTTCCTTTGATATTAGATCACCAAGGTACGATATACCTTCTATATCCTTAAGTAGTTTAAACATGTATTTTGGAACACCAAGAATTTTATGGGGTCTACTTGTATTTATTTTTTTCGCTGAAGATGTTAGTACATCTTTTTCATTAAAAACATATCTTATATCCCTAAAACCACATGAATAAAATATTTCAATAATTGGATATCCAAAAAGTCTTTGAATAGCTCTTGTAAATAAATTAATTTTTTCATATTTCATTTTGGCAAAATGATCAATTGTATATTCAAATAATTTATAACTTTGATCTGTGCTTATCAAATCTAACAATTCTCTTTTTGACATTCTATTAAATAAACTATCTAGATTATAATTGTTTTCCTTACTACCGTTTTTATAACATTCTAATATTTTTTTCCCTAGATCAAATTTAACTTCAATTACGTAAGTTTCTTCTAACTCAAATTTACAATTATCAAAGTACAATTTATATCCATCTTCATGAATTCTAATATGAAATCTTTTATCGTCTTTTTGCAAACATTCCTTAGATCTTATTATCCTTACTCTAGAAAACAACTTATTTTTTTTAGTTTGATGCTTCGCTTCAGTATTACAATTTTCGCATCTATATGAATTCCAAATACGATTGCGAGTCGTGGTTCCACAAGAGCAATAAATTGTCTTAAAATTCCTTTCTCGCGTATAAGCAGCTATGTTTTGACATTTAGTTTTAATCTCTTCAGGCAATACAATACACCACCATGTTTTTAAATTAAATTGATGTTTTATCAAGAAAAATTACAATTTAAATCTTTTCTATAATCAATTGAGTTTACAAGTTTATTTATTTGTACCATAACATCTTTATTAAGAATTACTGAACTTGCTCTTTTCCCTTCTATTTCAGATTTAATTGCTTTCTTTTGAGTATCTAACAACTTTAATTTCTCATTTAAAGCTTTAATTTCAACATCAATTGCATCTAATTTAGTTTCTTTTTCCTCAATAAAATCTTCCATACTCTTCTCTTCTATTGAAATTTGATCGTTTATCTGTAAAATTTTATTCATAATACTGTTGATGATAATTTTGTCTATCTCATATCCAAATGTAAAATCAACATTAAAAATAGTAACCAAACAAGTATTTTGGGAATCTGTTATAAGTATGTGATTATCTTGAATGTAATAATTCCTTACTGTACTATCTCCTAATTGTCCATGATATAGAAAAGTAGAATGACTATACATTTTTAAAGCATGTTCTTGAATCCTCTCTTTATTCTTTTGAATATATTGTTTAATGTTCTTATCGTCCTTCATTTCGAGAATTCGCTGACAATATCTAAAGTAGAAGTGGTTGCTAATATTCATTTTATCTCTCCTTAATTTTTAAAATATGATAAATTACCAACCAAATGAAAATGGTACATATACTTGTATTTGTGTTCTAAACACCTTCCTCAAATCTGTTTGAGGTTGTAAATAATCAGTTTCAGTTACTCTAATCAAATATCTCCATTCGTGTTTTTCTGCTTTTACTCCTCTATGAATTGTTCACCAATCCCACTCTGAGACAGTACATGTTGGAGTTTTAATAATATCTAGTTTATTTTTTACTTTATTATCTTCAATCTGCTGATTAATTAAAGTATATAATTCTGCGAGGGCTCATCTGGTACTTCTAACTCAATTTGATCTTTTATAAATTCAGTTAAACACCTTTTTAAATTCATTCTCCTTGAAATTTATCCCTTCATCATTAATAAGAGGTACAATAGTCTCACGTTTTCTTTCAATTTTATTCCCTTCAATGTCAAAAAGCTCGATGTTCTGAATACTTCCAAATGTCGGAATTTGGTTATTATCTTTAAGCCACTCTATGAAAAAACTATTTAACTTATCTTCCAAATTTTTTATTTTATTTTTTTCTACATTTAACAACCATTCTTCTGCTATTTCTCCACAAGCATTATGGGCATTCTGTACTACTTGTTCTATTACCCATTCTGCATAAATTTTAGGTTTATGAATTACAACTTGACCAACATTAAAATATCTATCTTTCTCTTCCTCTTTTTCTTCATTTATCTTACTATTCAAAAGTTTTATTCCAAATTCAATTGCCTCTTCTTTTGTATCATAATAGTCATCACACCAATTATCATAACCAACAATCTCGAACTTCCATTTTCCATTTGCACTAACTATAGACATTTCTAATTCACACCTCTTTTTTTAACAATTTCTTATATTTCTTTGAACTTCTCTTTTGTACTAGTCCCCATCTTTTTCCTAGTTAAGTTCAACATCTTTCATCCTCTATGTCTCCCCTAACAAAGAAACACGTTTTTTGCTTTGTTAAATGTTTTTGCAATTTCCTCGATACGATCATATAAAACAAAGGTTCTTTCACCTTCAATCATTTCAACTTTCTGTATGTGTTGCTTCTTATCAAAGAAATAATTTGTTCTTATTGTTTTCCCCTCATCCACAAATTTGACTTCAGCACATAAACCGTCTAAATACGTATTGAAATTAACAGACAAGTAATCTGGATCTGTTAGATTTTCCAAAAGGTCATTTGGCCAAATTGTGTTTTTGAAAACTACATCGTGCAATTCTTTTATTAAGTCAGATTTCATATTTGTCCTTTGTCACCTCTAATTCTTTAAGAGTCTTATAAATATGATGAGCAGCGTTATCGGCTGCGAATTCAGCATCTCCCCACGCAAGTATCTCCCTTATTTTCAGTAAACTGTTAATAAGATGTCGTTCCCGTTTAAAACAATCTTCTAACTCTGACTGCAACTTGGTTACCTTTTCTTCAAGAGGCAAGTAGTACTCACAATAGAAGCAAAACTCATCAGTATGACACATACAAAAATTACTCATCCTTTTTCCCTCTCTTCCCCTATCGCGCATCGTTTTTATTATGGCTTTAAGCATTACATCACAGATCCAAGATAATTTTGGTTCCTCTGACCAATAGTTCAAGAGAATCTACAACTTCTTTGATATCACTCATTTCTATTTGAAGCCTGTTCGCCTTTTCCTCCGCTGCATCGGCACGAGCTTTTTCAGTTTGGTACTTCCTCTTGAGATCTTCTATACGTAGCCATTGTTCTTCCAGTTGAGTAATAGCGGACTTATGATTCATCCTCTATACCTCCTAACAAATGAGGGTGTTCATATATGTTGCCAATAACCTTATGATAACTTGACCCAAATTCTAAATCTTTCAATTTTCCAGATACGTGATGTAAAACAAATCTCCCAGAAGTAAATATAACCGAACCCACAAATTTCCGCATACCGTTGAAATGTCCTGATTCTGTATAGCCCATCTCTTCCGAAGCTATGATATCTCCCTCATATATTTCAATTCCGTTGGTGTCATAGAGTCCGGTAAATTGATCTACTGTTTCAGAATCTACTAGCCAGTTTTCATTATCCATCCATATTACATGGTGCTCTAAAATAGCACCGTACAAATAAAAACCATACACCCATTCTCCGTTATCGATACGTTTACCCCGAAACTTGATTGGTCTACTCATCAAACCCTCCAACTTTTTTCAAGACGTTCTACCCATTCGTCATCATTATTCCAACGATTTACTGCATACTTTACAGAACTAACCGTTCTAACTTGTTTACCGTCATGGAATGCACAATTAATGTACTCGGCAATTTCTTTTAAAGGTACTTGTTCTTCGTAATCTATAGCAATTTGTTCTGCTTCAAGATACGTGTATTTATTCATCCTCTGTACCTCCTAATCTCAGCTCAATTTCATCAACTCTAACTCTCTCATATCCCATTCATCATATTCGTAGTTTGTTTTTCGCCATAATGCTACTGAAGCTTCTATTAGGATTCTTTCCGTTTCGCCGAAGTTTTTTGGATTTTTATTTATTTCTATCGGACGACTTTGGTATTCCAAGTGATCGCCTTTTTTAGCTAAATATTTGCTTTTCCTATACTCCTTAATGTGTTGATCAAACCGGATTCTGGCATTTTGTTTATTCAAGTAATATTCTTCTTCAATCCGAAAGCCCATCATGTTTTCCTTTGTCACCTTGTATGCTTTCACCCCTATTCATCCCTTTCCCATACTACTTCCATTTTTAACGTTCCAGCTTCAATTGCTTTTCCGATTAAAGACAGGTCAAACTCTTTTTCCGCTTTAACATCCGTTCTCACTCCTCCAATAGTCTTCGATAGCATCTTTTACATCTGCTTCATACCTTGTATTTTTACTCAGCACTTCTAGCATTTCGATGAGATAGGCATTTTAGCCTTTCCATCCATGTCCATTTGTGATTTTATTGATAAATCCATAATTTTTCCCGGTTTACCTTTTGCTAGTTTGTCATTGTCCATTCTTCACAACTCCTTTAAAGCTTCGTTCGCAAGCATCCACATACACGAAGCGTCCGCGCCAGTATATTTCAAGTTGTCGTATTGGATAGATACGATTGCTTCTAGCGCTCCTCTCAATCTCTTGTTTTCTTCCTGATATTTCAACCCTAATTCTATGGTCGATTTTAATTCTGCGTCCTTTACTTTCAATTCCATTTTTATTGTTTTATATTCGAGTAGTATCCATAAAATTGATTCATTTATTTCATCTACCTCCATCAATCCTAACCCTTCTTTCCCACTACTCCGTCTTCAATCCAAAATCCACCATGTACTTGATGTGATCTCGTGCAGTTTTTTCGGTGACGCCCATGGTGATTCTCCGTTTCTGAAATTAGTTTTTGAACAACATTGTTCACTTTTTCCAAAGATTCTATATGATCTGGTGTTCCTCTTTCTCTAGCTTCATCTAGCTGCTGTCCCAGGCTATTCTGTATACTATACAAAGACTGCATAAATAAATCAGACTTCTTCTTATTTTTCATTTTTCTTTCCGCTCCATTAACAATCGTTCCAATTCCCGCCCTGCTTTGCGTAAATTGCGAAGGGTGCAGATATTAACACATAGCGTATATACGGCAATACATGCGGTAATGATTGCGAGTATGGTTACGTACATGGTAAAGACCTCCTTAAAAATAATTCGATTTAGTTGTTGTCTAACCACATTTCATTTAAGGCATCGATAAATATAAACAAACCCAAACAAAAGCTAACAAGAATAAACACTATCCCATAGGCTATATCTTTCACGCTTTCACCTATACTCTCTAACCAAATGAGAAATTAGCAGCACAAGTAATACTATATGGGCTTGTACTACATCTAATTCAATTCCGAAAATAAAGTATACAACTACACCTATAATGGCACCCGCAACTAAAATGCTTGAATAACATAACGCAACCCAAAATAGGGATAAAAGGAATAGATTTATATCTTCTCGCATGTCAGCTCCGATAAAAACTCATTCATATCCTGAATAACAAGCACACCGTCAAAATACGAGTCCCTATTAACAACGGATTGCCAAGATGTAGAATCGGTTTGGATTTTATGAATGCCAAGCATACCCTTAGCTTCTGCCGCAAATGTCCTAAGCATCTCCTTATCAAGCTTCCCATCGGATGCATAATGCCAAGCGATGCGACGGCTGCCGACGCTTCCTAGTGCGATAAAATGGAACGCCATATTAATGCCCCTTCCCCCAGCAAGTTTCACATTTCCAGATTTTACGTGATTCTTCACTTGTCAACCGTAAATACTCCTCATAATCAATAGAACACCCGTCTATTGTTCCTACAGTATGCGCTCCACAGATAGAACACTCTCCTGTGATAATGTCATCATCATATACAATAAGAGGTTTTTCTCTCGGTTCAATTTCAACTTTTGCCTCATACAGACCACCGTCAATAAACATGTATTCCTCACTACCAAGATTAGGTTCCTCGTTATGTTCATGTGCCCATTTATGATCTGCGCTTTCCATTTCGTTTAACCACATTTCATTTAAGGCATCGATAAATCGCTGTATTAGATTCTGCTCATCCTCATTATTTACAATGATCTTCATTCAGCCTCATTCCTCCTTCTCCCAGTTCCTATGTCTGTCAGCAATCATCATGGCGTAATTAGCAATATCGGCAGCTTCACGTATAACTTCATCAGGTAAATCATCCCACAAAAGGGCTTTTAATAATTCCCGATACTCTCTGGGCACCTGCCTAAGGAGATGTTCTATTAGGCAGTCTGCCCAGCCGCCTTTATGATCGTTTTCCCGTAGTTTCAGTTCCATCTGCTCCGCAAACCATTGAACTTCAGGGCGTAGTTTGATCTCTTCCTTCATTCCGATTCCTCCCTATTCACAAATCGTTTTGGAGTCTCAGTTCCTTATCTTTCGATTAGTAACCAAAGATCAACGTCTTCCTTGTCACAAAATTCCTGTGCTTCCTTTAAGCTTTTAAAATTTGCGAACCATACTTCTTCAGGGTGAAAGACTGCGTACCGTATCGATGGAGAGTATCCCAATTCGGATTCTTCTCTTTCGCATATCTTAAAACCGTTCCGTTCTTCTATAAGTTCCATTCGTCCCAAGCAAGTACACGTGGAAACTCTTTTGTCCGATCTATTAATTCTTGATATGAATAGTAATAGTAATAATCTTTACCTTCGCAATCGTCGCAACCATACAAGCAACAGGGTGCTATTTTGTTGCTTATATCTTGAGATGCTAGGCGCTTAATTGAAATCGTAACCTCATGTTCATCTCCTTCTTCCATTTTTCCTAAAAAGATATCACTCATCCCGTCTGTCTCCTCTAAGTAGCAACCAAGTGCATCATCTGCATTCTTGGCAGCAATATATAAATTATCGATTTTATAAACATTCATCCGTTCTCATCCCCTTTTGGTTTAATAGGGAGAAGGCTGGTGCCCTCTCCTTTATTCCTCCCAATAGTTTGTTGGATCAAAAACAATTTGACCTTCAAAAAATTTTTCTAAACAACCAGTGCAAAAGTGGTATTCTGTTTTTTGAGTTTGCAGGTGTAAAATTTCCTCTTTGAATTGTTCACATTGCACGCATTTTTCGTTATTTATAATTTCCATTTGTTTTATTCCTCCTTTAGTATCCTTGATCTTGCCTTTGGTGATTTACTTTGTTCTTTTTCATGTAAGCTTGCTCTATTTGTTCCCACCTAAAACCCAATCTCACTCCAATTTCAAAAAAGTGGGATAATGCTATTTTTAAAAATTGTTGTTTATACTTTTTGGGAATGTCGTTGATCATCCCGACGTTTTTAAAAAGCTCAATAAACAACACTGTTGTTCCACTTCTTTCCACTTCATCCGTAATGCAGAAGTCATCTTCCGGCAAATTTAGCTGCCGGGCAATAGAGAGGAACAAGTGTAGGCAATCCACGTATTCTTCCAGCGTATTTCCTGGTTCCCGATTGTTACTCCAGTGTTTGAAACCGCGCCACTCATTTGCCAATTCCGCGATTTCCACCTGCAATGCAAGCACCATATTCGGCAAGAGATCCTGACCTTCCAACCTGTGTTCTTTTATCATTCGTTCATCTAGTTCACATTGCATTTCAAACATTTTTTCTATGTTCACGATTTCTTAGCCTCCCATTGAATATCACAATAGCGTTTGGAAACGGTGCATTATGAGGGGAGCCACCAAATTTCAATCTGCCTCTGATGAATCGGATTTCCCCCTTCATGCAATAACCATGCCACCATTTTGTGTCAGTTCGTGATGGGACTAAACATACTACGGTTGCGCCTGCGAGTGATGATTCATACGCTTTGGCAATCCATTTACCGATCTGACGGCCATACGGTGGATTCATCCAGCAGACACCTTTCCATTCCTGTTTTAGGCCGTCTTCAGATGGCGTGAAATATCGTTTGCATTTGGCGTTTTCAGGAAGCGCACATACATCGAGTTCAAACCCAAACTCAACATTTAAGTCGTCAAAGAAATCTTGAGGCGTTTCCCACAAATCACTCTTTGATGAATAATGAACTGCCATGTTATTGCTCACTCTATCTCCTCCCTTGCTAACTCTTTTCGTATAGCTTGGGAAAGCCTGGGTAATAGCTTGTTCACAAAAGCTAGAGCCCATCTTGGATACCCTCTTATATAGAACTCTGCCGCATCAGATATGGATGTTTCATCATACCAATAAGCAAATTCTACATCACTATAAAGCCAATCATGACGTTCCAACAGATCCCACTCTTGTCTAGCTTTTTCTCTGGTAAAAGTCCCATCTCTCCGACAACTTATGATGTCCTCTTTTACCCGTTTAAGAGTTTCATCCCCATCATATTCCTTTAGCTTGTAAAACAACTTAGGGAGGAAATATCCCCAATTTGTCCTTTCTTTTGCAAAAAAATGGCGAAAATCTTCACATTCACTATGATGCCATTGGTAAGCACAATTCCCATAGTCAGTTACCGCCGCGAACATCCCTGTCTCATCTAGCAAAAATGTGCCCCATCCTTCGCCATCAATCGGGGAAATATCGTAGCGCCAATGTTTAATTTTCATAACATTACCTCTTTCTATGATTCGTACTGTTTTATTTCAACTTTGTTATAAATTCTTCGAGTCAATTCTGCCTCTTTTTTAATAGAATAATCGTTTGTGCTGAGATTCGTTCATCTACTACATTGATAATTTGTAGTTTATCTGTTTGGTCAATTGTTTTCCTTTCCAGCTCATCAATGAACTTGGAATAATTTAATTAATTATATTTTACTTTCGTTGTTTATTTCCAGAAATAATATCCATTTGAACTACAATTTGCAGTGAATCACCTACATACCATTTTTCCTTTTCGCAAAATTCCACTACTGATTTTTGCATGTTTAATAAGAAGTTTTCGTTCCAATTCTTTTAGATCAAAATATTCAAACGTTTTTATCATTAGGATTATTATCTCTCTCATTCTTCCTCATATATTTGGTTTTTTAATGTCTTCCATCACTATCATCATTATATTATTCCCAGATAATAATTACTTTTACTTTTTTGGTCTCTTGATTTGAAACAACAAAATGTCGGTTCATTTATATATTATTATTATATTTATCATTTGTCAATGGATTACTTGCACTTTCATAAAAAAGTGCTAAACAATTTGTTTAGCACTAACACGCTTACTCTATATTTCTTTTAAGTTCAATTTCACTCAGTCCAATTATTGAATATCCGCCCATATCTCGGTATGGACTTTCTCCCATAAGATCACCATTTGGATGCGTAAAGATTCTATTTTGCTTATCTATAATTCGAGCTTGCAAAAAAATATGTCGAAGTAACTCTTCAGGTATAGTATAAGTACCATCATCATTACTATATTCAGACATTAGTATTTTTAAGATTTCAAATGTCTTATTTACCGATTTTCCATAAGCTTTTTGTTTTTTTGCAACCAATGAACCCAAATCTTTCCCTATTTCCTCGTATGTTCTTTTTTCTTTTTGTATCATATCTTTTCACCATTTTCTATTTTCTTTTTATAATCTAAAATTTTCTTTACATACAGCCAGTCATACACGCTATGATTTGTCATATATTTTTTAGCTCTAGCAACTCCCATATTGTAAGATAATAGAGCAACGGGAATAAGGTCTTTTTTATTAACATGGTTAATCCAAGCATCTCTAGTACCAGCTAGTAGATAGATTCCAGCATCTACATTTTGATATGGGTCTTCCCAACTCCAATTAGGACCAATTTCATTTTTTACATCAGTAAAATTTTGTATATTTATTTGCATTAATCCATAATCCCTAGTATAGCTAATAAGTTTCGCATTAAAATTACTTTCCATTTTGATTACAGCAAAAATTAGAGTATGTGAAATGCTATATTCTAAAGATTTCTTTTTTATATATTTTTTCAAATCATTACTTAACGGCACATTCTTATAAATTTCACTTTCATATTCTATTACTGAATTATCTATTTCTTTAGATGCATAATTCTCTTCCTTCTTAATTTCTTTATCATTTGATGTTTTTACATCTTCTTCTGAAGTAACATCATCTTTTTTGACTTTTTCATTCAATGTTTTTTCTTTAAACAATTTATGCCTATATAAAAAGGGTAATTCTGATATTTTTTCCATATTAACAGATGTAGCAGATACTTTTATTGCTTTATTATTACTTTTTTCATTGTCAAACAAATATGTTGTTCCAATTATCAAAAAAAGTAATCCAGCAATAATAAACGCGTTCCTATATTCCATCATCTACCCTCTTATTATATTTATTGTTCATTTATTTCTTTAATATCCTCCAATACTTTTTCAAGCAACTCTACGTCATCTATTTTTGCATACTTAATTGTTCCTAAACTTTTCTTTAAGATTTTCTTTATAGTATCTTTATCATTAGTTTTTTTAATTTCCTCATCAATTCTTGAAATTAACATATCTTTATCAGATGTTTTTTGCAATGATTCTATAAAGTCGTTAGCATCCTCTTCTCTTCGTTTTCTTTGTTCGCTTTTAATTGTTTCTAAATCAACACCTTTATCAAATTCTGCTTTCACAGCATCTTCAAATACTCTTAAAAACTCATCTATATTATATTCAATTCGTGTTGGTAAATTTTGAAACCTGCTTCCAGCTGTAATATAATCATCACTTCGGAAGTACATGTACCTTTTTGTTACTTTCACATCGTCAATATCCTCTTTTTCGATTGTAATAAAAACAATGAAGTCAGCCATATTAACAAAAACTTCGGAGCCACTGCTTGATAATGACAATACAAGTTGATCATAACTCGATCCATTTTTCTCTTCTACCTTTTTGTCTTTACTATGTGTTAATGCCATAATCCCATATCCGGCTTTCATAAGTTTATCAATTGCATTACGAACTTTTTTCTTAACCAACTGATAACCAACCCCAAATCCTTGATTTGAAGTACCTCTTGCTCCAACACCAACAATATCATTAGTACGTTTCTGAGGATTTTTCCTATTCCATTCCCTGATTACATCTTCTGTTGCCATATCCCACATCACATCAGCGGTATCTAGGCCAATAAATTTAATACCTAATTTATTCTTATTCTCAACAAGTATTTTAATCATTTCTTCAAAATCAGACCATTTATTTACATCAACTGCTTTAACTCGTAATGCTTGATATCCTTTTTCAAAAGCAATGAGAAGCGAATTTTCAACGCCTCCAAAATATTTCTCACATACTTTGGCAAACAAAGATGTCTTACCGGATTTTGGTATACCTGATATCACCCAAAAATAATCTTCTAGCGCTGCTTTAGGCTCGTTAATACTTAAATTAAATAAATCAATTGCCATGAATATCCTCCATTATCTGAAATACAGAGAGGGGAATACTCCTCTCTGTATTTTATTATATTTTATTTTACTATAGCTCATCATCGTCTTCATCATCTAGAAAAAAGTCATCATCGTCTTCGTCTTCATCATTTAAGAAATCATCATCGTCTTCCTCATCATCTTCGTCACTTTCTTCAATTAGGTCATCAACAACAAAATCTGATTCTTCATACACTTCTTGCTTAAAAGTTCCTTTTTTTGCACCTGTAACTCTTAATTCAACAATATAATTACTAAAGGTATCTTCTAATCCATCTGGGCGCTCTCCTTCAAAATCTTCATCGTCATCATCATCTATATCATCATTAGGATCTACTCTAACAATTTCCACTGTATTCAAGCAGTGTCCATACAATTCAATAAAATCACCAAACTTCAATTTCTTTGTAAGTTTATTTGCGAATTTTTTAATTTTATCATTACCATTTGGTCTTATGACAAGTTGCAAATTCGAAAACTTATTGCCATATTGAATTGTATAAGCATTAATGTAAATTGCTTCTTCTTCATAATCACTATCTACAAATACAATTTCTTGACTAAAAGAGTTTATTTCTTTAAAGTTTTTATCTTCAAAATCTATGTCATCAATTTTTTTAATGCTCTTAATTATATATTTGATACTTTCATATCTTTCCCCGTTTTTCTCATATGAATTTTTTTGAATTTCTCCTGTGACTCTTACACTTGTTCCATTTTCAAGTTCCTGATAAATATATTCTGCTGCATCAAAATCTACCATACTTTTTCTAATCAATTTACCACTTTCATCTTCTTCTAATTGAACATTTACTCCAATAATATTATATCCTTTAGGTAATTCATTTCGTTTAGAAAACTTTAATTTCATTGTATCACCAGACTTACCTTTTTCTCCTTTTTTATAAGGATAAACAAAGTCTTGCTCACAACCAAATAACTCTACATTTAACTTATTTGTTTCACTAGTTTTAATTTGGAAACGAACAGAATTATAAGACTTTCCTTTCATTTTTCCACTTTGAATTTCTCCTGTTTTAAAAGCATGATCTTTGTTAATTCCTTCAACGATGCCCTCAAATTTGAAATATGATTTAGTTTGTTCTAGATTTCTTTTACTTTCTTCTGTATTCCCACTGGTTTCCTTTTCTTTGATTCCTTTTTTCGCCATTATAAATCCTCCAATTGACATTTATCTATATTAAGCTAAAAACTAGCATAATATACATTTATTTATTATATTTATCATTCAATACATTTCGTAGATTTTTTCTATTAAATCACTTATGGTACTTTCTGTGTTAATACCATTAATTTCTATCCCGTAATAGTTTTTAATATCTTCTAATATAATAACTATATCTACTTTCTTTATTTCTAATTCATTAAATGTGTAGTTAACTTTCAACTCTTCTGGTACTATACCTGTTATATCATAAATCATTAACTTGACTTTTTTTTCAACTTTCATACTTGTCCCTGATATTATATAGTAGTTGAAGATGCTACTATTTTACTATATAGGACCGTCCCTCCTTTCCCCATATGCTTATTTCCCTTATGAAACAGGAATATACTCTTGTTTTTTAACGTTGACACGTAATATTTCAAAATTTTTCTTATAAAAATCATTGCTTTTTTTATTGTATAGATTTCTCCAACATCCTATTTCATCTTTAATTACTGCCTCCTCTCCAAAAATTCTAACTTGATATTCTTTATTTTTTCTGAACAAGTATTTTTCATTCAATAGCTTAACGTCAGAAATACACTTGACAAATGTTTCATCAAATAAATTCAAAATCACATCTACCCTTTTCTTATATTTATTATTTGTTGAAAAATTATATCACCATTCTTTTGTTTTGTCAAAAATATTCCATAAAAGTTTCCACCATAAAGTTTTTAATTTTAGTAGTATGTAAAATGGCCTCTTTATGGTAGAAAACAATTTAAGTCAAAACCAATCTATTTTGCGAAACGTCCATGATGTAGAAGATCTTTTCTAAATTTTTTATATATCTCCTCTAATGTTATGTTATTTCTTTCAATTTTCTTTATTATTTTCTTTAGATTATCTTCAAATATATGTTCTTGAAAAAGCTCTTTAAATGCTCTTTTTTTATTCTCTTTATATATTTCCTCAAATTCCTTTAGATCCATATTTCTTTGTTTTATTTTAAACTCTCTAAAATCACTAATTGCGAACATCTGTTCCCCGGTCTCAGTCCAAAATCGATTTATAAAAAAGCAGAAGTCTTCAAAATTATTTATAAGTGCTTTTAAATTTTGTTCATTCTGCCAACCTAACTCCAAACTTTCATAGTTGATTTCATCATGTGTGTTAAGTTTATTCATTAAAGTTTCCTCCTTGATAATATTACTCATTAGTATATTGGTAAGTATTTCTTGGTGTGACCATTGTAACCCTCATTAAAGAATATTGTCAATGCTATATTTTATTATTTATCATATTAGCAAGTTGGAAAGGTTAATTTTTCCTTTCAGCTATTTTAGATAAAGAGCTTCTTGATTTATTTCGACATAAACTGACATTAATCAACATTTTTCTATAAATATTTTTATAATTCTCTGTCCATTTTTATTATATTTTATATATGTATTAAGTCTCACTATATTTTATCAAACATAGTGAATAGGGTCATTCTTTAATGAATGACCTTGTCTTTATTTTGAAATTTCCCCGTATAATTTATAGATATTGTCGTAATTAACAAAATCTTTTAATGAATACCAGTTATTTATCTTAAATTCTTTTGCAATTTCCTTGTATTGATCATTGCCTAATTCCCCATTTTTTTCCAATAGTTTTCTACCTAAATATATCATTCCAGAGCGGAATATGTTTTTACTTGTAAAATATGGGATTGATAGAGTTTCCCCAATTAAGTTAATTCTTCTATAAATAACAGAAGATTGAACAGGACCATTTTCATTTGTTGTTCTAGTTTGTGAATTTCTAAAGACATAATCATTAACAAATAACTCGTTTACATTTGAAACATTTTGTCTGTATTCCATCACTCCATTTCTTTTCACATATTCTTTTTCATTAAGGGCATCAATACATAAATCAATTACATCTTCTTCAACTTTAATTATTCTTTGGCTACCATCATAATCAGTTAATCTTAAGGTGTTATTATAACTATCAATATCTTGTTTTTTTAAGTTCCTAATTTCAGCAGCCCCTTTCCCATTAACACTTGAAAATAGCAATCTAATAGGAGCCGCATCTTGAGCATTTTCACAACGACTAATAATCTGTTTTATTTCTTTATAGCTCCAATAAATTTTTTTGTTTTTATCAACAAATTTATCGAACCAATCACTGTCAACCGTTTTAAGAATATTAATTCCCTTTTTATATCCTTTTGAGATGCACCATGAAATATAACTTGTTAAAATTCTCCCATTACTTTCAGATGACGCCTTTGTAAGAGGATCTAAATCATACAGCACACTTTCTAATTCTTTCATATTAAAATCATAAATATCTTTATTTGTAGCTTTCTCTGTATATGAACTAATTTGGAATATCCTCTTATAATTATTTTTAGTTTCTTCATTATCATAAATATTTAAAAACTCTTCTTTGATTTTCTCATTGTATAGATCATTTGGCAATTTTTTCATTTCAATTTACACCGCCTTTTAATAGAAGTTTGTTATAATAAATCTTAGCTTCTTCTAATTCTAAGTAATTTATTTCAAGTTCTATTTTTACTTTTATATTGTGATTTAAATCTAAAGCTCTCTCAATAGCAAGAATTGTATGAAATCCATTTAATATATCTATCCTTGATTCGTCAATCCTCAGTGTTAACTCATCTTCATTATAATGAATAAAATTTTCATTTGGTTTTTTTAGGACATTCAATACAACAGGTTTAAAGTCATATGTTGAATTTAAGATACTTTCTGCAATTTCACTTACTAAGTTGAAGTTTATATCAATTGATTGGCTTAGTATGCCTTTTTTATTCTGTACATACTTATATTTCTTTGTTATGTCCAGATTATACTTTAGTAAATCTCTTTTATACAATTCTGCAATTCTATAAGCGTATTCAAATACTATATATTTATTTTCTGACTCTTTTATGACTCTTCTAAATACAAGTGGAAATTCTTCTTTTTCAAAATTTTCGATTGAAAGATCTTTTTGCAAAATTTCATCTTCATTTAGAGAAGTACTTACAGCTTTCTCTATCTCTTTTTCGCTAAAAGCTCCTTTTGGATTAATTTCTTTTATTTTTGTTATGAAATAAAGTTCCATTCCTATTCGGATTATCATTTCTTTTTTTAATGGAATATCTCCATTTATTATCTGCTGAGTTTCACCACGAAACACTCCATAATTTTCATACAGTTTTTTTTTCAAGTTTTCTTTCTGATTATTGTTATGTTTTATATCATCTAGTATCTTTCTTAGTAAATTCACATATTCCTGTTTATCCATGTGCTCATCCCCTTTCAACTATTTGATTCAGCATTGTTGTGTATGTAATTTGATATATTTATATATTATATCCTATTGACAAGTGTTTTATAAATATTTCCATTATCTTTTTTAAAAAGCAAAACATAGTGTTTTTATCTTCAAATTTAATTATATATTACATTCTTTATTTATGCAACATTTTTTTATCTTCTTTATTTGTTCTGTAAATTTTAATTCATTATTTTTATAATCTATATAACAAAAATCTCTCTTTTCATATTAGCTTTTTTTAGAATAGATTTTGCTAATTCAATCGCATCGTTTTCTGATTTTATCATAGACACTCTTGATTCACTAAATTCCTCCTCAGTTTCTTTGTTTTCAAAATAAATGTCAAAGTACCTATCTTCATAGTTCTTGATAACCATCGATAAGTCCTGCTTATTTTCAACTCGATTATCAATTCTCAAAAGAATGCCCAGATCTTCCACATATGGCCCTATGATCATTTTACATTTCCCCTTCTTTTGGTATTTTATTATTTGTTATTTTGTTAATATGATACAATTACTTATGTCTACAGTCAACATAATTTTGTAAGACTGCTTAATACAAATCCCAAAGAACCTAATGTATTATACAATACACTAGGTTCTATTTCTATAATTCTGGGTTTTTCCATCTGTTTTAACAATTTCCTTTATTCTAAGCTTAATTTTGTCTTTATTAAACATTTTTTTCTTATCTAATCCATATTTTTCACACAGCCTTTCATAACTTGCTACAAGCCTTTCATCTGGCCTATTTTCTAAGAACTTAATCAAATATGTCCTCATTTGTTCCTTGAATTTATCGTCTTTAAATTTCTCATTCAATTTTGAACAATAATCTTCCTGAAACTGACGTTTTTGATATAAATCTTCTAAATCTCTGATAATTAATCCTACTTTCTCCTCATCTATATTCTCGTTTCAGAATCATTAATTAGATTTTTGAAAAGTAACAATATTGAATACGAAGAGCCTTTAATAATCGAAGCACTTGAGAAGTATAAGAATAACGATTGCAGCTTAATTGATATTGTAGCATCTATTAAGGCCGAAAAACAAAATGCATATATATTGACAACAAATACACGAGACTATAAAAAAATAAGCACTCGATATTTTACTTACGAAGAAGTGAAACAATTATAGTTAAGAATTCTTTGATAGAGGTGAGCAATAATGGACAACTTATCTCAAAAGGAAAAATGGAGTCTCGATGCTAATTTAGATCGATTAGCAAGAAAAAGATTTTCTAATATATATGCGTTACTAATGTTATAAGTTTTCTTTAATATGTTAGCTGTCTCTAAGATGACTTCATTAATAACGATTAGGGTCATTTTACTGTAATCTACTTTTGAAACTAAGTCATCGATCGAATCCGAATGCTTTTCTTCATTGTATGTCAGTATATTTACAATTAAATCTGAATCAATAAGAAATTTTTCCATATTTTATTCCTTCTCTTTCACTTTATCTTTCAATATGCCTAACACACTTTTTATTGATTGAGGTTTAACTACTCTTACTCCAACAATATTATCATTTTGATCAACTATTAAACTAAGTCTGTCCCCAGCCTCTAACTTATACTTTTTTCTAATTTCAGCAGGGAGAGTGATCTGCCCTTTTGGAGTCATTATTCCACTTGTATAATATTTCATTTTATCTACCTTACCCTCAACTTAATTTCTTTGAGATATCTCCCTTGCCCATTTAAGATATTTCTCTTGTTTTTTTGCAGATAGATCCTTAACTAAACAGCTCAGTCGCTATAATAATGTCACCAGTAACATTCGTTAACTCTTCAAATTCCCTTATCATCTCATCTTTAGTCAATTTTATAGTCACCTCTTTTTATCAAAAATCTAAGAAGGCTATTAAAGGTATTATAAACCAACATAACCTTCTTGCCAATTTGATTTTTTTATTTGCTAATCTTTATATGGGTCATATTCATTTGAACCTGCCATACACACACCAATAGGTCTAAGAACATGTCTTATATATAAAGTATCTTTATGGGCCTCTAACACGCCTCTCAGTTGCTTATAAACAAATGGACTTTCATCTGTACCAGCACCCCGCAATTCGACACCATAGCTCTTTATTGCTTTATACATTTGTTCTGAAGTAATTTTTCCACCACTCCTAGTTCGTGTCTTCCAGTTCATTTTCCCAGCTGCCTCTGTTCGACTCATTATACGACCAGCTCCATGAACAGTACTCTGATAAGAATCTTTATTCTCCTGCGAGTCTTTACCTTCTACAATAACTGATACATCTCCCATACTTCCACCAATAAATCCCCATTGGTTAGGAGCTAAAGGCGTTGCTCCTTTGCGAACAACAATAACTTCTTTTCCATAATGCTCTTCTTTCCAAGCATAGTTATGGTGATTATGAACCGAAAACATACATTCTGCTTGTAAAATTTTTAATACAGTATCAATTACATAGTCTCTTCCAGCATAAGCATATTTACCAGCTAAAGTCATTGCCTTATAATACATATCACCTAATTCAGAATTCATATCTAGCAATGTAGGAGCTTGATCCATACTTTCGCCTGGTGCTTTATCTGAAAATTTTTTTCCAGCAGCTAAATTCAAAAATCCACTTGCTGTTTTATGTCCAAATCCTCTACTCCCAAAATGGTTGGCAATCCATACATCTTGTGTTTCCTCTTCAAGAAGTATATCAACAAAATGATTTCCACTACCTACTGTTCCTAATTGGTTTCTTGCTAATTCTTTTAATTTGTTATGTTCCTGAATGCCAATTTGTTTATAAACATTCCAAAGTTCATCATCAAACAACTCATGATCTACTTTTTCTTTATTGCCTCTGCCAACTCCAAATGAAATATTTTTAGAAATCTCATCCATTATTGAAGAAATGTTATTTTTAATGTCATCATATTTTATATTTGTCCTAATTGCTTTGTTCCCACATGCAATATCATAACCTACTCCACTAGGAGAGATTTGATTATTATAAACCACCACCCCACCAACAGGTTGACTATATCCTTTGTGATGATCAGCCATTAGCAAAACTTGTTCAACACTTCCATAGTTAGAACAAATAACTGCTTGTTCTACTGCATTTTGTAAAGGTGTTCCCCAAACTCTGATACCATCAATAATCTTCACCATATTTTCCTCCATATCCCATTTAATTTTGATATAAAATTTAAAAATTAAATCATTACGAAATTTCATCTACAGTGCTTTATTATGAATTTATAAAAATTGCTTACTTTTATTTGGATGCGATATACCTCAACATCGTATCCATCAATATTATCAAATTCATTTAAATTATGGGTAGAATAACCGCAATTGTGCAAATTGCAAATAAACTTCATAGGTAAACCTAACTTCTTCATACGCCTCTTCCGGTGTATTTCTATACTCTAATTGCCTCATTTCGTTACCTCCCAATATCTTTCCAATGGTTAGCATCTTCGTGATCACAAAACTTTCTGGCTTCATCTATATTTTTAAAATCATCAATCCATACAAGATAAGAGTTGCGGTGAAAGACTACAAAACGTTTAAATAAAAAATAACCCAATTTAAATTCTTCTCTTTCGCATATCTTAAAACCGTTGCGTTCTTCTATAAGTTCCATTCGTCCTCATCTCTCCTTTTGGTTTAATAAAGGAGAAGGCTGGCGCCCTCTCCTTTATTCGTCTACTTATTCCCAGTATAGTTCTACATATTCCTGTGCATGTTCATTGACAATCTCATTCCTCCACCATAAACAATTTCCCATTTTTCACGATCACATCATTGTGATCGTCGGGGCAAAAAAGACAGCTCCCCATGTAATCAAAATAAAAGTCCTGTGCGCAGTCTGGGCTACAAAAGAAGTCATTCAGGAATTCACTGAACTCAATATCCATATCTGGTGATAACTCTTTTTCGCAACCTCTACATTTTAATACTTCCATTCGTCCCCATCTCTCCTTTATTCGTCTACTTTTTTCCATGATAGAGAGATGAAATCTTGAGCAGATTCATTGACAATGTCATAGATTCTTTCCTCGGTCTCTTCTGGTGTGAGTCCTTCCAATTCCTTATCATCAATTTCAATTTCATCTTCTCTACATGCTGCTGGATACCCAATGCTGAGTTTATATTTTACTTTCATAGTTTATTTCCTCCGTCTCTATCATAAAATTCATAACATGTCTTTCCATTCATTTTCACCTGCTTGCAACACTTACTGCAATAAATTTACTGTTCGAATCCATTGTAAAATTCGCTTTTTTTCTTGAGCTTTTTTAAGTCAATTATTTGATTATTACCAATACATCTCTTTTTTGCTCATGGGGTTTCGCCCCCTTTTCAATATCATTCCAAGTTTCTTTATAGGTTCGTCTTTTATTCTATCACCTCAAGTTTTGTATACTTAACAACATGTCCACATTTATTTTTCCAAACATGTACATTATACCATTCTCCATCTTCGCAAAAATTTTTAAGCTGAGTATCTCCCATTTCTTCCCTGCATTCTGGACAAGTCCAATTCACATTGATGATCTTTATCCATGAAGCCAGCCTGCTGAATCCCTATTAGGTACAATAATCATTCTTATTGCCACTTGTCTCACCCTTTATATAAATTTTTTAATATTACTTTGGCATATTGAAACTTTTAGCTACTTTTAATAATATTTGTTCATTCTTATTATAAAATTCTTTTGAAACTTCATAAGAGAAAAAATACTGAGTTTTATTTTCTTCTGAAAGATAATATACTTTAGCAATGTACTTATCATTTACCTTTCCTAAAAACATTTGAGCTTCAAGCCCATTATCAAGTATAATTTTTTGCTGAGGAAGTTTTAATTCCGAGAAATCATCAGTAATTCCTTCAATATAATTAACTCCATAAACCCTAATATCAACATCAGGATTCCCAATGTATAAATCTTTTCCATCACCATTGTCAAATTCTTCTTCAGAAATCCACTTGGCGGGATATGTTATCTTATATTTGTATCTTTCATTTGCATATGTTACAGTTTCTTCTTCTGAAGATAGTGCAGGAACAGGATTAGACAATGATGCCTGTGTTTCTGTATATTCGTCGTCTGTAGTCGATAAAACATTTTTATCATTTTGACTAACGACTTCTTCCTGTTTAAATCCACATGCTGTAATAATCATTAGCAAAAATAGAATACTTAGCTTTTTCAATGTAATTCCCCTCTAAATGTTGTATTTGTGAGATAATTTTAATTACACCTACCTTAAATATTATTATCAATTTTTCATTGATCAATTAAAGTACTTTTTATATTCTTCTATCTCTTTGTAGATTCCATAAGTCAGATTATTCCTCGATTATCATCATCTTGTTTGCCTTATTTTCTTCCAACGTCGATCCAATAAACAAGTAAATCCATGCTAATTTTTCTCCATTTTTTAGATAAAAGACATGTTTTATCTATCAATTAATTTATCTATTTCTTTGTCTTTTTCATATTTTCTAGATTTATTTTTCTTTTCTCTTCTCTAATTTTCATAATTTCTTCTTGAGGAAAATATTGTAATAATATTGGTTCAGAATAATATTTTGTTTCTCTCATAAAAAATGGCCTATCGATAACTTCAATTACAAATTCCAAAGAGTTTCTAACTTCATCTACCTTCAGATTGTATTCGCTACATATTTCATCAATGTTCATGCCATCACTAAGACAGGAAATAATAAGTGAAATAGGTATTCTTGAACCCTTTATTACAGGCATTCCGCTTATGATTTCTGCATTCATGCTAACATCAGGATAATTATCTGCAATTGATTTAAAGTAGCTTTTTATTTTTGTTTGAATTAATTGATTAACCATTTTGCTATACCTCTACATACAAAGTCTCTCTCGCTTGAAACTATTCTCTTTATGTTTGTTATTGTGAATTTCGTACTAAATACTGATTCCAAAGTAGCCATAAAATTCCCTCCATAATTTCTTTGATTTCAGCCTTCCCTGCGAATCATAACAGCCTGTTGAAACACCTCAAAAAGAGTGCTATCCCAGGTTCCAAGGGCATCGCAAAGGTTAAAATCATTGCTGCTATTAAATAAATTTCTTCCCAGTTGAACTATTTTCCGATATCCGCTAGAAAGCGTCCCGTAGGCTTCACTTTCTAGCTCTTTCCCATTCTCATCTTCTTCATATACACGTTCAATAACCACACGTTTTTCCTTGGTCCAAAAATCGACTTCCTCCTTTTCAACTTCTTTGAATTTGTACATCCAGTCAAATGGGTATTCTCCAAACCTGCCGCCCGTCGACTTATATATCTCCGGCATTGCGAGTACATAGCAGGCTGCTTTATACTCCGTGTCATATTCCTGGTAGACTCCGAGCAGCAAATTATAATTCGCTTCGTGTTCCTCACTAACAAAAAACATAAATTTTCACTTCCCTTTATTTTTTTAGTAGGCCAAATTTATCTTGTTACCTCTTATTTTACTTTTTTATTTAATTTTGTTGTACGTATATCTCTAATTTCTTCTTTAGTATACCAATGAGTTTCCCTTGGCAAAAAGTCAACAAATTTAAGCAGTCTTTTTTCAACCTCATCTTTATCTTGTACTTCAAGTGCATAAAGCTTGAATTCTTTTAGAAAATCGGATAATCTTACTACAACAATTTTATTTTTCCTTTTATCCCATAAATCTAACTGATTATTTTCATAAAAATCATAGTCGTAATCGTACCTATTTTCATTTTCTTCATCAAAATATATGCTAATTTTTGAAGTAGAATATGCTAATAGTCGTCCAAGCTCCAGTAAAATTAATTCACATGTTTTTCTATCATATACTCTTGAAACAATAATAATATTCTTTCTTATAAATGATGGTTTGTTTTTAGGTTTTTCTCCAAAAAGTACCCACCCAAAATTATTCAAAAATACCTCGTATTTGCATAATATTTTTTCATCACTAAATAGTGATGGTTTAATAATAAAAGATTCTCTGTCTTCATCAATTCCACGTATTGACATATTTATACTAGAGAGATGAGACTTCATTTTTTTAGTTATTTCCAATAAAAATTCAGTCTCATTAATTTTATGAACCGTATCTACGGTTACATACCCTGTATTTTTCAGTAATTCTATAGTCTGTTGATCATTGTTATTTCTTAGCCACTCGACTATCTTTCTGTTGACAACAAAATCTTTATCTTTATTTTCATCACAATACATTTGCATTTGATTAATTAGCTCGCTGCGTTGATCTAGGAACATTCCTATTTTCTCAAATACTGACTTATCAATCACTTTATCTAGATAATCGTTGAAACATTTCCTGATATCTGCCCCTAACTTAAGATAGGGTTTTTCAAAAAATGAAGGTATAAGAAGTTCAAATTTTTTTAATTCTTCATCCCAATTTGTTACAATTTTTTCAATTCCGTTGTATATCGAATTAATTTCCTGAAGCCTAAGATTCCTTTTTGCTTCTTTATTCCATTGTGAACGTGTTTTTTTATCTTTAAATGAGTTTAAAGCGAATTCTTTTACACAGATTTTTCCTACATTTAATTTTTTACCATTAAACTTATTAGTAATATAGTAGATTTCCTTATTATTTTGACCACATAGCGAACACTTTTTTCGATTTTCGCCTTCTAGTATTTCATAAGGGATAAGTAAATTGTCATCTTCTTCTTTCCACTCATCTTGACATAACTTAATTATGTTTGGAAACATATCATTTACTGTTATTTTGTCATGATCTGATAATTTACTTTCAATTATCTTATCATTAATTTCTTCATTCTCAAGCAAGAATTGATACAAGGTTTTATAACCTTTAATTGACTCACTATTTACCAGTAAGTTCCTTTTCTTCTTATCCTTAAGAAGTTCCATATTCAGACTCTTCATTAGAATAAAACAAGCCCCCTTTGGTATGTATAGTCTACATTCTATTGTATAACTTTTTACCAAAAAAGGAAATTGTCACTTTTAGATTTTTATTGATATCCCTCTGTTCTTTAATTCCTCAATTAATTCTTCATTACTAAATTTAGACAAATCACTATTGGATACATCTTTTTCTTTTTTACCTTCTATCAATTCTGCAACATCATCACGAATTTTCAATGCCCAATCCCATCCCGAAATTCCATCAATAACTGTAATTAGCTTTTCATTTTTGCATTGGTAAAGTGTAATTTCTGGCTCTTTATTTTTGTTGCTTCCTAATTCTTGATAACAAAGAACAAATGAATCATCTGGAACCTCTACAAGTTGGTTAACTTTAACAAATTTTCCTCCAAAAGCATATCCATTGGTTTTGGATTTATCTACACTTGATATAATTTTTGCCCATGCTTTATGTCTTGTGGATAATTCAAACTTAGTAATCATATGCTCATCCCTTCTACAATAATTGCAATTTTTGTTTGTTGAATTAAACTAATTATAATCGTTTAGTTTCTGGAAACTTTTCCTTAGTAATACTGCGCCAAAGAATATCACTTTTAGAAAAAGGCGATTTTTTCATTTCATACACAGTTTTTTCTCAAACATATAATTAAACTCCATTCATAAATTGATCTTTTTAAAACGGTACTAATATCTTCTATAGCAGACTGGATGTATACGTATGTTGCATCTAATATAGCCTTTCTTTCTCTAACTTCTTCTTCTGATAGGCCAGACCATTCAAAGTCAGTAAGAAGCATATCATAAAGACCTTGTGGGTATTCTGCTAAGTAATTTAGCCAATCATCAAAATCCCTTGCTTGAGATTCTTCAGTATCTCTTGTTTCAATTTTAGCAACAATCTGTTTAAACTTGTTCATATTTATCTCTTCCTTTTTTATAAATAGGACTCCAAATCATTTTTTCCACCAATTAACTTAAATCTATTCAAAATAAAATTATCTAATTCTTTTCTGCTAACGCCATTGTAACTGTCTTCATTTGAATGGCAGGTAAGTTCTTCAAGCACCTCAAATAATTCAGGATATTTATCTTTCATTATCTCTTTGATCCTCTGCCAGTGACCTGCAAACGCACAGTCGTAAAAAGTATTATCAGAAGTATCAACAACTCCTAGGCCAGTTAGAGAATAGCCTTTTTTCTTGTAGTCTAATTCAATTTCCAAATATCTATTAGACTTGAATATATAGTTGAAAATTAACCCGCATTCTTTTTCCCAATCTTCAAAAGTAATTGCTTCAACATTTTCAATTGTCATATATTCTTCTAGCAAAGATTCTAATTCAGAATCAGTAATTGTATTCAAATATTCATAACAGGCAAATTGTTTTGCTTTAACTGTATTTTCACCTTCGATGTGTTTTTCAACATACATTTGTAATAGCAACTTTGTCAAACTGATTGGTTCACAAGTAAAGTGTAATGTTTGTTGCACCTTAATCTCTCCTTTGTTTGGGTTTCTGTTAAATTTTCTAATTTATAATCATTGCAAGGGCAAACAAGCCAATACAAATAGCAATTCCAATACCGATATTTTTCAGTTGTTCTAAATTTAAGTTCATAATTATCTCCTTTATTTGTTGTGACAAAAATAGGCGTGTTACATGAAAGTATCACGCCTATTTAATACAAACTTTATTCGTTTGTGTCCTTTGTGTCTAATTCTTCCGTCAATGCTTCTTGATGTTCATTAGCCGCTGCTATCTCTTGAATTCCATCTTCTGAAACTGCTTTAATCCTCTGTGCAGCTTTTTCAAATTCCTCAATGTTTTCTTCAAAATGGGCATTCATAGCCGCGACACGACCAAGTACATTTTGTGATTTTGCTGAGCCAGCAGTGCAGTGCATACCGTACGATCCTTGGCCACTAGTGTACTTTCTAACTAAAAACTCTTTTGCCCAAAGTCCAAACGCTATAGGACTTACTTCTTTTTCTATTGCCTTTTTAGCTGTTACGAACAATATTGGTGTATGCACTTTTTTAAGCATCTTATTATTAGTTTTTTGGTCAAACTGTTCGAAAGCCTCTTTCATGTAATTTGTCAATTTAATCATTTCATCAAGAATTGTTTGATGAAATCCTGTTTCTTTAAATGCTAAAGAAAATTCTTTGACATCTTTACCTTGAAGACCTCCTTCTCTACCGCTAACAAGCATAATACTTTGAATAACAAGCTCAGTATCAAGTTTCCTTTTTCTTGAATTTGCTGAAATGTTTACATATTTTCGGAAGAAGTCGCTATTAGCAATTTCATTTACATGTTTCATTACGCTACCTCCAACTTCAGAACGCAGCTTTTCAATTTTGTTAAGTGCTGTACCGTTATTTAACCGACTAAACAAGTCATCAACTTGTTCTTCAGTCATATTCTTCATCTCTACAAGAGTTAAAGAATATTCCCCGAAGATATCGCGTAATTCTTTATCTAGATCTTGGTAGTATTTTCCTTCAATATCAATTTCTATAATTTTTGTTTCTCCATCTATTTCCTTTTCTACAGGTACCTTTGGAGACTTAGTTACTGGAAACTCACCTTGTCTGAACGCCATCAATGTCGATAAACGTTGTTGACCATCAATTACCCAAAGATACTTATCGTCTGTACTTTTTACATAAATATCTGGAATCGGAAAATCAATCAGAGCACTATGAACTAACAAACTCTTTTGATCTTCAGACCATACTTGGTTTCTCTGTACTTCTAAGTCAAATCTGATTCTTTTTCTGTTCCTAACAAACCAGTTGATTGACTTGTCGGATTTCGTTTTTTTAACAACTGAAAGTTCTTTACTCATTTTTCGCACCTCTTTATTATTTTTTCTATTTAAAAATTCAATAACTTAACTTGTTCAATGTCCATGTTGTTATTTTAACTCAAACAGCTTTTGTATTCAAGTTTTTCATCTAATGTAACATAAAAAAATCAACCAGGATATTGTTCCAACAACAAATGCTGTCTGTAGTACAGTTGAAATATCATTTTTACTAAACTTTCTATTGATTATATGGTTATTCCTTTCGTTAATTTCTTTTAAACCAACCAATGGGTAATTCCCTTCGGATATTAATTCTTTAAGTTTGTTTATTATTTTTACTCCATTTTTATTATATTTAATATTATAGATTAAAATATGTCCTTCCTCATCTCTTGAAGCAATTACTTCATTATATATACAAAGCTTATCCCCTATTGTATATAAGTTGCCTTCGTGATTACTTACGTCTTCCTTTTCTCCTTCAACAAATATTTTTATTACTTCCTCGTTTTTAATCCTTCTCATTTTCTCACTCCCTCAAAAATAGATAAAAGCCTGATTTTATATAAGTCCCTTCGTCGATCTCCCAATTGTCTAAGTATACAGAAGTCTCATAGGGGATATCTTTTGTCCATTTTTCATAGTGTATTTGTTGACATTAAAAGGATTTTTTTATATATTGATATCAACTGTAGTTGTAGTTTTGTAGCAAAAAGACGAAATGTGCCCCAACACATTTCGTCTCTCATACAATCAGTTGCTTTATGGAATTTATTTTTTTTGAAAACAGTCGCTTTATGATATCTCTGCTTGGTATTAAAGCGGCTGTTTTCGTTACTGCTATTTTTCCAAATTCCTTAATAACACATGGCGTATTTAAAATACCCTACCTGATGGTAGGGTATTTGCTTACCATAGATGGTTTTATATCTCAAAAAATATGTGCGTTTTGTCAAGAAACTAAACATCAAACCTTGATGATTAGTGTGGGTACTGACATACCCTTATTGATCTACATAAAGAATAGTTCCCCAATTGTAGGCCCATGATCAAATTCGCCTTTGAAGTCTTTGTTTTTTATTTCCATGATTCCCCCTTATAGAAACTCTAAATCCTCATTTCTACTAGCGGCTAATTCCATACCTTGTGCTAGTAGAAGAGACCTTTCCTTGTCTTTGTCATGTTCAGGCCATCGGGAAACTAGTTCCCGTAGCCTTGGAGCTACTTTTCTGCATTCTTCCGGGGTCAGAACTCCATCACAGTCGGAGTGATCCAACAATGGAACAATGTCATCTTTAACAGTATCCCATGATATTGGCTTCGCATCAGGTGATGCGAAGCCTTTCATGACATGTAGGTTTACTCCAATCTGATTAGCGAGCTTCTTTCTGAAATGATTAAAGCTGCTATAAGACCATCTTACATCTGCATGACTAAAATCCAAACCCATTTTAATATCCTTCCTTTCTTAATTCATGTCGATATGCGCCGAGTTGTTGTAGGTAACGGTCTGCTAATGGTTTGTTGTTGAACTGTTCGTAATCAAAGCTGTTCATGATTTCGTCCAGCTTTGAAAGTAAATCTAGTTCTTTTTGAGAGAACTTATAGGAATACTCCATAATATTTTTATGGATGCGGTTAAAGGTATCCGCAGGTCGTCTACCGAAGCGATCCATATGCGCCTCAGCTGGTGATGGCTTCCCGGACTCGAATACACGAATTCCTAAGATATCTGCTACTGCTAGTAACCTACCGAATTTTTGCTCTCTTTCCATTTTTCATCCCTCCTATACCCACTTTATATCAAAACGTTCTTCAAGTCGATACATGGCGTACCTTACCGACTCCTCGATTCCCATGTTTTTGTATTGGTTTTTTGTCATATAGTTGTAGGTTGTAACATGTATGAGGTTTTCACCTTCTATCCAGCTGTTACAGCTGGGGAATACAGAGGTAAAGTACTCTGTTATCTTCTCCCCATCATGAGTGGCGTACAGCTGAACTACGCCGCCCAGCTCACAGTTATAGGAAGCAGCCTCCCGAATGCATTTCTTTACATTCTTGATGAAATCCTTTTCGGAAACTTCTATTTTCATGCTTTCACCTCCTTATTGTCTTTAGGAGGGAATGAGAATTCCACATCGTCATAATAGTGATGATCAAACTCATATCTTTTGTTCTCCAGATCCTCTATTAAAAGATCTGGAGTTTTTAAATATTCGAGATACCTAAACCAATAGGTGTATATCTCTATCCATATTAACCCAGCAGTATGCAACTCAATTGACAGTTCGATGTTGTTTTTCTTGAAGTAATTACTGCCAGCCCGGGATATCTTTAGGCTGACACTGTACTCAACTCCGTTGATCTCTAACCTAGTTGGAAAACCCGGCTTATCTTCGCCCGTTACAGGGCACTCAAAGCATGAATTTTCGAAAATGTGTCTTGGTAAATCAAATTTTATAGTTTCTTTTTTCACGGACATTATACAGCCTCCTTTAAAACAACTCCGCCGCCGTTGTGTGTACTCCTTAGCAGAGGCCATCCTTTGTGGTACTCTATTAAACAGGGTTTTCCTTCGCTATCAAATATAGATAGTTCCCCTCCTTGGCTATAGGTTACTTCGTACCCTTCTGGGAGTATATATTCCTTACCCCCGTCACATTCTACGAAACCATAGTTTCCTTCGAATTCGAAGGAAAATCCCTTCCGTGTATGCCATCCCTCCACCGCTTGGAGATTTTCCCACATGTATAATACTACAGTATTCATCTTGTTTTTTCCTCCTTAACAAATTTACATTGAATGTTGTATATTCAATTTAGTACCTAGTTAGGTATTATAAGCATAGGCCTTTACATACCTACGAGGAGATTTGAAACATGGATATTTTAAACACCTAATAGATACTAAAGTTATTTATCTAGAAGAACCCTTAAAGGTTCTTATTTATTCCTCCCCTCTAGCAGAAATATCCACCTTCTGGAACTTCATCTTTACGAAGATATGAACCTTCCATAAGTGGTATGTTTTTTAATACCACTTTAGATAATTTATTATACCTTTCTGGATTGTCCTCTCTTTTGAGAAGACGTTCAATGCAGGATATTGCATGGCTCATTGGAAAGTGCACATCCGAAAATGCTTTCTTTGCTTTCCGTAGCGTTTCCTTTGCAATGTCAACTATTTCCTCACACTCCCTTTCCTTTTTATCTATTAATTTGTTTATTTTTTCATAAATTTTCTCTTGGTCTGCCACAATTGCAGACATTTGAGAAGAAAATTCTGGGCTGGATTCTTTTGTTACTTTAACAAAAGCTTCTGCTATAGACTTTATTGGGATGGAACGTACATCAATATCAGTCACATTGTCGTAGACTTTATAGTCTACTTGTACACTTACAATTTTTTTTCTTTTTTTATCGATTTCTTTTTCTATCTTGTTGTAGGTATCTACCATTGGCTGATAGATTTCTATTAAAGTATCCAGGACTTCTTTAAAGTCATTTAAATCTTTGCGAAGTTGCTCATTTGAAAATCTGCTTTCTAAATATATTTCTTTCTTTTCCATCTTAATCAATCTCCTTTAAATTAGGTTTAATTAGATCAAATGCACGGCAGCCGATGATTCGGCCTGATCGTCTCTGACTGGATTATCAGGTATAATAATCATCCCACCTATATTTTGGCTAGTGCACGACATCCTATAATACGGCCTTCTGAATCCCTGACCTGTTCGTCAGGTACATATAAATCATTTCGGTCTTTGGCCGCTTGGGCAGTAAGTGCCGAGACAATATAGACAATACCATCCTGAGGTTCTGGAAGTCCTTCTACCTCTCCGAATGCTGTTTTGCATACAGGTATCCCGTTTACTTCTCCTAGTGGTACCCGTTTTTGTTTCACGCGGGCATTGCCTGAGGATGGAATGCGCTGAATAATCTGTTTATTATCATCCATAATTGTCAACTCATGAGGTGTTAAGTTGATTATCTTTTTATTTGTTAACTCAGGCTTTTCATCTTCTTCAAAAAGAATTTCGACCTCTAATGATTCCCACCTCTTGTTTCCGTTTCTGGATTTGTATCGTTTGTTTTTTAGATCATCAATGAGGACTCCACTTTCTCTTATTATCTTTTTGTAATGTTCCATATAAGTATAGATATAGATATATACTGATTTTCCATAATCACTAACTTCAAGAAACAACTCAATATTGTTTTCGGAGAAATATCCTTTACCCTGAGCGGATATTTCAAAAATTATGCCATAATATACACCGTTTATTTCTATGCTTGTTGGATAAGCTTCCATCTCTTCCCCACAAAGTGGAGAATTATAACGTACACTTTCAAAAATATATTTTGGTAATTTGTAAGTTTTCATCTTATTTCCTCCCATAGAGGGGCAGAAGCCCCGGTTTATCTTTTCAAAACTGCTTTAGCATCCTTTACAAATTTAGCAGCATCTTCCCTATCCTCAATATCAAAATAGGCGATGCTATCTGTGAAGGAATATTCCCCATACTCGCCGTTTTCTTCGGCTGGGCATCCCGATATATGAATATTGATAAACTCAGATTCGTTTTTACAGGTAAGGTATACGCATATACCTATCTTCCTATTAACCCATCCTTTTTTGCCGCGATACTCTTCTTCCGTATCATAGGATTTTGTGATCTTCATGCCGTTTATCCCCTTATAAGAAGGGGCAGAAGCCCCTAGAGTTCTACTCCAAACGTTTCCTCGATTTCTTTGAGTGCATCCCCGAGTATACGGAGAGCTTCGGCATACTCTTCATCTGAGTTCCCTTTGCTCCCTTTGCCCATTTCTTGAAACTGGAGATGAACAACCTTCCTTGCTATTGTTTCAAGTTTCTTTCTATTCGCTTGTTTCATATTATTCCCTCCAATAAAGAAACTGAAGTCCAGTTATTCGGTTTTGAATAATTCCGTTAGGTATTTAACCCTTTTTCTGTGGGTAAGCTTTTCTGCTTCCGCTAAGATTGTGTTACCAATCGACATCATCCCCAAATTTTGTTAGTATCTTTTACATATGTAGCTTCCCCATCTTCTAGATCCGAGGTTATTTCTTTGATAAACATTATTTCCCAATTTGAATCTTTGTTGCGCATATCCCAATTATTAATAGCTTCATCAGCATTGGAGCTAAAGAAGTATTGCACATTTCCCGTACTTTCGCCGGATTTAAAATATGTTATGCGGAAGATTTTAGGTTTCATAACAATCCCCTTTCTATTTCGACCAGTATTTTTTGGTGTGCACGTCTTGATACCCGTGCTCAAATACTAAAGACTTGGCGTATCTTCGTGCTCTCAGTTCCGCCATTTTCCATTGATTTGAGATGTCGACAGCGTGCCCATCTGCTTCTGCTTGGGCTTCAAAATCTTTGATTTTACGAAGTGTACGATAAAATCCCTTGAATGCTGCTTCTCTTTTCATTTCTTCCATCCTCCTAAGGATATATTGTATTAAGTGTATTCTTTTGTATACACCAAAAGTTTAAACATTTACTATAGGTTTTTTGGAGGGGCACTCCGTAATTGTATGTTCCCTCTATTAAAATCAGGACAAAATCTATTGAGAATGTTGTAGTTTTACACTTTATAGTGTATACATTTATTATATTATATATTTATATATTTTTTTCTAATACATATACATAAATATTACTACTACCAACTAAAGTTTTGTTTGCACTTACATACATCGAAAGTGTAAATGCCACAATTTAGACATTCTCATACAATCTTGTCGTTACTCAGATTTTTTCCTTACAATGCACTTAAATCGGTCTGCTACTTGTTTAGCTTGATCCCACGAGGCAAACACGTACGACTCGCCTTTTAGGGGGTAACTATCGCGATCCCCGCAGCCAGTGCAAAATTTTTTACATATAAACTACCTTCAGATACTAAGATATGTTTATCCACTCAATCACCTTCTTATCATGTATCGCTCATAGGATGCCAGTTTGCCGAAATATATTAAAAATTCAAGCTGCAAATCATACTTGTACACATTAACTAGATCAAATGATACGTTTTCAGTGTACAAATGCTCCCGTGCAGGATAGCATCCTCGTCACAGCTATGTTCATCTGTGATAATGACAGGTTTTTGTTGTTCCATGTCTTTAATGTAAATGTGGTATTGATAGTTCATTCAGTTCCTCCTTATTATTTGTTATCCTTATCTTACTACATTTTATAAGTGTGAACCTAGAATCCAAATTCGCTTGGATAAGGTATTTCATAAAAGTTGTATCCACGGCCAAGGTATTCCTCTACCTTGTCATGAAGTTTTATGAAGTCCATAACCTTTATATCTAGACCTTTGCACACAAGTTGGAGATATTTTGAGCATGCTACTACATCCCTCTCTGCCATTAGATCAAATATCAATTTTGCGTAGTACTATCGGAGATGACCAATCGCATGTATCATCTCTTAATGCAAAATCTTTTAAAAAGTCGGAAGAAGTTATCTTCCATAATAGAAGAAACTCTTCTTCGGATTCGGAGTCGTAAGCGAACGCCTGAGCATATTGCCTACGACTAGGTTCTATTAGCTCATACGGTAGAGCTTCTGGAGCCTCCTTTAATATAAGGGTAGCACCGTTATAATTTACATTCATTTTCATTTCTCAGTCCCTCCCGCGTTTGTTCGCCAGCTTATCTTTCCTTAAAAAATCCGTTACAGTACATTTCGTTCTAATATAGGAGTCAGTATAAACCCTCCATAGGTTTCTAAAATCTTTTTTAGAAACCTAGCAAAGTTTACCATATAATTTCTACATAAGTACCATTTCCCGCATAGAGAAAGGTTCTTTCAATTTCTAGATCCCTTCCAAAAGCTTCATAATCAAAATATGAACTTAAACTTTCTGGTATTTCATTTATAAAGCCTAATTCGTGCACTATTTCGTATGCCACATCAGACATACTTTCGCAGTTATCATAAAGTATATATTCTTCATTTTCTATTACATTTATACCTTCCTCTATATTGCAGAAATTATCCAATATTTTTTCAATAATATTTCTATCTAAATTTATATCTGATAATCTTTCTGCAATTTCATTTATCTTATAAATGTTGTCATACTCATTAATGTTAAACGGTGATTCGTAATCGTGGATTACAGGCTCTTCATCTGATCCTAAAATTTTAGCTATTTCTTTTTTAAGATCATTAACATTCATTGGAAGTTCAATCCACTTCCCAACTAGTTCACCGTTAGTGTATTCCGCCAAATTCACAATATATAGTTTGATATTCATTATATTCTACCTCCGTTTATTATGTTTTTTTACATAAGAGCTTTATTTATATTTCATTATATTTTTTATTAGTTTCAAAAACAGTTTTTCAACTCCTTTATATTAAAAATTAACCTGCACCCTTACTTTGTCTTCATACCAAATAATAGTAGTTTCAAAATTTAATTCATTTAAGAATATTTGAAACTCCTTTACTCTATTTCTTGTTTCTTTGGTTGATATTCCGAAATGGATTGTATACTCCACTTCAGAATATTTTTTAAGGTGGTCAATTGTCTCAATAGCCATAGTGGGTATTGATTGATGATTTAGTTTATTAGATTGTAAGTTTACTGCTTTTACTGCTTTCTTAAGCATACCATCCCTACCTTTATTATATTTGACATTAATTTACTTCGTTACAGTACATTTCTTTACAATACAAAGGTATTAATTGAGAAAACCATCTATATATGCTAGGTTATGCCTATCAGATATTACATGGTACTCCCAATGTCTTTATCTACATAACTTGTTTTACCTATCACTGGTTGCCATAGCAGCCTAACTCTAGCTACTATAATAAGTGCCAAGATTGCAGAGAAAACAGTCATGTTTCGTGCTGTTTACAATCAATCATCACAACATATCATAGTAGTACCCTTCTAGTTACTAGGTAAACTTATTATGTAGGAATGGTTTTCAGGTTTACGCATCCTAACCATTTTAATTTTCAAAGATCAATTCTTTGTTAACTCGTCTACTAGTGTTAATACAAAGAATTCATAAGAAACATTTTACACTAGCACGCTTTTAGCGATTGTTATTTATTATATTTTATATTTGCTTGCTTATCAATCCCCTTTTCTATTTGATTTTTCGTGTTGCTCTCTTGCTTGATTCAAGAATAACACCATTCAAACATAAATGCAATAGAGTTTGAATAAGTTCACATTTTAGACAAATAGTAGCCTTTAATTTAGATTTTAGGTTGAATTTTATTGACTTATTATTTGATATATGGTAGTCCTATCTTGCTTTTTAGAAAAATCTTTTATAATGTATTTTCTCTTTCTCTCTGATAGACTTTTTCATAGTCTCTAAGGGATTCTATCATTAAACTAAATATATGCCTTACAAGCAAAATATAGGCGTTTAACGGCATGTCTGAGATGACTGAGAGGGTATTGACATTTTGAAATTTATATGGATTTGTGATTAGTCAATTAATTTAATCGATTAGGATTTTGTTCAAAAGAAAAAAGCTTTGTTTTTTTGAATACATATAATAGGTAGAAACACGATTTATGAAACAAGATAATACGGGAAAATAGTTAAACGAGCGAAAGCGAGTGGGGGAGAATGGGGAGAGTGTGACTAAAGATTATTCATTTGTTTAGTTTTCGATATAGTTTACTTTACTTAAATATTAATATAGATTAATTGAAATGTTAGGTTTGTGTTAGGTATCAGGTCATGATAAAATTTAAGATTTAAATAAAGAACATTCGTTCGTGTCGTCTAACGCTAATTATCAGACACAAACGAATGTTCTAAAACCGGGGGTAGGTTTCTACTTTTTTAAATTTTAGTGTATATTTACACCACTTGGGCACATCATCAACCACAGCTTGAGAATATTTCTATTCACTCTCACTTTTTTTCAATGTAAGACACTCTTCTACAACTTTTAATATTCATCCGTTTTTTCCTTCCAATGTCATCAAATCGCTACACTCCTCTATAATAGCGTTATGTAAAGCATTATACTTAGTAGAAGTCCTAAACGCCTGTATATCAAGTATAAGCGACTCAACACGACTCTAACTTAAACTCCGTATCGCTTCGAATTTGAATAAAGACGCTATCGACAAAACCTTTAATTGGTCTAAATATAACGCCATTACTGACTTCCTTATTTTGTATATTTCTATGCTTTATTGTTTTTTTTATATCTTTTAACCATACTGTTTCAGTATTTATTCGATAAACATGTTATTTATTCAACTTGTATTTTTGAATAAATAACTGTATTGTCCATATTCATTTATCATTATCGACAATTTGTTATTTATATCATCTTCACACAACTAAAATGCTTTTTTTTGGCGTTTTATTACCATATTTAAGGCGATATACTCCCAATAAATAATTGATTTTTTTCAATTCAGTCATAAACTTTTAAAATTTACCATTGTTTTTATTACAATGTATCACGTTTTATTAAAATGTATTACATGTTATTACAAAGTAATACATTTTAATAATTTGTATTGTATTTTAATTCTTTTTAATACAATGTATCAATTTGTAATACATTTTAATAGTTTTTAATTCATTTGTATTACAAAATCGTTGTAATCTATACTTTCATATAGTAGAATGAAATGGAAGATACCGAAATGGTAGGAGGAATAAGTATAATGGCAAAAAATGAGAGTGTAGTTTGGTCAATTGATGATGGATATGGAGACGTTAAGGCTTGTAATGGAGTTGTTAATGGTGTTGTAGAGGAAGGAGAGAATCTAAACACATGGGAATACTTCCAGAGAACAGGTAACCTTCTTATTCCTTCATATGTAACTTTGTGGCGAGACAGGCCAGACAAGGAACTCAAAGAAGGGGAAAAGGTAGATCCACTCTCATACATTTATGTGGAATATGAAGGTGTTGAATATCTTGTTGGACAAGGAGCTGTTGAACAAGATACAAAAGGTTCATGGGTTGGAGGGAAAAACAAACATGCTGACATTGATTTTCCCGTTATTCTTGCTACAACACTTGGATTGCTTGCTAAACAAGAAAAAGAAATGGTTGATTGTCTTGTGATGGGTTTGCCTGTAGAAAACGAAGAGGAAGAGGACAGAAGGTTACTTTTAGAAAAACTTGTTCTTGGGGATGGAAAACCTAAATTCCATGAAGTCCGTATCGTTCTAGCTGATGGAACTGAACTTGAACGTAGCATATGCGTAAATCATTTAGAGATCAAAAAGCAGCCATTCGGATCGCTCTGTAGCGTTATACTAGACAATGAAGGCGAAATTTCAAATGCAACAGTAGCAAGTGGATTTAATATCATCTCGGATATTGGAGCAAGAACTTTGAATGTATATACACTTAGCGCTCTAGAACCAATACGCGATTACTGCTTCCAAACAAACGATGGAATGTTCTCGGCATACGAAGAGATTGGTACATTTATTCAAAAGAAAACTGGGGATCATGTACCAGATATTAAACTTCCTAAAATTATCGAAAGGGGAAGGGTTGGGGACTTAGATATTACACCGTACAAAGAAAGCATTTATAAAAGACACGCAAATAAAATTGTGAATATACTGGAAAAACGCTTTGTCAACGCATGGCCACAAGTGAATAGAATTATTTACACTGGTGGCGGTGGAGAACTGCTAAAAAATAAAATTATCTCCACTTATGATATGCTGTTAAATAAAAAAGAAATGATATTCCTTAACAGATTTAGCACTGCTGAAGGATTACAGAGACACGGTAAGCGTATAGTTAAAAGAAAGAAGTCTAAATCCAAAGTTGGCACAGCAACGGAGTAATCCCGATAATAGGAGGGATTAAGAATGGCGACTAAGAAAACAACGCCAACAAAAAAATCAGGAAATTCTACTCAAAAACCCAAGGCTGAACAAAGCTCCAGGAAAGGACTTCTTTTCCCAATGAACCTTAGACTGAGAGATGGAGATTTACTTGAGGAATTGTCTAAGATTCCATCTGGTGACAGATGCGCTTACTCACGAGATCTTATGCGTGACGGTATGAAGTTAAGGGAAATACTTAAGCATATTGGCATGCCTAATGTAAATCTTACTTCTCAACAAATCATGGTATTGCTGCAAAATGGGCAACAGTTTCAAATTCCAACACAACAAGAACCTCTAAGCACACCTGAAGAAACGGAAGCGAAAATAATTGATTTAACATCAAAGAATAACATTTCAGAAGAGGAAAAGCTTCTAGAAAAACTGAATACTAACTTAGATAAATTCCTTTAAGTAAAGAGGGTGGTGGCTACATGGCTTGCCACTCTCTTTTGCAACTGTCGTTATTTGAAAAAACCTTTTCAAAGTTTTCTAACGTAGTTCGAAACCACTTTCCGAAAGCACAAGATATTCTACCAGCATTAAAACGGCTTACAAACTTTTTAATAGCGGCATTTATAGATTCTTTTCTGAAGTTTTTCAATTTATATTCGTCAATGTAATCAAGAATCTCTCTGGCTAATTCGGGTGACATTTGTTGTTCATCAACATTATCCCAAAAATACCAGTAGTTATCTAAATTAATTTCTTCTTCTTTTTTAAAGTAATTAAAATTGTCTTTAGAGTTACTATAGTCTTTAAACATAGTATTTACAGTAGCCTCGATACTACTTGTATCAAGGGTTTTACCGTCATTTTGCAGTTCATTTTTTGAACCAATTTCGGTATCTTTTTGATACTCCACTGGTTCATCTTCAGAACTGCGGTCAAAAAAATTTATCGCATGTGGTTCATTTTCGATACTATTATCATTCTCATCCAAAGAAACATCAGGTTTATCATCATGTTCAACTTCCTTTATTGAAGAAGATTCGTTCTTAGAAAAAGCAAAAACCTTTTCCCAATGAAAAATTCTACCCCAATCATTACTTTTAGGACCATTCAAACGATAATAGTAATCCCCATTAATTTCTTTTCTTTGAATTAAATTTTGTTCAATACCCCACGTTATTACCTTACTAAACTGATGACGAGTGAAACCAAGGTATTTTTGCATGTTTGTATATGTAAGCTTGAGGCAGTAACCCTCTTTGTTCCAACCGATTGTGTATTTCACCATAAATGTAAGGAATCTAATTTGAACACTGTTTAGTTCATTATTGATTATCATATCTTGAAAACGATTTGGCATTTTGGTGAAACCATTATTTAATGAGAAAGTATCAATAGACATAAAAAGCCCTCCTAATGTTTCACCCATTCACAACCATAAAAAAGGCAAAATTTAAGAGAGCAAATGCTTCACTTTTTTTAAAAACTATGGTATATTTAAGACATCTCTTAAATATACTCTAGTAACGAAGCATTCACTTGAACTCGCCTTTGGGATTTATTTAACGTAAAGTCGCCAAACTTTTATGAACGTTAAATAAATGTGGTGGTCAAGATTGGGTGCTTTATTTTTTTATTGATTAAAATCTAGTTGTTTTCTCTATCTATGTAACTAGCACAATATTCCAACATATCCCAGGACAAAATGTCCAATAATATCTAACCATTTTCATTTCTCTAATTTTAAATAACATAAAAACGCACAATTTTTAAATTTGTGCGTCGAATAAACGGTTGTGAACAAGTAACCTAAAATGGGTACAGTTATCCACACCTTTTCGACATCTTTTATTCTATCACAAAAATTTAAATTATGGAAGAAAAAATTCTGTATTGCTATCCCGGGATAAGTATGTTAATATGAATTCAAACAATATAATACCTTTTCGACACTTAATTAAAGCCCTTATGCCTTTTTTAACGCACAAGGGCTTTAATTAGTTTTATGAGTATATATTGACTAATTATAAATAATGAATATAATAAATAGAACTGTTTTGGAGGTATAAGCGTTGAATCAAAGAGCAATTTATATGCCTAATGAAATTTTTAGTGATTTAGCTAGTTCGCAAATAAGAAATAGCAGACACAGGGCGTTTAGCTACTCCTATTTATACTTTGTCAGCTATCTATATAGATATTGTGAGTACTACAAGAAAAACAAAATGACTCAACTAGAAATAAAAAAACAATTAGGCATTTCAGAAAAAGAAAAACGTGTTGATTACCTAATAAAAAAAGATGGAATATTAGATAAAATGGGTTATACATTAACAACTACAAACTATCCCTTATCTTGGAGCATAGGTAAAGAAGAATGTTTACAATTCTATACAGTAGATGAATACAATAAATCAAATATGATAATTGAAAATACAAGGAATTTTAAAGTTAAATACCCAATTAAATGCTTTTATAGAACAGTAGAATCAAAAAATAGAAAAGTTCTTGATGGAACTTATTTTGAAACATCAAACACACATAGAATTGATCATAATAAATTCATTGTGATAATGAAAGAAAATGATTTAGGAGTTATGGGCTTATTTATATTTGGCTATATAAAAATGATGACTGACATGTATAAAAATTATCAAGTTCCAACAAGAACTTTATCAGCCAAATTAGGAATATCTAATCAGACGTTGAACATGTATTTAAAAAAAATGAGTAGTAATGATGTGAATTTAATAAAAATTAAACGAAAGAGATTTATAGGAAAGGGAGGAGAGGCAAACGAGTATACAATTGATTGACTAATTGTATAAAATGTATCCATAAATGAGTTATGAAATGTAATAGGTTACGTTTTTGGAACTAATATAATATATAGTTATATATATCTATTCTAAATATAAGAGTTATAATAATGATCTAACAATAAATTATATTGTGACCAAAAACGTAACCTTTTTAATTTTATAAGAATGTTGATTATTCACTAAATTTTTTATTTAATGAATTCAACAACTTATTTTGTGTATCTCTATCTGAAGAATAGATTAACTGTAATAAATCTTCTTTTGACAATTTTTCGAAAACACTTAAATCAATTTCCATTCCTACAAGAAGAGACGCCATGTTTGAATAATCATTTTGAAACTCCAGATAATAATTGTACGACGTTTCAAATGATGAATGGTTTCCTTGTTGAGCAGTGGCAGCAAAATCCTTATCGGTTAGTAGAAAAACTTCTTTCATAGAATATTTTTTTAATGAGTGAAAAGAAAGATTTCTTTTAGGATCAAGATTCATTTGGTCATTTAGTTGTCCAATTGTTCTTTCTAAGGTTTTAGACGAAAAATGAAACAATTTATCATCAATTTTAGTAGCAAAAATTCTATTGAAAAATTCTTCGTGAATTGCTTTTTCATGAACTTTTCCTTTATCTATTGTTTTAACTACCCAAACTCCATCTTCTTTTCTAAAATCACTAAATTTAAGAGAAACAATGGCAGAAATACGAAAAGCAGTTTTGCTGGCTAACTCAATTGCTAGAGACTTTTCAATTCCATTTGGCAAATCTTTTGCTAATTCAATCATTGTTTTAACTTCTTTGTCGGTGTATGATCCGTATGGTTCAGAGTCTGTAATTTTAATTGCAGGTAATTTAAAAATACTGGCAGTAATATGGTGTGATTTATTATTTTCATCAATGTACTCAAGTTGATCTTCTTCAAAAAATTTGTATAAAGAACGAATTGAATCAATATATCTCTTTATTGATGCAGTAGCGTAGCCTTTTGCAAATAAAATGCTTCTATATTCAATAACATCAGACTTTTTTACAGATGCAATATCTTTAATGGACAGTTGACTAATGTCTTTGTTTATTATTGTTTTAAAAAAACGAACAATATCTCCTTCGTAGCTATATGAAGTTTTACTGTTTCTTCTATTTGGTCCATCGTTAAATTGATCCAAAAAAAGTCTAATCAAATCAGGTACTGATTTAGTTCCTAATGCAACTACATTATTAGCGATTGCCATTTATTCTTACCTCCATGTCTGATAACTATTTTGATTATACGACATTGGTAGTTATTGGTCAAGTTATATTTCACATTAGTCGGCTTTCAAAAACATTTAAAAACCCATTGACATGTGTTAAATATAATAATATAATATCAAAAAAAGTGGTGATGAATTGAGTAATATAATAGAAGTTGAAATCAAAGTTGAACAAATTATTGTTTACAAAGAGGAAAGTTCTTGGGGATTATATGGATGTATCCCAGTAAAATCAGACGACACCAATATAAAATTAAATAAATATGGAAACATGGCAGTAAATGGTGTGTCTCACAAATTAGAAAAAGATTGCATCTATCAGATAACGGCAGAGGAAGTAATTGATCCAAAGTATGGACCGCAATACAAGATTATTAGAGTTAAACAAGACATTCCAACAACTCCAGAACGTCAAAAAGAGTTTTTAAGGGCACTTACAACAGAGTTGCAACATAAGGCAATTTATGATGTTTACGAAGGGTGTGATGTCATAAGTTTAATAAAAACTGATCAATTTGATTACAAGAAAGTGAAATCTTTTGGGGAACATAATTATCAAATATTAAAAAGAAAAGTACTTCAAAATCTTGAACTTCAAGAACTAATAAATGATTTTCCAGAAACTTTGAATTTTAATATACTTAGATCACTTCTTGCTAAGTATTCATCTGCAAAAATTCTAGGTGAAAAATTAAGAGAAAATCCTTATATCATTACAGAAGTAAGAGGGGTAGGTTTTAAAAAAGCTGATGAAATAGCTTTAGCTTTAGGAATTGCAACAGATTCTCCTGAAAGGCTTACAGCTGGAATTCTTTATGTTCTTTATGAAAATGAAAATAACGGTGATACTTATATTACTGAAAAAAAGTTATTAAGTAAAGCATTTGAATTATTGAAAGTGAAAAAAACTAAAATACTTTCTGCTTTGGAAAATGTACCGAACGTTATTAATTTAAATGCAAGGTATGCCTTAGAAACAACTTACAATAAGGAAATACAAATTGCAGAAAAATTAATAGAAATTGAAGAAAATTCAAAAAAACTTGACATTGATATTGAAAAGTTCTTAGAAGAAGAACAAAAACAGATGAATATAAAACTTACAGAAAGACAAAAGAAATTCTTTTATGAGTTTGCAGAACATAATATTACCTTATTAATTGGTTTTGCAGGATGTGGCAAAACAATGATTCAAAAACTTGTTAATAAGCTAATTGAAAAGGTACACTTAACATCGAAGCAAATGGCTCCTACAGGAAAGGCTGCGAAAGTCATGGAAAAATATACAGGAAAGGAGTCTTCTACATTTCATAGATCTTTACCAATACATTTAGACGAGGATATGTATAGAAATTCAATTATTACGGATAATGTTATTTTAGTAGATGAATCATCGATGTGTGGAATTGATATAATAAACAAATTACTAAAAGCAGTAAGAAATGATGTGAGGATAGTATTTGTAGGTGATTCATTTCAACTCCCATCTGTAGATTGCGGTAATTTTTTACATGACATTATAAGAAGTGGAGTATTCTCAGTAACAATGCTTGATCAGGTCTTTAGACAGGATGAGGGTGGTATACTGGATATAGTAACAAGAGTTCGAAACGGTTTAGAGTTTATAGATAATGATTTTGTTGGAGTTAAAAAATATGGTGATAATTGTTATTTAGTTGCATGTCCTCAAGAAGAAATGGAAAGAAAGTACTTTAGATATTTCAAGAAAATTATTAAAAAATATAGTCCAGATGATATAATGACTCTTACACCAACAAAAAAAGGGAATCTTGGTACACATAAGGTGAATAATAAGATTCAAAGTTATTTAAATAGAAAAACAAACGAAGAAGAAATAAATGTAAAATTTGATAATGTAGAAGTTTCATTTAGAAAACATGATTTAGTTATTAATGTTAAAAATTCATATAATGTATGTACTTTAGACAATGAAAAAATAAATATAATGAATGGTGATATAGGCATAATCACATCAGTTAATAAAAAAGAAAATAATCTAATCATTAATTTTGATGGAAAAAATGTAATTTTTAAAGGTGAGAATATTAGAAACATCAGACATTCTTATTGCTTAACAATGCATAAGTCTCAAGGAAGTTCAGCGAAAAGTGTTCTTTCTATTACGGATAAATCGCATACCTATCAGCTTAATGCAAATTTATTATATACTGCATGGAGTAGATCTGAAGAATTATTAGTAATAATGTGCCAACCAAAAGTAATAAATAGAGCTATTAAAAAGGTGGAAAATATGAGAAGATGTACAATGCTTCAAGAAATATTGATACAAAAAAAGAACAATCTAGAAAAAACTTGACAAATATAAAATATAATGATATAATACGGACAATGAATGAGGATAGCATATAATTATCTTATTTTACAAGGATTAAGCTAAATGTTGATGTTGCTTAAATAACATTCAAAAAAGGAGTATAATTCAATGGTAAGAGGTTGACAGGATGAAATTTACAAAACCAAATGGCGAAGTAATCAATCTTGACACTGATATTCCATACGATAGTAAACTAGAAATAACGAATAAGATATTAGACGAGTATAACAATTACTTTACAACATATAAAAACTCAGTAACAAAATCTTGCTTAAGAATACTTTCAAACTACCTATGTAGCGAGAAAGGTAAATCGAAAGCAGGTGAAAAAAGTGAATGATGATATGAATATAATGGATTTACTATCTGAATCAGTGGAAAGTGGATATTCAATAGTTGATACAGAGAATAGGTTTGTATTTAAAGATGTAGAGTATATGATAGATGAAGAATTGATTGACTACAAAGTATTCAATAAACCAAGAATGATTTCAGATGAATATAATTATTGGACAAATGATTCATTAATGGATTCAGTTTATTGTATTGACTCAGGTGAGGAAATAAGATTTTTTAATGAAAGATTAGTAGAAATAACAGAAAAAATTAAAATTCTGTTATAAATATAAAATATAATAAAGATTAAAAGGAGAATAAATTAATGGCTATTTTAACAAAAGATGAACTGGTGAATATGGTTAAGGAGGTAAAAGGTGGTACAAAAGCAGATGCAAAAGAAAGTTTGGAAGCTGTAGTTAAAGCTATTGAGACTGCACTAGAAAATGGTAATAAGGTTCGTATATCGGGTTTTGGCAACTTTGAGGTTCGAGAGCGTTCTGCACGCACAGGGCGTAATCCTCAAACTGGCGAAGAAATGGAGATTCCAGAACAAAAAACACCAGCATTTAAAGCAAGTGTAAAGCTAAAAGAAAAAGTACGTGTTTAAAAATATATAAAAATCGTGCAGGACATTGAAATTTATTCTTTGTTCTGCACGAAGACATATAGGACTGAAAAACTTGAAGGCGAGAGGAGGACTCCAAATCCACAGTTGAGGGGTTATTCAGTTTTACACTTTTACTTATATTAGTTGTTTCTGAAGAAGTAAATGCTTTCAGAACGTAACTCAGTTTGTTGGATGCAAGGGATCGCAAGTTCGAGTATTACCTTTCTGATCTGATATGGGGAGGTTGCCGAACGTTAAGACAAGATTTGCTAAGGAAATGAAGGAATTCCTTTTGCCTTACTGTGGGTCTGTAGCTGGAAGGTCAAGCAAGCCGCTCATAACGGCTAGATGTGGGTTCGATTCCCTCCAGACCCATTGTTGATTATTGCTAATCTGTGTGAATCATGATATATTGAGTTAAAAGATGCTTAACATATGCAAATCTGTGTGAATCTGTGTGAATACTTGTAAATACGTGTGAATATGTAAGTATGTTTTTAAATGCTTTGAGTACACTATTACTAAGAAACAGTTCTTAGGAGGTGTGCATAATGACAAAAGAAAAGAAGGGCGGAGGCGATAATATGGCTACCGCATTTGCTGATTTTATACGAGAAAACCGTAAACTAATTGAGGAATTAGCAGATAAAGATGTGAAGAAAACAAAAGATGGAATGATCTTGCTTCCAACTACTGATGAGTGGTATCATGAAGAAGAGTGGGAAGATTATTTAAAGGATCAGGGTGAAAAATGATAATATCTGCTGGAGAAGTGTGGCTGGCTTATTTTCAATTTGATGATGACCGGACTAAAGGAAAAGTTAGGCCAGTTATAGTATTAGATACGACCGATGTTGTGAGAATACTTTGCATGAAAGTTACAACGCACCCACCAAGGGATGAATATGATCATCAAATTATGGAATGGGTTAAGGCCAATCTTAGAAAGCCTTCTACAGCAAGAGCATCTAAAGTCCTAAATATTGAAAAAAGATATTTTCAACATAAAATAGGGAAACTGGAAGATAATGATTTTAACATTGCAGTAAATCTCTTCATTAAATTTGTTCAAGATCACAAAGAGACTAATTAGTCTCTTAATAGTTTTAATTAAATATATAATATAATTAAACTCTATTGATTTGCAATAGGGTTTTTTGATATTAAATAATTTTGGATAAAAGGTGATAAGTATGGCTAAAAGAGTACACAGTATCTCATTTAACGGTTTTCTACACGAGGATTATATTATAGAGGAGTTAGGAAAAAAAGATGATCCTAGCATGTTTTATTCTCTTAATGATGCATTGAATGAATTTGTTGGTAGAAAAATAAAAATTAAGATTGACGAAGAAGAAGTTGTTTCAGAAGTAGATGATGCACATGAATACTTAGAAAATGATGAGGAGTAATTAAAAACATATGTCTAATTACTCTTATACAAATAGCAAATCAGAAGTTGTTTATGTTTGTAAAAAGCATTTAGATACTGCTTTAAAATTAAAGATGGAACTTCAAAAAATATCTCCATCTTTAAGATGTGACTGGAAAAAACATAAAAAACTAATGAATGAAGAAGGATTCGATAATAGTGATACCAACGAAAATTATAGATGTTTGGTTAAAAGGTATCAGAAAGAAAGTAGCGCTGTTAATTCTAATGGTCAGTATAAAAATTTGGTTCAAAATAATGAACTTGGAACAATCAATAAACTTCTTGGTGAAATATATTGTGAGAAAATTGAAAATCAAAAAATTTTAAGAGAATTGAATAAATTAAAAAGAGATTTTGCAATGAATAAAGTTGTTATAAATGAAATTGTAAATGAATTTAAAAATATAGATTTTACAAAATTTTCATATAATAAAATTAATGAAAATAAAAAAGAAGAAATAAAAAATAAAAACGAAGCTATTCTAGTTATTACAGATTGGCATATTGGGTCAAAAATAGATAATGTAAAAGGAAATAAGTTTAATTATAGTATTGCTAAAAGAAGAGTTGCTGCATTGGCAAAAGAAGCTCTATACTATTGCAAACTTTTTGATATAAAAAAACTTAATGTATGCAGTTTGGGAGACATGATCGAACATGCATATATGAGAAATTCAAATCAAGCATATGATGTAGAATTTAAGTTGGCACATCAGATCGTTAAAGCTACTGAATTAATTTATTGGCTTTTGACATATCTCTCAAAATATGTAGAAGTAGAATTTGAAGGTATTGCTGGAAACCATGATCGTTCTAACGGTGATAAAAAAGCAAACATTGATGGAGATAATTTTATTGTAGTAGTCAATGAATCAATAAAAAAGTTAATTAAATTAACAAAATCAAAAACCCTTAAATTTATTAATAATAGTGCTTATATGAATGAAATAATTAAAGAACTTAATGGAAAAAAGATAAAATTGATTCATGGAGACGAAGAAACCAAAGATGATAATATAATTAAGGCACATATGTCTATGGACAACACAATTTATCATTGTATTGTAAAAGGACATTTGCATCGATTCAAGATTTTTGAAGAAAATGACGGAAGATTAGTAGTTCAGGTAGGTAGTTTGTGTGGAAGAAATAACTTTTCAAAGAAATTTAAAGCCACATCAAATGCAGGACAAGCAATGATTATTGTGAGAGAAGATGGAGTGATACAGCCTTTACAAATTGATCTTCAAAGAGTATAAAAGGGGGTATTATAATGAATGATTGTAAAATATGTAAGATATCAAGTTTGACACATTTTGATGCAAAAGATTCAGTAACAAAAACGTTTAAATGTTTAAAAGAAAGTAAAAATAGTGAATTGCAAATATTGGATGCTCTTTTTGAACTTTATTCTAAAGGATATAGAGATGGAATAATTCAAAATATCGAAAATAGAATTAGTGAGGATAAGGAAACATTAAGATATTTGATGGGATGATTAATAAAAAGAGTTCTTAACAGCGTCTACATTGAGTAGGCGTTGTATAAGGATTCTTTTTATAGAAAAATGTGGGGTGATAGAATGGACAAAAAGAGAAATAAAAGTACAACAAAGACATGTATTAATTGCAAAAAAGAAAAAGTAGCAAAGCTTAATTATTATGAATCAAATAGTAAAATGTTTCTAGATGGGAAAGTTCCGATTTGTAAATTATGCATTAAAAAATTAGTTGATGAGAATGACATAAAATCAGTTCAAAATATGCTTAGACAAATAGATAAACCATTTATAGAACAAGTTTGGATTAATGCAACGAAATCTAAAAATGAAACTTTTGGCATGTATTTGAGACAAATAAATTCACTGCCACAATACAGATACTTAACATATGACGATAGTGATGGTGGTGATAATATAAATAACCTAAGCAATAATTCACTAGATATTTACCAAGTATATAATTCTAATGAAGATGTATATGAAAAGCCAGATAAAAATATAGTTAAAAAATGGGGGACAGGATATTCAAATAAAGAATATTATGATTTAGAACAAGTATGGAATGATATGATAACTTCAAATGATATATCAACACCACAACATAGAAATCAATTAGAATTATATTGCAAATTGAAAGTATTAGTAAACAGAGCTTTAGAAAATAATGATACAAAAACTTTTGCTACACTTAACAAGGAGTTTAGTGAAATTCAAAAAAATTCAGGATTTAGAGGAATTGATAGAAAATCAAGTAGTGAAAGCGCAGGAATAAGGAATTTCTCTACTATTTATTCTGAAGTTGAGAAAGATGGGTTTATTAAGCCTCCTAGTCTAGATGTACCTCAAGATGTTGTGGATGAAACAATACTATTCATGCAAAACTATACAAGAAATTTGCTGGATCTTGGTAAGTTATCTAGACCAGATGGAAACACACCAAAAGTGGACGACTATAACACTGGTGATATTTAATGACAACATATAATAATTATAAAAGACCTAAAAATGAAGTAATAGATATAAGAAAGAACACAGTTATAAAATCTTTCGAAGAAATGAAGGATGATTGGAGAAAGTATTGTGGATATTGGAGAGTATATCCAGATAAATTTATTGATTTTATAAAACCTCCTGACTGTAAGATAGATCTTTTCTTTTATCAAAGATTAATGTTAAGAATTCTGTTTAGATATAGAAAGGTGTATTTTACTTTTACACGAGGAACTTCAAAATCGTTCATAGAGTTATTGGGCTTGAAACTTAAATGTATAATGTACCCTGGGATCAAGGTTTTTATTTGTGCTCCTAGGAAAAAGCAGGCTGCTGATATTGCAAAAGAAAATATTGAAAAAATATGGGAGTTCTTCCCTCTTCTGCACGGAGAAGTAAAAGAACATTGGTTTCAAAATGATTATACAAGATTAAAATTTTGGAATGGTTCAGTTCTCGATGTTGTTCAAGTATCTGATTCAGCCCGTGGCGGTCGAAGAAATGGCGGTTCAATAGAAGAAATTGTTGATGAAAAAATGAAAAAAGATGATCTTCATTCTGTTGTTATTCCTTTAATGGCAAATGATAGAATTGCTGAATGTAAAGGAGTAGATCCTAATGAAATACATAAATTTGAATGGTACATAACTACAGCTGGTACGAAACAATCTTTTGCATATGAAAAAATGAGAGAAGTTCTTTATGAAATGGCTCAGGGAAAATCATCATTCAATATCGGTGCTGGGTATGATCTAGCTTGTTCTCAAGGATTATTAAGTTATGATTTCATCAATGAACTAAAAGAACTTCCAACTTTTAATCCGTTATCTTTTGCAAGAGAGTACGAAAGTGTATGGACTGGAACAAGTGATAATTCTCTGGTTAAAATCGATGATGTAAACCAAATAAGGGTTTTAAAAAATGCAGAAGAAAAATATTGCAATGATAAAAATGTAGAATATATTTTGTCTTATGATGTTGCACGTTCTGAAGGTTCTCAAAATGCTAATTGTGCTTTATGTGTAATAAAAATTATACCTCGTGGAGATGGGACTTATCAGAAGCATTTGGTAAATATATATAGCTTTGAAGGAACGCATTTTATGGAGCAAGCAAAATTTATTAAGTCAAAAGTAAATGATTTTAAGGCAAGTGTAGTCGTAATTGATTCGAATGGTGCTGGTAAAGGATTGGTGGACATACTTGTAACAGAATGTGATGAGAACCCACCTTATTCAGTAGTAAATGATGATAGGTACGATAAGTATAAAGCAGCGAATAGCATTCCTATGATATATGCATTAAGTTCTAATACAAAAGAAGACAAAGCAAGTGATATACATAATATATTTATTAATTATATTAATAATAAAGGAGTAAAAATATTACATAGTGAGTCTCAAGCAAGAGCTTTTATTGATAAGAAATATAAAGATTCGGAAGCAAAAGCTAATGCTTTAATGCCATTTATTATGACAGATTTGCTTTGTGAGGAAATCATGAATTTGGAATATAAGCAATCTGGAAATCAAACTCAAGTAAAACAAATATCTCGAAGTATTAATAAAGACAAATTTTCTGCGTTGGAATATGGATTGTACTATATATACAAATTAGAAAGAAAAAATGCAAAGAGAAGAAGAGAGTCTATTGATATTTCAAATTTCTTTTTAGTTAAGCAAGCAAGTTCGAAATATAAGAGGTGGTAATTAAATGGTGGAACATAAGACATCTGACAATAAAATAACTGTACCGTTAACATATGCAGAAATAAATAAACTAATTTTAAAAGATTTAAATAAATACAAAAATAAAAGATATATAAAACGATTTAATAAATACAAAAGAGATGATATTATCCGATTTATGAGTGATCCTGCTCAGTACGAAGAACAATTAAGAGAAGTAAGTAACATACTCTATGTTATAAGTCCACATTATAAAAGATTAGTACAATACTTTTCGAAAATGGGATTATATTCTTACGATGTAGAATTAACAAATATTGATTTTGACAAATACAATCCTAAAAAAATAAAAAAGCAGTATTTTGGGATTTTGCAGTATTTGGAGAAAATGAATATAAGTCATGAGTTTTCAAAAATAATGAAGGTTGCATATAGAGAAGATGTATTTTATGGATACGAACATGAAACAAGTACATCTTATTTTATTCAAAAATTAAACCCTAAATATTGTCAAATTAGCAGCATAGAAGATGGGTGTTATAATTTTTCTTTTGACTTTAGTTATTTTAATTCTGAAAAAGAGAAATTGAATATGTATCCAGTAGAATTTAAAAGAAAGTACAATATATATAAGAAAGACAATACAAAACAATGGCAAGAATTAGACAATAAAAAAACTATTTGTTTTAAAGTTAATGAGGATGTGGACTTTCTAATTCCTCCTTTTGCTGGAGTATTTGAATCGGTGTATGATATACAAGATTTTAAAGATTTAAGAAAAGATAAAGAGGAAATTAATAACTATAAGGTACTGATACAAAAAATACCTCTCCGCAGCGAAAAGGAAGTTAATGATTTTGCAATTGATTTTAATAGTGTAACACTATTTCATAATAGGGCAGTTGAAGCATTACCAGAACAGGTTGGTCTTATTAGCACTCCGATGGATGTAAAAGAAGTCGATTTTGATCGTGCTTCTGTAGATAAAGACAATGTTGAGAAGGCGACTAGAGATTATTGGAGTGGAACTGGAGTAAGTCAATTATTATTTAATACTGATAAATCGAGCAGTATTGGATTAGAAAAATCCGTATTGACAGATGAGGAGATCTTTTTTGATTCTTTAAGACAATTAGAACGTTGGTTAAATAGAAAAATGAAATATAAATATTCGAAAAACCTGTTTTGCAAAATTAATTTGTTAGATATAACAATTTTTAATAAAACGGAGTATTTTGATACAGCGTTAAAAGCCGCCCAATCAGGTGTGGGTTCAAAATTAAAAATTGGCGCCGCATTAAAGATGAGTCCTTTAGCAATGATTAATATGGCTATTCTTGAAAACAAAATTCTTAAACTTCCCGATATATTAATTCCAATGAGAACATCTCACACAATGACTGATCCAACAGGAAAAATTGGTGGAAATGGAAGGCCGAAAGAAAAGGATATTAGTGATGAAGGACTTAAGGCAAGAGACCAACAAAAAGGAAAATACGGTTAAATCAAAAAAGGGAGCATTAATCTTGACAAATTTATGAATATATGATATAATAAAATGAAATAACTTAATGATTTTCTCTTTAAAAGTGGTGGATTCTCACCTCTTTTTTGTGTTTTATAAAAAATCTGACAATTAGGAGGTGAATTAGTGAAGAAGAAAATACCGATTAACTTTGAGGTAGTTAAAAGTGTTGACGATAGATTTGTGAAAGTAAAAATCAGGTTAATGCATTTAGGTAAAAACTATAATGGTTCATATTTTGATAAAGAATCTGTTAAAAAAGCTATTCCATCACTTGCTAATACACCTATACTTGGTTTTATTGAAAATATCGATGAGAACAATGAAGATTATAGCGATCATAGAATTGTAATTATAAGAAAAAATGGTAAGTTAGAAACTAAATACTTAGGCCAGGCTTATGGAGTAATTCCAGAAGACAATAATGCACGATTTGAAGATATTATTGGTAGTGACGGAATTGTTCGTACATATTTAGTTTGTGATGGTTTAATGTGGACCAAGTTTGAAGATGCAACAAGATTAGTGTTAAAATCAAAATTTAGAAATCAGTCTATAGAGCTTCATACTGACTATAAAGGCTATTACGAAAAAGATAATTATTTTCATTTTACTGACTTTAAATTTTATGGAGCTTGCATAATTGGGGACGATGTGGCACCAGCAATGACTGATGCTAGAATTGAAACTGTATTCTCAAAAAATGAATTACATCAATATATAAATATAATGTTGGAAGATTTTAAAAGTACTATTACTAAAAATAAATGTGGTGGTGAAATGATGAAGGAAAAACTTAAGGAACTTTTAAAGAAATACTCTGTCACTAAAAATGATTTAACATTTGATGTTGAGTCTGTTAAGAATGAAGAGGAACTTGAATCAAAAATCAGTGAAGTTGCTAAAAATAAAATAAAAGATAGTAATACGAATGAAAATGATGAAGACAACGAAATATCTGAGTTAAAAAAACAAATCGAATCTCTAAATAATATAATCAAAGAAAAAAATTCCGAGTTTACTAAGTTGCATAAGGAGTACATATCTATTAATGAGAAATATGATGCATGTGAAAGTGAACTTATAGAACTTAGATCATTTAAGGACATTACTTTGAAAAAACAACGCGATAAAGCCGAAAATGAGTTATATAATAAATTCATCTCAAAACTATCAGAAGATGAAATGAGACAAGTAAAAGAAAATGCCAAATCAATGAGTATTGAGGAAATTGAAAAAGAACTATTTGCATTGTATGGCAGAAAGAATGCTAATTTTTCAAAAAGAATAGAAGACGATGATATGGTGCGAATATCAGTACATAATAGAGAAAAAAATTATGAGAATGAATATGAATATTTAATAAAAAAACATATCAAGGATTAAAAATAGGAGTGATTTAAATGGTAAAAGGTATTGTAAGGTTGGACCGAGTTCAATCTGTCTATGGAGGCAATATTGACTCAGTTGTGCATACTGCTGATCTTGAAAATGGGATGATAGTCCAGTCTGGTGATCTTGTTAGAGGTCGAGAGGTAAGGAAAGTTATTGTTCCAACTACAGGATCTGGAAATTTGCGCTTAGTTTCTACACCAGAAATTAATAAATCTGAGTATTCCATTGCAGATGGAGCATTAGAAAATTGTTACACACCAGCTGGCAAACCAGCAAGAGCTTATAATTTAGTTCGTAGTGATATTTTTTCGATTAGTACAGACATGGTTAAGTCAATTGGTACAGAACCAAAAAAGGGAAACTATGTCGTTGCAGACGGTCTCAAGTATAAAGAAGTTGATAAAATTGAAAATGAAGAATTTATTGGAAAAATCATAGATTTAGAAACTATTGGAGTTCCAGTGATTGTTGGTCAAGCTGGAGTAAAGAGCAGAATAAATAAGTTAGTTGTAATTGAAGTACTTAAAAACTAATGCAATCAAGAATCAATAGGAGGATTAATATAATGAGTAAAACCTTAGTTAAACTTTGTGTTGACGCTGCTAAAGGCGTTATCACAAACTTCTCAAGTTCTCAGATTTCTAAGACAATTCGAGAAGAATTTATTGAATTGATGGGAACAGATAAACCAACATATCGTACTTTTAAAAATAATGAATCTCAGGTCTTTCAAATCTTAGAGGAGGTCTTAGACGAACTTATTGTAGATGGTATAACAAATACCAAATTCTTTGATCAGTTTGTGGAGTACAAAGACTTAAATTTTGGTGATTTAAATCAATTTTATGTGGAAGACCGTACAATGCTTGTTGTATCTGAAGTAGCAGATGGTCATTTGAATATTCGTCGTCAAAAATTAAATGTTGGAACTGCTTTTTCCGTAGATACTAGAACATATAGTATTAAAATTTATGGCGACTTTCTAAGATTCATTTCTGGTCGTCTTGATTGGGATAAATTTATTGAGAAATGTGATGAAGCAATGCGTTACAAATTGTCTGAGGATATTTTAGGAGGATTTATGGGTGCATCCCAATATCTTCCACCAGAGTTTGTGATGACTGGTTCATTTGTAGATGAGAATATGTCTGATCTTATTCAACGTGTTTCTACAGCGAATAAAAATAAAGGTGTAATAATTGCTGGAACTAGAAAGGCTCTTAAGAAAATTAATTCTAATTACAGTGGAACTAATTCCTTCTTATTGAGCGAAAAAATGAAAGATGCAATTAATCAGAATGGAGTTCTTGAGGTTTATGATGGTGTTCCCTTGCTAGAAATTCCACAAGTGTTTATTCCTAATACATTTGAATATAGACTTGATGATAAACAGCTTCTTGTACTTCCTAACTCTACAAAACCAGTTAAGGTGGTACGTGAAGGAGAATCAATTATTATGCAATCTGATAGCACTAAGAATATGGATATGAGTATTGAACATACCGTTTTGAGTAAATGGGGAGTTGCAGTTGTTTTTGGTACTGCTTATGGAGCATATAAACTGAGTTAATTACATAGTGACAATAATATTATTGGGGCAATGTATTTTGTCCCAATAATAAATATAATAAGAAAAGAGGGAAATGTAAAGTGGTAAAAGCAAATAACAATAAGGATATTATTGAAGAACCACAGGCTGAAAATACAGAAACAAATAAAAAAAATGATGAAATTTTAAAAGAAAATAAAAAGAGAAAAATAAAAAGGAAAATTGAACCGAATGAATTAATCGAATGCAGGAGTGTAACCAATAGTTTGATGTTAAGTTATGTTTCACCTAGAACAGGTCTTGAAATTAACTGGTCAAGTTATGGTGATGTCGAATATGTTGAATATTCAGAGTTACTTGCAATGAAAAGTAAGCAGAATAGATTTTTAATGGAACCATGGATTATTATTGAAGATGAAGATGTAATTGAGGCACTCGGTTTAAGAAAATACTATGACAACATTATTGATGTTGATAATGTTGAGGACTTCTTTCATTTGCCACCCGAAGAAATTAGACAAAAAATTATGAAAGCACCAAATGGAACAAAAGAGGTAATTATAAGTAAAGCAAGAGAAATGATTGAAAATGAAGCTCTCTTTGATTTAAGGAAAATTAATATATTAAATGAAGTACTTAATATTGATCTGACAATGGTTCAAAAATAGGGGGTTGTCAAAATGGCAACACCTTATATAAATATATATGAATTTTTTTTATCAGAGATTGAAGACTATTCTTTCTTGAAATTGACAAGAGATGAGCTATCAGAAGAACTACATATTTACCTAAGAAAAGCTATAGCAGACTTTGATAAATGTAAGAACGATTTAACAGATAGAGACGATGCTTTACAGCAATTTAATAACGATCTTTCAGATAAAGAGCAAAGCATTTTAGCAAGCCTTATGTTGAGAGCTTATTTAAAATCAAAAGTAGTTGCAAGCAAACACTATGAATTAATATTGAGCGATACCGATTTTAAAATATATTCTCAAGCTAACCATATCAAAGAACTTCTCGAACTTTATAAGATCATTAGATTAGAGGTCGATAAGGAAATTGTGAATTATACTTTACAAAAGCTCAACATGAAGGATATGAAATAATATGAATAATAGACTTAGTTTATATCTTAAGTCGTTAATAGACAGAGTATATAAGATTTTACCTTTATATGAAGAGCAAAATGAAGGATTATTTACATACATTCAATCGCTAATTTATGAGTTAAATGGTTTTAAATGGATTCGTGAAAGTGGGATAGTAGCTGAATATTATTCATTATTGGCAACATTGGAATCATTATCTGATGATGCGATTTGTTTCTCAAAAGAAAATGAATGTGTAATAAAGAGAGAAGTTTTCAAGTGCATTACCATAATAAAAAAGATCATAGTTGCTTATGAGAGTGGTGATGAAACTGAACTATTTTGAATTGTATAAAAAAAGGCTTGAACGTTCGGGTGAAAATAGTGGGGAATCAGTTTGGAACAGTTCAGTTAATCTAATTAATCAAACATTCGAAAATAGTCACAATTTTAGAAAAGTGAAGATTGATGGTCATGAAGTTGATGCAAGAATTCTGGAAGGAAAACATTATTATGAAAGGAAATTACTATTTAGACCAAACCAAATAACAAAACTTGGAAGCCTAGTAGAGTTCGATAACGAAACATGGATGATTTTTGAATCCTTTAATGAAACAATTTCACCTAAAGCATCTGTTAGACATTTGAATGAGTATTTAAGATGGTACGATAAAGAAAAGAACATTCACAAGGTTAAGTGTCTTGCAATGGCTACAAGAATTACTAAATATGATATTACACCAAATAGATATGATATTGATTTACTTGCAGGAGGAATTTATGCAATTGCTCAATCAAATGAGGAAATAAAAACTATTAAACCATCTCAACGTTTTATTTTAGGTGAGTCAGTTTATGAAATCGCTGGCATTGATGATGTTACTTACCGGAATGCAGATGGAAGTGGAATTATTCAGTTCACTTGCAAATTAACAACTTTTATGGACAGTGATAATAGAATTGAAAAAATAGCAGATAATACACTTTTATATAGAGATAAAAACGGTGATAATGAGGGAGAAAATTCATGGTGGACTTAAAATTCCTATCAAAGAACCTTGTTTTGATAATTGAAAGAATTGTTGATAATCAAAATATATGCAAATACTTAAAATATAATGATATATCTCCATTAACTAAGCCAGATATAAAATTACCAGCAACAGATTTAGTACTTAGTAAGGTTCACCCTTATCCTTTTGAGCAAGTGGCTACAACTGACGATGCAGTTGAGTTAAGGGTCTATTACCCAAACATTAGTTTAGATGGATCAAAAGCTGTTTCAGGTGTAGAAGTGTATTTTGATATCATTTGTGCAAAATCGTTATGGCTTATAAAAGATAATAAAGAAAAGCAAATAAGACCATACCAAATTGCTTTAGAGATTATTGAAGAATTTAATGATAGTGTAGGCACAATAGGAAAATTAAATTTTAGAAACCTCTTTCATCTTGTTATAGGCAGGCAATTTGATGCATTGAGAATTGAAGCAAAAATGACACTTTTCGGAGGTTGAGAAGTGTGTTTGACGTAAAAGATTTAACAGAAGAAATTGATTTAAAGTTGATCTTATTAGCAGGTGATCCATTAAAAACTAATAATATTGAAATTAAACCATTAAAATTAAAAGAAATAACCAAAATAGGATACTCATTGTATAGTAAATATCTAAGTTTACTAACCATTGACAAAAACAAGATTGTTGATGATTCTGAAAAGTATGAAGAGCTTTCATTAGTAGAACTTATTTACGAAACAAGAAGTGAAGATATTATAAGACAGTTCTTGGATGCCATCTGTTTCTTTTTACATACAGATAAGGAAGCTGTTATTTATCACGAACACTATGGAATTATAATAGGAGATATAGCAGAATTTCCAAATGTAAATAGAGTACCTATACTCAATAAAGATAATTATGATGATTTTGTAAAAATATTAAAGTATCAAAACTGTATAACAACAAAAATAGATAATTCTAAACCTGCTAATGAAAGAGCTAGAAAAATACTTGAGAAAATTAGAAGATCAAAAGAGATCATTAATCAAGTAAAAGCTAAGCAAGCTATTAATAACGGAAATTCTATAGACTTTGCGGACATTGTAAGTTCTGTTAGTACTAAAAGCAACTCATATAATAAGCATAGTATCTGGGATGTCACTATATATCAGTTGTATGATGAATATAAAAGATTAGAAGCAATCAATAATTATGAATTTAATTTAAAAGCATTACTTCAAGGTGCAAAAACAGATGAATTAAAACATTGGTCAAGTTCCCTTGATTAAGTAGTAAATATAATAAAATAGGAGGAAGTATAATGGCTAAATTTGGTGTGAAAGAGGTTGCTGACGTAACAATATACGATATTGCAACAAATAAACCAGTTCTTTATTTGGATACATTGAAAATGACTAATATTGAGAATAAAGCAGATTCCTCTGCGGCTAGAGGTGGTAAGGGTAATTCTAAATTGCTAGAATGGGACTTCAATAAAGAGGTTACAATGAAAATGCAAGATGCTTTAATGTCATTTAAATCTCTTTCATTAATGACTGGTAATGATGTTAAAATTGGGGTTGCTCAAGTCCATAGGCGTGAAGTATTAGTGGCATCTGCTGGAACAACTGGAAAAAGCAAAGTCACTTTAAGTAAAGTCCCAATAGAAGGGTCTATTAGTACATATTTGCTTTCCGATGATGAAATTAGAAAGGAAATAAAATCTACTAATACATCTAAAGAAAAAGAAGTTACATTTGATATTGCAGATGTTCCAGCAGGAACTAGTGTTGTTGTGTTTTATAAGTTTGAAACTGATGCAAATGCACAGACTATTACTATCTCAGCTGATAAGTTTCCAGCTTATGTTAAAATAATCGGAGATACAACAATACGTGATTCAAAAGATGGAGACGATTATCCAGCCCAGTTTATTATACATAAAGCAAAAATTTCTCCAAATTTTACACTAACATTCCAAGCCGATGGAGAACCATCAGTTTTTGATATGGATTTAACAGTATTTAAAAAGGATGACAATAGTGATATGTATGAATTTATTCAGTATGCAGATTAATTAAAAAACCAAAGGATAGGGTTAGTTGTTCCTATCCTTTTTTTGGATAACTAAAACTTAAATAAAAGTATAGTTTTATCTAATAATGTTATTTATTTTTTTGTCTTTCTTCCCATTCAAAATACGATTTAATTTGATCTTTGGTGGCTTTATCTACATCTTTATTGTAATTATCTGGACCTGCACATTTTGCGGCTATAATTAAAATAAATAAGACAAAAGCAAATAAAAATAACATTTCTTTTTTTTTCATATTGGGACCACCTTTTACTTAACATATATATTTAAGTATACCATCAATTACCTAATTTTGTAGATTAATTTTTGAGATTAAATCAAGGAGATGAAATTTAATGTCTAAAGATACAGTAAAAAAATTGAATATTACAAATATTAATAAAGAGCTGAGAAAATTAGATGAAAAATATAAAGTTCAAGTTTATAGCAATATGGGAACTATTTATGAATTAAGTATTAATAAGTATTTTAAAGAAAAACCTATTGCAGATATGATTGTCGAATTTATGATTAATTATGAATATTCAAGAAATAACAAGATTCAAATTACGGACATTTTGGACGAGTACATTTTATTTTTGGTAATTAAACATTTTACATCAATTGGTTCTGATTTTCCAAGTAAAGTAGAAGATCAGATTATACTATTATGGAAGCTTATAGAACTAGGATTGCTTAAAAATATTTCTGAAGTTTTGCCAAGCGAACAATTAGAAAAAATAATGAATAGGGTTGAACATAATATGATTAACAAATATAACGAAATCTCCTCTATCTATGAGAAAATGGAAGAGGCTGAAAGAGAAGTACTAATGAAAAAAGAAGAGGATAAGATGCTTGAAGAATTAAAGGAGATTGAAAATGATGCTTTGGATGTAGATAGTGATGGTTAGAATAAAAAAACGTAGTCAATTAAATAGAGTTTTAAAAGATGTATTAAAAGAGTCGTTAATTGCAATCTCTGAAAAGAGTAAGGATATAGTTGAAAACGAATTAGATAAGCATGCTTATTCAAATAAACCAAGCTCCTATAAGAGAACAAATCAATTAAAGGACAGTTTGACTAATAAGATTATTGAGAATAAAAATAGTTTCAAGGCAAAAATATTTCATGATACAGATAAAATAAAACCCATACCTCCAAGTAGTAGCAATAATTATATGGGGCAGCATTATAGTACGGCAACATACAGGGTAAAAGAATATCAGAAGTACATTGTTGAAACAATCAATAATGGAACGAGTGGAAAAATATTTGGATCTGGATATTGGACCCAAAAAAGACCTTACTTTACTGAGTCTAAAAAGAATATTTTAAAAAATTATTCAGATATGATGAAAACAGAATTGAATTCTAAAAAGTTAAAAGTACGGAGGTGAAATATTGTATGGCGAGAAAATATGTAATATATGCTACAAAAGAAAAGATTGAGAAAATAAATAAAAAGAATAAGGAACATATAAGAAAATACTTTGTTTCAAAAAATATGAATTTATCAGAAGTAAGCAAAAAGAGTTATGAAAGTGATTTTAATCAATGGTTAGTGTATATAATGGAAAATTATGAAAATGTTGACTTACTATCTCTAGATGTTGAAGATACAGCTGATATGATTGAGGATTATATCGCCTTCTGTTCTTCGATCTTAGGGAACAATGAAAGAAGAATTCAGAGGAGAATGTCGAGTATTTCATCTTTTTATTTAAATCTAAAAAAGAAAAGGAAAATTGAATCAAATCCACTTGATTATCTTGATAGACCTAAAGTTGGAAAAGGTGAAAAATTACAAATAAAACAGACATTTTTAACTAAATCACAAATTGAAGAGATAAGAAAAGGGTTAAAACAAATCGGGAAAACACAACTTGAATTATATTTCGAATTATCGCTCAGCACTATGGCTAGAGTAAATGCAATTAGTAATATTAAACTTGAACAAATAGATTTAAAGAATAGAAAAATAAACGATGTTCTCGAAAAAGAAGGCTATATAGTAACATTATTTCCTTCAGAAAGAACAGTAGCACTAATAAAAAAGTGGATAAAAGAAAGAGAAAATGAAGGAATTGAGTGTAAATATTTGTTTGTAGTTAAACATGGAGGAAAATGGAAAAAGGTTGAAAAAATTACTTTACAGCAAAGTTGGATTAAGCAAATAGGAAATATAGTTTCTATTCCGGAATTGCATCCACATGATTTAAGACATTCAGGAAGCAACTTGCTTAAAGATGCAGGAATGACATTGGAGGATATTTCAAAATTGTTAAACCATAAATCTACCCAAACTACAATAGATCATTATTTGCAAGTCAATTACGACAAAATAGCAGAAGCCAAAAGCAAATATGAAATATAATTAAAGGTGATAATTATGAAGATGTGCAATTATGAAGTACAAGAATTAGTTGATTTTCTTATGGAAATAAGCTTAGTTGGAAAAAAATCAAGATTAAGAATTAAGTTTTGTAAAATAGCTTTTCAAAGATTAGAAGAATTAGAAGAAGATAAAAGAAGATTGATTGATGATTTTTGTGAGAAAGATGAAAATGGAAAACCCAAAACTGTAGAAGAAGGGAATAACAAATACATAAAACTTAGAGATGAAGAATCTTATAAGCGTGAATATATGGAACTTATGAACGAAGAATTTATCATTGAAGAAACAAATGAAAGAAAAGAGATGTTTGACTTAATTAGGGATCTAATACTTAATACTGAAACTGAATTTAATGGAAATACAGCGCTTTTGCATGATCGCTGGTGCGAAATAGTTGAAAGTTAAAAATGTAGAAAGGAGTGATGTTCGTGAATGATGATAATTTTGAAATATTAATAAGTGCAACATTGGATGAAGATAAATCAATAAAAAATATTAATAAATCAATAAAAAATATTCAAAATAAAGCTTTAAATTATAAAATTAATGTTGATACAAGTGCGATTTCAAATACTAAAGATATTCTGAAAAATTTTGAAAATATTATTGTTAAAACTAATGAAAAAGCAGCTTTTGTTACAAGTAAACTTTCAAAGCAAGGAGATGAAAGTTTAAGAAGTTTATATAAACGTGTAGAGGACATTAATAAAGCTATAAAAGAAACTGGTAGAAAAGCAACTGTAACAACAAGTTTAGGTGACGACGGAAAAATTAAAAGTGCAGTTCTCCAATATACTGATGCTACCGGAAAAATGATCACAGAAAGAATGAAATGGAAAACAGAACTAAAAAAAATATTTGAAACTGATGATCAAGGTAAAAAGATAGAAAAAAATGTGGCAATTAAGTCTTTTGCAACTGATAGTATTACATATAAAGAAAACATGGAAAAGGCTCATAAAGCTACTGAGTCTATTCTTGAAAAAGAAAGATCTGCTACAGCGAAAATATTAAAAAATTTAAATGATTCTTCTATAAAAATATTAGAAGGTAAAGCTAAAATCTACAAGCCAGAACGTCAAGATGATATTGTCAGAGAGTATGGGAATTTAATTAACAAAATAGAAGGAATAAGAAATTCAAAACAAAAACTTGATGATCAAGACAAAATAACAGTTAACAACGAAATTCAAAGAATTGAGAGGTTAATCACTACATATAGAAACCTTGAGGCTCAAGAAGCAAGACTCAATAAGCTTGGTGTTCATCAAGTAGGCAAAATTGATAGTAACGTTTTTAAAGTAAATACTGATGAACTTAGAAGTTACTTGGCAAACAACAAAGATATAATGAATGCAATAAATGCAAAAAGACTTAAGCCTGAGAATTTTAATATAACATCAAGAGTAGTAGATCAGAAAACAAACGATCAAATAATAAGATTTACTACTGAAATGAAAAAAAGTAGTGGTGAAACAGTTCGTTATAAAATGGCCTTAGATCAACTTACAGGTCAGATTAGAATGATGGAACCAGCAATAGTAAAGGTAGGTGCAGCATCAGACACATTCACTGCGAAATTCAGTAAAGCAATGAAAAGCATTCCAATATGGATAGGTGGAATGACTGCATTCTATCAAACACTTCACTTTTTTACTAATGGAGTGAAGTATGTTAACGAATTAAATCAAGCGTTAACACAATTAGCGATTGTTTATGGTGATACACAAGAGCAGGCCGAAAGATATAAAGACACCCTTTATCAAATAGGTATGCAAAATGGAATATCAACTAGAGAATTGGCAACTGGTGCTGTAGATATTGCACGGCAAGGTTTATCTAAAACGGCTACATTTGAAAGAATGATGGATATAGTAAAGTATGCTAAAATATCTGGTCTTGAATTTAAAGATGCTGTAGAAATTATGACTGCTTCCGTAAACTCAATGGATCAAACTGCTGAACATGTGTCTGATATCTATTCTTATATGGGGAAGCAACAGCAACTGGTGCCGATGAGATTGGTAAAGCTATGCAAAGAGCTGGTGGTAGTGTTAATGCATTAGGAATTCCTTTCGAAAAAGCAAGTTCATGGATTGCAACATTGTCTGCAAGAACTCGTGAGGGCGCTGAAACAATTGGGAACTCTATAAAATCTATTATGGCTCGCGTGCAATCTCTTAAAGAACGTGGTTTTGTTGAAGAAGATGGAACAAAAATGAATCAAGTAACTAAAGCCTTGGCGAATATTGGAATTGATCCTATAGAAAATGGAACTTTCAAAAGATTTGATTTGGTTTTAGATGAACTTGGGAACAAGTGGACAACTTTAAGTGATAAACAACAAAAGTATATTGCGACTACTGTAGCAGGTAACTACCAGTATTCTCGTTTTATGAATATAATGGCTGGCTATACTGAATCAATGAAATTATACCAAGACTCTTTAACTAAAAACGGAATTGCTCAAGAAAGATTTAATATTTATTTGACATCAACTGAAGCTCATCTAGAAAGAATGAGGAACGCATGGAGAGGGGTTTGGAATAGTACATTTGATTCTCAAGGTATTAGAGGAGTTATTGATGTACTTGCGGAATTAGGTAAAGGAATAAATTCATTAGTAGATAAATTCGGCCTATTTGTACCTACATTAAATTTAGGGGCAATTGCATTAGCAGCTTTCAGTAGTAAGGCTAGAGAAATGTGGACTAAGCCGGGAGATAAGATTGCTGGATTATTTGGAAAAGCATCAAAAGATATTCAAGAAGCACAAAACAAGACTAATGATTTTAATAAATCGGCAGTAATAGTAGAAGGTTCAAGCAAAAAAATGGCTACAGGTGTTTCTTTGGCTGGTAAGGCATTTAGTTTTCTATCCAGAACGTTAGCACCACTTGCGATTTTATCAGCTATTGGATGGGCGATTGAGACAGTGGCAAAAGCTATTGGTAAACATAAGGCCGAAATGGAAGTAGCAGAAAATGCAGCCAAGAAAATGCAAATGACATTTACTAGAAATAAAGACACATTTGAAAAAGTAAAAAATGAATATATAGAATTAAGTAAAATAACAAGTGATGGAACAGCGTTTTCCAGTGTAGAACAAGAAGAAAAATATTATCAAACTACATCTCATTTAGCAGAGATGCTTCCAACTGTAGTAAAAGAAATAGATGAAAAAGGAAGAGTTCATCTTAAAAATGCTGATGCTATTGAAGAAGAAATCAAAAAAGCTAAAGAGTTGGCCGCACTTCAAACAATGAAGGATGTGGATTCTTCCAAGTCTGAGATTGTTAAACTTCAGGATGAATATAATGAACGTTTAAAAAAACACAAGGATTATCAAAAACAATTAAATGATATAGAAATAAAAATTAAACCATCTGTTCCAGAAGAAAAATGGAGCGACAAATTTAAGGAAGAAGTATCAAATATTAAGATACTCTCTACTTATTATGCACAAGATGCAAATGATGCTCTAGGGCAATAA